TTTCCTTCTTCAAGCCAAGCTTCTCCGGTTTTTTCAAGGGCAGTCCGCAAGGTTGGGTTTTGCATAAATTTAGCTTTTACGCCTTTATACATAACATCTTCTTTAATGTCTTCCCAATCTTTACGAATTACGCAATGTCTTCCTAATCTCTTGGATTTGCCAGGAGTAGGAGCCAGCCTAATTTCTTCTGCCTCGCCGGGGTTCGCTGCTTTCATTGCCTGGAAATAGTTTTCTACCGTGAGATATCTTTTTCCTTCTATTGTAATTGGAGAGTAAAAAAAGTTGCTTAAAAAAGCAAAATCTCCTTCAAATTTATTAATCATTTAAATTTCCTCAAAGTTTTGAAGATCTAATTCAGCTAAATCTTCAAAATCAAAATCTTCATTGTCATCAATATTGACACCATACATTTCAGCGCCTTCTTTAAGATACTGTCTTCGGCCTTCCATATACCATGTCCAGTTATCAACACCATCCCCTTCAAGAACATTAAGCTCATTTTCAGCTTTAAGAAGCTCAAGAAGTCTTTCTTTAGAAACAATATAATTCATAATAATATCACCTTTCTTTTTATATAAATATTATATAATAATTTTTTAAAAAAATCAAAAAGGAGATAAGAATTACTCCTTATCTCCTTTTTCTTGAATAAAAGTTTTAATTGGCTCGCTTACAAAACAACAAATATCGCATGCAACCTTTACTGACTCTTCTGGATCATGCTTCAAGTATAACGCGGTTGTTGCATAAGGAGCGCCCGCTCCAATAGCAAAATAATCTTTAATTTCTCTTACCATAAACTTACAAATATGGAAAAGATGTCCTTTATAAGCAATAAGAAATTCATTTCTTAGAAATCCATCACCAATAAGAGTATTTTTCCATTTTGAAAATTCAATAATGTAATTAAGAATTTCTCGTTCATTAGCTTCAACTGGCTGATGATTCTCCATATAAAGCCACATTAGGCTTTGTTCGTCACCATAACCAACTCCGCCAAGAATTATGTCGTTAATCTTAGCAATCTTAGCAAAATTAACATTAGGTTCCTTTTCATAGCCATTAGTAAGAATACTATCAGCACTCATTACAATTCTATCATCATAAACTTTAGCAGCGACAACGCTCATTTCAATCCTCCAACTGACAGATATAAACATCTTCGTGATGGAGAATTTTTCTAATCATTAATTGAATAATATCCCAGTCTCCTCCACCAAGACCACACCCAATTTTATAAGGAAAAGCAATCGGAACATAGCCCGGAACTAATTTATTTAAATTTTCTAAACAACTAGCAAATGCTTCATAATTAGTATATCTGCGCGGGCCATACCCATAATCATATTGGGCGAATAAACTTGCTACTCTATGACCATCTATGGTAATAGTGCAAGCAACCGCACCAAGTAAAATGTCATCAGGTGGATTTTCTAATCCTGCGACTTGCGTTTCCGCGTTTTCAATAGTTTTTTTATAATCTACATAGACTTCAGGCCAACGAATACGAATTTGTTTGGCAAGGCCCGCGCCCATAACGCCTTGACAATTTACTTGATGACAAATTACAATATTAGGAGGTAAGTCTAATAGGCTTTTATTTTTATAATAAGTAATCCGTTTAACCACTAATTCTATCTCCGGTATGATAAAAATTACAAAATCTTGAATCGCCACCGCAGGAACAAATTTCGCGTTCCTTAGTGCCCCAACATTCTGCGGTTTTATCATCTCTTAAATGATAACACTCACATTTTTTAACTACTTCAGTAATTGGAACATCTTCGCTTTTGGATTCTTCTTTCTTTTCATAATGGCCCGGAACCCAAATAAGATTTTCACCATTAACTTCTTCCCAAGCGTCAGCCATCTGCTGGACACATTCAAGGCAATATTGCCAATAAGAATAGCATTGATCTCGTGTTAGATCTTCGCTTACTTTATCCCAAAGAGCGATAGGAATTCGTTCTCTAATTTCATATGTATCAGTTTTAGCTTGACTTACAGCTTCATTATCAATCATAGATAATCCTCCAAGACATATTCAATTTGGTCTAATGTTCCGATTCTTTTAAGAATTGCTATAACTCTTAAAATAGTAAGAGCATCAAGAATATCGTCATAAAGGCAGATAGGGGCTTCCCACTCATTAGCGGAAGCCCACTCTGCATCTAACGATAAATGTTCCATCAATTCATCAAGTTTCGTCATTCTGCACCTCTTCGGCCTCTTCCATATCGGGCGCGGTCTCTTCTGCTTTTACCAAGCCTTCAAGACACTTAAAGGCAAAATTCTTATGCTTATAAGCACAGAACTTTGGACGATTAAGAATACGAATTACAACGCCTTCACGAACATGGGTCTTACCAATCGGATCAGGACCATCATAATACCGCTCAGCAATTTCTTTAACCTGCTCACCAGCAGTCATACCTGCGTCATTCCAATCAGTGGTATCGTCCAGAAAACCCCTCCACAGGACAGGGACACACTTACAACCCATCTGCTCACAACGATAACGCATGAAATCAGGAGTGTATTCAACAACGTCTCCATCTTCATTAGTTATAGTCATACGATAGACATAGAAATCAGACTTTGGAAGCACATCATAGCTACCATCACCATAGGTATAATAACCAGTGCAAGAACAACCATAAGAGAAGGTAGTAGTTTCACCATACTTTTTAAGGAAATCCTTATCATTCAGCTTTCTATTAGAAGCAGAGGACATAATAGGCATACCCTCATCGGTAAAACCAACAACCTCATAATAGACTTCCTCACCCTTATGGAGCTTACCTTCAAAGAAATCTGCGTGCTTCTTACGGAACATATTAGAACCATAGAAGCCACCCTCCCAGTCATTCAGCACAGTGCGACGAGTGCCAGATACATATCCGTATTCATAAATAGGAGTGCCATCACGACGCATAATCCTATCCAAAAGAGTTCTCTTATAACCCTTAAGCATAGGAAGATAACCGGTACGTTGAGAAGTGCCATGCATTTTCAGAGTAATTTCAACAAGGTCATTCGGCTTAAAAGCGTTAAGATTATAAGCCAACTGCTCCGTATCAGCATGCTCGATAAACAGAGGGGCAATAGGAGCTTTCTTCTTGCGTACATGGTTCCCCTCATTCACATTACCCTGACGATTCTGACGTGCAGGAATATACTTCTTACAAATCTCATGTCCATTCAGAGTAGTAAATGCAAAACCTTCGGTTAACTCATTAAGAAGGGCTCCAGTATAAGAAACGCAATTAAGATGAAGAAAAAGACCATCGCTCTTCTCTCCACGCAAACGGATAGTGGTAATATTGCGCTTCATGGGGTCCATATAACCGCCAATGCTCTTACCATTTTCATCTTTCTTGCGCAAAAGATTATTACACTCAGCGAATTCAGGACTTACCTGACCATCGGTGGGAAAATAAATACCGAGTTCATCAACTTCATAAGAAGTATCAACACATACAGTATTACCAAAACATTCACCCAACATCAACTTATCAGCATTATTATGTTTTCTTAAATTTTTAATTCTACAAACATATGCATTATAACTCATATTAAACACTTTCTTTCTATAATAAAAATTTACTTGTTTCTGGTATTAAATCAAAAATGGTAATTTCATTTAATTTATTGTAAGGAATTCGAATAATAGGAATATTATGAGAAAAACAATAATTATTTTTTATTTTATCATTTTTTTGAGTTTGATAAAAATTATATTCATTATTCCAAGAAGAAGGATTATTTGAATATTCAAAATGTTGTTTTCCATCATATTCAATAATATAGTTATGAGATGGGATATAGAAATCAAATCGAGGGAAATAGCCGTTTTCATATTTAAAATCTTTAAATGAATACTCTTGAATAAAATCTATTTTTCCATTTATAAGAAAGTTTTTTATACAGTTTTCCCCAAAACTTTCTTTCCCAGGACATTTCCCACAACTTTGAACAGCTCCAGTTCTTAGATCAGTGGTTGAAACCTCTATAAAATTTCCACAATCACATTGACATAACCATATTTTTCTATTGTTTTTTATTCCAACATAAGATTTCACAGAAAGATGATTATATTTTTTTCCAACTTCATCCGCCAATACTTTATGTCTATTACAATCATCACATTTAGTGCTTTTACCTGTTGTTAAAGCGCTTCCACGCACAGATTTTATTTTTCCACATAATTGACATTCGCAAACCCAATAAGACTATTTATGAGCCTTAGATCCTTCTTCATCTTTTTGTAAAACTTTCCAGTATCCAAATATTTTATTTTCTAATTTTAGAGTAGGCATAAAATTCTCCTTTATATAATAATTATTTTCTTCATTATTATATAAAAAATATTTTAATTAACTTACACTCTTTTGTCCTAAAAAAAACATTAGAGTGTTTCTAACTTAATTCTTTTTTCCTCTTCCAATTCCCAATTTTGAGTAGCATAACCATACTCAAAATCTACGGGGTCATCAACTTCATACCCCTGCTCCCGCATTTTTGATGTTGCTTTATACATCATTCGACCAAGACTTTTAGATTTACCCTTTTGGACTAAACCAAAATCAATAAGGTCGCTAATTAAACGACTAATTTTCTGGTTAGACAATGGACGTAAAATCATATCATTCATACGAATTTCATCAAGAGTCATAGAATCATCTGTGTTATTTAACACATCCAAAATTCTAAACTTATAATCCGCATTAACTTCTGGACGAGTAGTTGTTCTAGACCTTCCTGGCATAATTTTTTCTTCCTTTCTTAACTTTCTATAAATATTATATTATATTTTTTATATAAAATCAATAAAGTTAAAAACAGCCAGTTTTTTTATACTTAAAATTAGTTTTTGTATCCAAATGAGTTATTAAAAGAATATCTCCTTGTTTTTGATAAACAACTCGATAATGGCCTAATCGTCTGCGATAAGTATTTGATTGATCGCGTTTTCTATCAACATTTTTAACCTTTTCATCTACTTCTGGTGATAAGGTTAAAAATGTTCTTTCTAAATTTCTTTTAGTTTTTTCATTGGCTTTATCATAAAACTTCTTAGCCGATTTTGATAATATAATTGAATAACACATTTCTACATTTTATTCTAAATTCCGAGGGATATGATCTAAAGTTCTATCCCAAATACTTGTTAATTCTTCAATATCGTAAAAATATTGTTCTACCCCTTCATCCTCAGTGCGGTCTGCATGATAATGGCCGAAACACCAAACTGTAAAATTAATTTGATCTTTTAATTTATCAAGCCAATCTTCCATAGATTTATCAACAGCAGATTGGTCGATCCCATTAATAAAAAGATCGGTAGGTTCCCAATAGCGAGGACAAGTATGAGTAAAGACAAAATCAAAGTAATTATTTCTTACTTTCTTAGTAATGTAATTCATTTCATCAGGAAATAGTTGCTCTTCAGCAAACCATCCGCACCAGCCATTAGATTGACGAAAATTTTGAAGGCGATACCACTTATCAACAGAATATGCTCCGCCGATACAGAGAGTTTTAAAAATACCAAAATCATAAACATTACCATCCATGAGATAACGGATATTGCTAAACATAGATTCTACATATACTTCACCATGAATGTCATGATCTACCATAATAGTCATTCCAGAGATATTCTCAGGACGCTCTTCATGATTTCCACGAAGACAGTAAACAATATACCCCATATCATTTACTTGCTTTTTATTCTTATAATCAGATTTATTAAGATAAAAATTGAATCCAGCATCACCGAGAATAATTAGTGCGGTTTCCGCCGGTTTAAGATCGGGATGTTTAGATTTTAAGATTTCTAAGCGTTCGGCCACCCGTCCATGAGTATCGCTAACCTGTGATAAAATAATGTTTTATCACGACTCATCATCTCCTTTAATAAGATACTTGTTTCCAAGTAAATCGTCTATAGTTAAATTATCTAATTTAGTATACGGGATACGCACTAAAGGATAATTATGTTTTAAACAAAAATCATTTTTTAAATTATCTTTTTCTTTAATACTTTTTAAAGTATCTGTTGAATGTCCCCAATAATTAGTATCTGGACCATATTTATGTTGCCTACCATCAAACTCAATTATTCTATTTATACTATTATCATTATTATAAAGAATAAAATCAAATCTTAAACGTCTTCCGGTCTCTTTCACTAATTCAAGAAGTATAACTTCTGTGTTAAAATAAATATTCTATTCTTCTAATAAAGTTTTTATTTTATATTCTCCTTTTGATGTTAGACATTTTCCGCAAGAAATTGTATGATTTTCTTTTAATCTATTTCCGCTTATTTCAATTTCATTACCACAATCACATTTACATTTATACCACATTCTATTTTTCTATGATCCAGTATATTGAGGTCTATACCCAATGGCTTCAATTATTGTTAATTTTCCAAATTTAGTTCCGGGCTAAATTAAAGTTTCTTTAGTCTATAACTCATTATGTTTTTTAAAACCGCTATATTTCATACATCCACAACTTTTGGTGTTGCCCGATCTTAAACTATTGCCATTTTTAATAGTAATATTGCCACATTCACACTAACATTTCCAATAAATATTTTTTCCATCTAATTTTCCTTCGCAAGAAAGAACTGTTAGTTTACCAAATTTTTGTCCTGTAATATCTTTTATTTTTGCCATAATTTATACCACCTTTCATTATTATATAAAATTTAATGATGAAAGGTTAATAACGGGCGACCAAAGTTTTGTCTCCTGTTATCAATTCCATTCTCTCCCTTCTTCTTTAAGAGTAATCATGTCATCGCATTTAGGACACATAATATATCTTGTAATAATTGTCATTTTCATAACATAATCATCACAAGAAACAGATTTGATATCTTTGCCATCAAAAATGAGTTTAGCCCCACAAGTGGGACAAGTGCATTTATATTTAGGGGCTTCAATAATTTCAATCATAATCAGCTTTCTTTCAATTCCAAAATAAGAGACTGCTTAATTGCTTCATATTGAACTTCATCAAGCATTGCTTCCACTTTTGGATCAGGCTTATTTTCTACTTTACTACAAAAATTATCAGAAATTCTAATGATGTTATCCATTGCAGTATTTGCGATAATACGTGCCATCTCAAGATCGTAGTATCCTCTTTTTACATCAATAAGATACTCAAGACGATGAGGATGAAGACAATTTTCATAAGGTTCACCGTCGATATAACGACCAAGGTATTCTTCTACTCTAAGTAGATGATGAAGCTGTTTGGGGTCGTATCCAAATTTAGCAAGCACATCAACTTTGCTGGGATATTCATGCTCCATAGCATGATATTTCTCCATAGCGATACCTTTCATAGATTTGACGGCTTGGTAAGGATTATAATGAGTGATTGCTTCTCTATTTTCTACAAGTTTATCCCAATAGGGACGATAAGTAGAATTTACAATTTGAAATGGAGTAAAAAGAATTTCAAGAAAATTTAGATTTTGCTTTTTAAATGTTCCAATATATAGTCTAAAATCCTTGAAATCAATGTGCTCTTCATTAGCACGAACATGGGTTGTGCTTACTGGCTTTTTATTAAAAGCAATTTCATCAAGAGTAGGAAGAACAATAAGTTTAGTATCTACATCACTATTCTCATAGTCTAAACCATAATTTTGACTACCTTGGAGAAAAAGACCTAAAATACGAGATACATCAAAATATTCAAGAGACTCTTCCCAATGTTCATTTAATCTTTTAGTAATATTCTCTTCTCTATTCATTTATATCCCTCCTTAGTATAAATCTTCGCTATATAACTCCAATTCGCATTTTTCACGTTTTAGCTGTCGAGTTGTAGCACTTAACTGTCCACAATTAATAGCAATTTCAAATGCTTCTTTTCTATTATAAAAATGTCCATTTTGGTCAAGAAAACCTTCAACGACTCCGCTAAATCTTTTAGGGATACCAGCATCTTTCATTGCGGAGTAAATAGAACCATGTCGAATTCCGCCAAAAATAGCTCCAGTTTCTTTATCTTTAATTGCCGCGCAAATAATCATTTTCTAAGTCCCTTTCAAAATATTTACAATTTTTACAGATATATTGATGAGGTAGTTTAATATTATCTCCAGGATTATATGAACAATAAAATTCATAAATAGGATGGTCAAACACATCACCATGCCAAGGAGTTTTATCTACCTTAATCAAATGAATACAGCTCATAATATCACCTTTTTTCAAACCACCAATTAGCTCCATTTTTGTCAAAAACAAGAACTAAAGGAGTAAAAGTCCCATCTTCATTTTTAAGAATAATACGAGATTCTCTCGTTTTGAATAATGGCTGTCGTCCTAATCTATCATATAATTGTGCCCAAGTTTTAATCATTAAATCAGTCTCCAATTATTATGCTCAATAATTGCTTTCATATTCATCCGACCAACAGGATTTTGAGTATGTAAACCAAAGAGATAAGTAGTATCGGGAATTTTAGACTCTTCAAGCCATTTTAAAATCTCAATATAATCTCCACCGTCTTCAAAGTAATCTCCCGCATCATGGTCAAGATTGATATAAATACATTCATCGGTCATATTGCGCTCATAGCAATTTATGGCAGCTTTAGCTTCATTGACGCTTTTAACCCAAATCCAATGATCAGAAGGCGGGATCCGCACGTCATCTACCCATAAAAACATAGTAATCATACTCCTTCATAAGATTTACATCTTTTATTCCAACAAGTATCACATTGACTCTTTTTTCTCTTATGATTTTTAGGGTCAATAATTGATAAAACTGTATTTAAAGTATTAGGGCAAACGCCCATATAAAGGCATTTATCCTCAACCGCATCCGCTATCTCTGCCCTTAAATCTTGCTCTTCTTTTGGATTCATAGCATTTCAATCCTTTCTAAAAACATTTCTCTTTCAAGTTCATCTAAAGGGCAATCCTCATTTTCAAAATAAGGTTTTAAAAAATGTATTTGTTCTACTGTTGGACCTTTAGATAAATTATAATAAACATGATAATCATGATCAAGAAATAAACCACGAGTAATATGTATCCATTGATTTTCAATTAGAACTTCATCGGGTTTAAAATCTTTATAATTAAAATTATATTTATCAGCAAGACTAAAAGCTATTGTGATATGTTCAAAAGTATCACATTTAACCATTTCTCCTGTTGGAGATAACCACCCAATAGGCATTTCAATCATAATTATTCTCCAAAATTAACTAATTTCTCATAATGATCGGGATATTCTTTTAAATGAGGATAAATAGGATTACCATAACAAGTAATACAGGGCCATTCTGCGCGGATAAAGCCAAAAGAATCACTATGACGACAAGTTTTACATCTTTTTTTACAAGTGTTTTTTAAATCATCAAATGACTCATTAGCTAATTCCCAAAGTTCAGTCATTTCATCATTAGTCATGGTTAATAGCTCCTCTCCCAAATAATAACTTTTTCTCCACAGGCGGGACACTTGATATATTTAGCCCAATAGCCATGATCATTGTCCCAAGGGCAAATATCCTCCATACTCTAAATATCGCTATTTAAAAATCGTAGTTCTGATTTACATTTAGAACACGTAATTTCTTTTTGAACTTCTGGGCCATATTTAATTATTTCAACCATTACTCAATCACCCAATAAACAGTTTTTCCATTTCCGCAATTAGATTTACCAACTAATCCATGAGAAACAAGTCCGCGAAGAACACCACTTACTGACGAAGGAGACATATCTACATCATGAGTTTTCTTAATCCACCCAGACAGCTGAGACGCGGAAACGCACTTATACTTTTTAAGAGTATCAATAACAATTTCTTTCTTTTCCATAAATACTATCTCCTTTAACTTTATATATATATTATAATATATTTTTATAAAAAAATCAATAAAAAGAAAAAGGCGAGGTAGAATATACCTCGCCTTATATTAAACTGAAATTAATCAGTTATTATTGCTATTGGGAGTGAACTTATTGACAATACCTTCAAGGGTAGTGCCACGAAGGAGACGATCAACAAATTCGGCAGCGGATTCACCATTACCAATTGCGTAAGGAGCAATACCGGTAGCAATGCTATTGAATACCTTACTATCACTCTGAGCCTGAATGGCCGCCACAAGATCGGGCTGGATAGACTTCATAACATCAGCAACAGTCTTTGCGTAAGCTTCCTGCTTTGCCTTTTCGATATCAGCAAGGGCCTGCTTTTCTGCAATATTAGCATCAGTTTCCTTCTGCTTACGAGTCATCTCTGCCTCATGGATTGCATCAATAAGAACCTGCATATCCTTTTCTGCCTGCTTAGCAGCCTGCTTTTCAGCTTCCTGCTTACGATTGACTTCAGCCTGAATTTCAAGCTTACGACGGGCTTCCTCACCCTGAAGATTCATGCGATTAATAAGCTTAGTGCTAGCCAGCTCATTTTCCTTCTTTTCTGCGTCAAACAGCGCTTCGGCAACCTTAACACGGGCTTCCGCATCGGAAAGTTCAAGACTCTTTTCGACCATATCGCGCTGATGGCTTTCAAGGATTTCTGCAATCTCACTCTCAACAGTAAGAGAAAGAACCTCGCAATCCTTTACAAACATACCATTTTCGCGGAAGAAACGTCCCTCATGCCTATTAGAAGCCTTTTCAGAAGTCGTATTTTCAGAATAATCAATAGCAATATTACGAACAATATCACTATAATTCTGATAGAAGTCCTCAATAGTATGCTTCTTAACTTCGCGCTTCAGAAGAGAACGAATACGATCGCAAAGATACTTAACATAATTGTCAACAGAGAACCAACTATCCATATAAGCAGGATCAAAGTCAACGCAGTAAGAAACCTTCACAGAGCATTCAACAAAATCCTTAGTCTCAACGGAGATAATGTCAGAAACCTTGTTATTCTCATAACGAAGGAATACAGTATGCTCAACCTTATCAGTGGTCTTAGGCTTACCGGTGCTCAGCTGAAGCTCTTCAAGAGTCTGATCATAATCAAGGAGAATAGTCTGCGGACCACGGACAACCTTACGAGTGCCGTTCTTAGAAACAACATTAACCGCATAACCAGTCCAAACATCAACACTTACAACACCATCATACTTATTGTCAAGAGTAATGGTGCGAGGCTTGGTGTAGGAGGTTCCGCGAGAAATACCAGCATTGCTCTCAAGGTAAGCAAGAGTCTGGAATTCACGATTGATATTATTTACACTATTGGTAACGCTATAAGCAGTTGCGGTAGAACTATCAAGATTCGCGGTAGCTGCCTTAACGCTCTTAGCAATAGCCTTCTCAAGAGACTTCTCGGTAAGACCAGCATTATAGGCAAGAGCAGTCTGATTACCAGGATACCACAAATTGCACTCACGCTGGCTCAGTTTACGCTTAACAACAACTTCCACACGAGGATCAGGAAGATACATCGCGGGACCGCGGACTGTCTTAATTTCGCCATTCATGCGATTCATTACATAAATGCCTTCGCCGTCAGGGATAGCAATCGCATGATGAAGAATCTTTTCATCGTAATTGATAATTGCATGCTCAGGACGAGGATAGTAAATCATCTGATTATCGCCAGTGATAAACAGCTCTTCGCCAACAGGATGAACAGTGCCGTCATCATCAGCGTATTCGGCAATTACCTTAACATAAATACCAGAAATCTTAGACAGCTCAATAGCACGGAAAATAAATCCGCCCTTGGGAGAAGTCACGAAACTTTCAGTAGGCTCAGGGAATACAACCTCGGGACCATGGACATAACGCTTATTACCATCCTCGTCTTTAAGGATACAATATTCAAGACGCTCAAGGGTGACTGCATCACGAATATATCCAAGAGCATCATCGTTCTGGAGAGGAATGACTTCAATTCCAGTAGGAGGAATATAGAAAGAAATATCAGTGCCTTTAATTACAAGAATCTGACCATTTACATAATCCTTCTTCTCAGGAACAACAACATTGCCATCGGCATCAATTACCTGACCGCCTTCTACAGAAGCTCTCGCCGCGTCATAAACACGAGCAAGAAGATATTGGTTAGTGCGAAGCGCATGGCCCTTAACAACCTTAGCCATCTGGCCCGGATAGAGAGCAAAAGAAACAGGGCCGGGGATATTAATTTTACGACCAATTTCAATATCTTCGGGAAGATTATTGGATGTGCCGGCCGTAGGACGACGACCGCTCTTTGTGGGGTTCTTCAAAACGAGATACCAGTTTTCAGGAGCAGACGCAAAAAGGGAGATTGCCTCATTATAACCACAAGGACGGAACTTCTTACTCTTGGGTTCAAAACGCACAAGTTCATCAGACTGAGAAAGAGAAGTCTTAGTAGGTCCGACATGGCAAAGAACATTACCCTTAGTGCGGTCAAGAACATAAGCGTATTCATTGATAGAAAGAACAAGGTCTTTCTGCATCATATTTTCACTCATATTTTTAAAATTTACCTTTCTTTTTATTTTCTATAAATATTATATATTATTTTTTTATAAAAATCAATAAAAGAAAAATGGGTTAGATATTTAATTAAATATCTAACCCATTAAAATTACTTAATTAGATATTGATCTCCCATAATCATATTTAAAGTAATATTATCGCGTTCCCAGTAAGGAATTCTTACTAAGGGAATATTATGAGTTAAAGCATAATCATTTTTTACTTTATCTCGTTTTTGTGTAGTTTCTAATTTTCCCCAAGCAGGAATTTCTATAAAATGCTATTCGCCATCAAATTCAATTAAACGAATTACATTATTGTCTTTTAAGATGGCAAAATCATATCGGCTTTTTGGTAAATCATTAAAAGAATATTCATCAATAAAATCTATATTATTTTCTGACAATATAGATAAAATATTTGTTGCTCCTATTGAGCGATGATAGCAACCACAAGAAACGGTTTGATTTCCATCTCTTCTTTTTAAATTAGCGCTTTGAACAGAAATAATTTTACCACAATCGCATTGACATAGCCAATATACTACTCCACGCGGTTTTGTGCTATCTCTTTCTAATACAGTCAATTTACCAAATTTTTGTCCTTCTAAATGGTCTCTATGATTTTCATTACCTTTATATGTAAGCTCATTACGAAGACAGCCACAACTTTGAATTTCACCACGTCTTAAAGACGAGCTTTTTATACTTTTAATTTTACCACATTCACACTAACAAATCCAATAACTGCCACTTTTAGTTATTCTATTTGTATCTTTTTCTAAAACGGTAAGTCTTCCATATTTATTACCTGTTAAATCTATGAGTTTTGACATTCCAAATCCTCCTCTCATAAAAATATAAAGAGTCTTTTGGAACGTTTAATAAAATTTGACCGAAGACCGGCAACTGGAAAAATTTACCAATTGACGGTCTTATTATTTACTTGATGCAGGCATATCTCTCTTTATTGAGAACTTCATACATCAAATCCATAGCGGTCTTTCCGCTCAGAATCTGTTCGAAAATAGAGGGAGAAAAACCACTAACGAAAGAGATGCCATTTTTTACAGTCATTGGAATGTTATTCTGTCGGGCATCTACGTTCCAGAAAATTAAAGAAGGCATCTTATATCCATAAGCATTCCATTCCTTTTCAATCTTCTCCATCAGGGTGCTACCAACAGAAGCACCATAATGACCACAACGAACACAGGAATTAAATTCCATATCGCTAATGATAATCAGATTTTCAGGAATTTCATCCTGAGAGCAACCATTTTTAATGGCAGTCTTGAGCATAAGGTCAAAGGCAGATTCGATATTAGTAGAACCACCCCAAGGAGCAGAACTAATACGCTTTACCTTATCGCAGAAATCAACACCTTCAACTTCCATGAAATGAGGAGCAGACTCGAAAGTCATAAAATGATTTGCGAACGGGCCCTTAGCCTTATCTGCACAATACATACCAATGGAAATAGCTACATTGATAGGAGCAGAAGCTTCACTACCAGTCATAGAACCGGAAGTATCAACGAGAGCCATACCATTAAAAGTCTTACCGGCAAAGTAATCAGCGAGATTCGCCCAATACTTATTAATCATAAGACGATCAGTATTGTCCATAGGGATAGCATGATCATAACCATACCAACCATAACCGCCATAACCCATAAGGTTCATAGCCTTAGCAACACACTCATAAGGATAGAGAGCCTTGGCATTAACCGTAGTGGTTTCATCCTTAGCAAAATTCTCATAAGTGCGGGCGCCGGCCTTCTGACGCTCAATGTCATGACGCGCAAAAGCGTTCTTATAAATAAGACCTGCGCGAGAAGGAATCTTATCGAACTCAATCTTATCCCACTCGCCCGCAGACATCAAACGCTCAAGAACGTTAATGCGCTTACGAAGAATAGAAAGAGTCTTACGATACTGACGAGGAGTCATATTAAGATGCTTACGAGTCTTCATGCCGAGATACTGAGACTTCGCAGAACTGGTGTTCTCGCTCTTCAGCCACTTAGCCAAAAGAGAAGGGGTCTTACACTGAACATCAAGAGCCAACTGCTCCTTAATGAGAGTATATGCTTCATCTTCAATGGCCGTACCATCAAAGACATAAAGGTCGTCCCAACGACCAAACTCGGGGACATTCTTCAAATTGCGAATAACGACCTCGGATTCGTTGTTCGCAAGCCACTTCATACAAACGCGGAAGAAGCGACGCTCACCCTGACCACCGCGCACATCGCGGATATAAAACAAACACTTCAAGGCATAAAGAGGATTCTCACGATATGCCTTCTGGAACATAAGAAGAACATCCTCATCACTACGCTTACGCATAGAAGCACCGAGCGCAAACATATCCAAAAGATCACTGGTCGTGGTCTTATGAGTAAGTGCGCCATTCTCCGTGCGAGTATAATTAGTCTCATTCTTCATACCATTCAAAAAAGTATTCATATTTGTTTCTCCTTTTTCACTTTGATTTCTCTTGGACAAGAGAATTATTTTTTTTATTTCTTAACTTTATATATTTATTATATATTATTTTTTAAAAAAAATCAATTAAGATTTTTATAAAAGACGATTAATAATTTTTTAACATTGTGCTAGTAATTTGATAATAACCGCCCCTCATAGGTTTTCCGTTTTCAACTAGATACTCTAAGAGTTCTGGGCTATTTAATTCTGCTTCTAATTTATCTAAATCATCAGCAGTTGCATATAAACCAGAATATACAAAAACCTCTGGACCCACTCTTACATAAGGAATTTTATCGGGGATAATTGTTGTTGAAATAACTAATTTTTCTTTATTCATATTAACTAAACCTTGAGAACGACCAAATTCAAACCACTTTGTATTACCAGAAATAGAACGATTTTCTAGACGCTCTTTATTAGCCAACATATAAGCGTAAGTTTTAGGTGCTGATTTCAATTCTTCTTCTGTGTGAGGTGGAACAATACACTCTTTCCATTCCTGAGTACCAGCTTTAATAATGGGGTGGATAAAAGTATCCTCCAAATCATTAAAATTATCTTTAATAAAAATTCGGTCTGCTAATGTTGCGATACCATTTTGCAGACTTTCATAAGATAATCCAATTTTCTCTCTAGTATTGTTCCAAGGGATTTGAATACTTGTTTTTACTTTTGATAATCCAACAATACCAGTATATGTGGAAAATCCATCAAATAATTGCTCTTTTGTGAGATCTTCAAAATACCAAAGTAAATTATTTTTTTCAATATCTTCTCTCATTTTTTTACCACTGGTATTTTGAATAAAAGAAAGCGGAGAAATATATAGTAGACTTCCAGTTGGTTTCAAAAATTTTTGACCAACTTCATAAAAGGCATAATATAAATCATACATGCCAAAACAATAAGAATATTGTTCAATTTCTTGTTTTGTCTCTGGCATTAGATTATGGATGCGCACATATGGCGGATTTCCAATAACATAATCAAATTTACCAAACCATTCAGTCTGTTTAAAAGCTGAACCTAAAATTACATTATCTGATGGTAATATATTTTGCACTTTTTCGATGATATCAGCATCAATGTCAATAGCAAAAATATGTTCTTTTGGAATACCTTTATTTAAAAGTCCCGTAATAAATGCTCCATCACCACAACTATTATCTAAAAATAGAGATGTATCAATTTCTTTTTGGGTTAAATTTAAAATATCAATCATATGATTGACAATAGTATCTGGGGTCATAACTTGACCATAGTTTTTTACTTTATCAAACATTTTCTTTTAAACCTCCTACAAATTGCATAATTGCATCAGTTAAACAAGGAGAGATATTATCTTCACAATATTGTGCAGTAAAGTTATCATAATCCACTTCAAAATAATATGGGATAAAAGTTAATAAATCCCAGTAAGCAGATTTATAGGCTAAAAAGTTTTTATAATTATCCTTGCTTTTTTGAGTAGGAGTCTCAAAAACTACTTCACCATTACTCTTTTTATGATGAACCTTAGTGGGAATAAAAATTATTTGCATAATAGGGATACCAGCATTTATAAATAAATCAGATTCACCCTTCATATTTTCATAATAATTATTTGCATTTTTATTATATTCAGAGCGAATTCCCTTAAAATTAATAGCTCCTACGAATTTATCACCATTAAAAATGGCAATATCAACTTTCTTAGAGCCATAAGCCCCAATAAACTCATATTCTGAATTGCACAGACTTCGAGTGGAAAAACCTTCTTTTTCTACCAGTTCAGCAATTTTAGAATGAATTGGTTCTAACAATTTGGAAGAGCGAGTCGTGGCAGGACCATATTTTTTTTCTGCAACTGCTTTAAATTGATCAGCAAACAACTGTTGAAATTCCATATTTTCTCCTCTTCTTTATATTATACAAAAAATTTTAGCTAAAGTAAATTTTTTTTCTTATATATTATATTATATGTTTTTATAAAAATCAATTAAGATTTTTATAAAAATATTGAATATAATGCTTTATATAAAAAATATTGGAGGCAAGGGTGAGATTCGAACTCACGAATACCGGCTTTGCAGACCGTCTCCTTAAGCCACTTGGATACCTTGCCATAACACTATTTTATTGTAAATAGTGTATTTCTCTATGACAATTAGCGCAAACTAATTGACATTTATCTACTTCTTTTTTTAGACTATCCATATTCAAATTTTTAGATAAATCTATATCTGCTATTTGGAAATCTTTTTCTTCTGGATTTAAATGATGAAATTCTAAAGCTCCTTCACATTTATCATATCCGCATATTTCACATTTATTACCTTTATAAAGAATTAACTAATGTTTAATTGCTCTTTTGCGAAATTTTCCAGAATCTTTACTTGGAGAACATTCATAACAATATTTTCTATTATTTATATTTGTTTCAAATATTTTATTACAAATAGGACAATTTTTTTTCTTTTTTGTAATACTAATATTTGGATTTTTACAATGTCCACAAGAAGTAGTAATTCCACTTGTTAAACTGCTACTTCTAATTTCTTTTATAGTACCACATTTACACTAACAAGTCCAATAGACATTTTTACCTTTATTTGGTGCTCTTGATAAAACTTTTAAATCACCAAATGTCTTATCTGTTAAATCTAAAAATTTTGGCATATCAATCATTCCTTTCAAGATATATAAAAAAAATATTAAATACTCAAAAGGAATTCGTCCAAAAAAATTTTACATTTGAGTACCTTGCCATATGAGTAAATTAATTACTCATAAATATAAATTTCACCATCTTGAATGTTTAATAATTCAATAGGAAGCGTATTACATCTTTTAATCCATTCGTCATGACCAATTACAGCAGATGCTCTATTAGAATAGCTTTCAACAATAATCCATTCATCATTATCTATTTTAATACCAGTTTCATAACATCCAGTATCATTAGTATAACAAGTATCAATAGTAATAAAATGCTTATTATTGATTAATTCTGTAGTATCTACTACATCACCACGAATATCAAAACCAGCAGAAAGAGTATTTAAAAAATTTAAAAAATCATTTGTATTTATCATATTACTATTTTCCTTTATAAAAAAATAAAGTTAGTAGACTAATTAAATTCATAATTAAATTAGTCTATTAACTTAGCCTATATTATTACATAATAAATAATATTATTTTCAACTTATGGTGCGGTTGGAGGGACTTGAACCCTCGGCCAATAGCTTAAAAGGCTACTGCTCTACCACTGAGCTACAACCGCATAAAAACAAGACGCTCTTCTTTTTAATTTCATTACAAGCAAAAAGATTAATAGCTGGATGCGTCTTTAATAGTTATTTATAATTTATCTGCTCTCTTAATTTTTAGTTTTTTCAAACAATCCTCCAAAGAGAACAAATCGTCTATTTTCTAATATAATTTTCATATAAACGACTTTAAATTCTAGAGCCAAGCCATTTATATTACTTATTATATCATACTCATAGACCTACAAGCATTTGATTTTACATCAATCCTTTTTAGTAGAAACTTAAAGTAAGTTAATAGCACTGGAAACCCAGTAAAAAGAATTTGCTGTATGGCTCTATGTAGTTAATTAATCAGGCATCGCGATTTATCATAGACCGAATTAATAACTATGGAGCAAGTGAAGGGGATCGAACCCTCATTCTCGGCTTACCTTCCAATGTTTTATAAATTTCGTAAAACCTCCTCTGCTAAACAATCTCCAATAAATGTTTGATTAGATTTAACTGGTAAGGTTAAATGTAAAGTTTTTGATGAAGAACATTCTCCAACTGGAACTAAATATACTTTATGATCCCAGTAAGTAGCAAAATAATCAATTTCATCTACTTGATATGAACGAGATTTATGTGTAATTGAATTTTTTGTTGTACTTCTGCAATTAAATATAATAGAACCTTCTTTTTCTTGTCTTGCGGTTTTTACTTGTAATCGCAAAAGATGATTATTTACATCAACAATTAAATCATATTTGCTATCTTGGCATAAAGGTTGAGATACATTATAACCAAGAGATAACAAATAAGCAGCAACATACATCTCAGTAATAATACCTTTTTGTTGAGTTGTCAATTCCATAACAATTAACAATTTATAAAATTCGGAAGGAAGGCCGATGCACTAGCCATTGTACTACACCTGCGTAAGCATTTTCTTTATATTGTTGAAAATGCTAAACAATCAATAAAGAGAATAAGAATTGAAAAAAATTTTGTACGTTTTATATATTTATTATATATTAAATTTTTAAAAATGTCAAATTTTCTTATTTCCTAATGTAATATCGCATATAATCTTGATATGCTTTTTCACGAGTAGGAAATTCATAATTTAAATAAGGATATACTCGCCAACGATACCAACGTGAAATTTCATTTTTATAAAAAGTTTCAAAATCACCTTCTATGGTATAATAATCGCAAATATCATAAGAACAAAAAAGTTTTTTATACTCTTTGTAATTATAAATTTCTTCAGAATTTTTTAATTTTTGACGAACTTTTTTATTTGCGTATCTCTTATATCCGCGGTCTTTACGATCGCCACTATAAGGTGTTTTTTTTCTACTTCTACTCATTCTTTTAACCTCCTTTAAAAGATGTTAAAAGATAGTCATTCGAGAACCCATTGGACTCACTCCTTTTAGATTAACTTAAATAATAATATGGTAGCTATGACCCGGTTTCATGGTCAATTACGAAGAGCAGTTAAAAGTTGTTATCTTTTACTTAAAATCTCTCTTCAACTTCTTACGAAGGACTAAGCCGTATCATTTGGTTTTCCCAACTTATTTCGACTTGCAGATTTGTTACCTACTGCTGTACTACCTGTTGACCTGTCTATGTCAACCCCGACCCGTCTATCTAATTTTCATTAGAGGCAACTGCCGTTAGCTATTATTATTTAATGGTGCGGGCGACGAGACTCGAACTCGTACGAGGGTCTACCTCATGGGATTTTCTTACTACTCTATGTCACCATAGCCACATTTCTGTGTTGTAGTCTGGAGTACGTCTTTACCATATCTTATTCAGACTTAGGTAGCTGGTATATACTCTCTACACATTTATAAATAATAGGCTGTTCCTCAAACTCCATTTATCCATTTCTCTCTTAGTGTGGGCTGTTACCCCAATTTTTATGGTTCCCACTTCACCAAGCTGTCCTAGCACCTACTATTTAATTTAGCACGGCGTTCTGTATTCGCCTTCGCCGTTTTAGCCAGCATCTACTCTAAGAATTTCTTTTTAGGCACTCTCTGCTATTATTATATAGCAGTATCCATGTTTTATATGGATAGAATACATCAAAGTCCCAGGCGTCTGCCAGTTCCGCCACGCCCGCAGATATCAGCTTTAATGTCAGCCAACAACTTCCTCTTCAAGTTCCAGTCAGAATTACTGACGCTCAGTCCGTCTATTTTTTCTCTCGCGGGCTTTAGATAATATTTACAAGACCTCAAATAACATCCTTGAAGTTTGGTAAAGATTTTATTCTTATATTTGCTGATAAGGTCTTTCTTCATTTTATATAAATATTATATAATATTTTTTATAAAATGTCAAATTTTTCTTAATTCAAGAACAAGACTTATTATTTTCAGTTCCGTTGGGTTTAACCACTTCCCTACCTCCGCCATATAATGGTGGGGAGGGCAGGATTCGAACCTGCGTAGCATCAGCGACGGATTTACAGTCCATTTTTTGCTGTTAAAGTCTTTTTTTAACTTTCTATAAATATTATATATTAAATTTTTAAAAATGTCAAAAAATTGCGAAAATTAGTGTAAAGTATTTTTACTTTACACGCCCGCGTCCTCACAGCTTATGTCCATCTTATTGAATTTACGCAAATCCGCAATCTTCCAATTATAAGTGGGAGAATAATTCCACGCTTTTCCACGTCTTCTTCCTCTATTCTTACTCTTGGTCGAGCACATAGGACATGAACAATGGATTTTATTTTTTGAATATTGATGTAAATTATCATAATAAGGATGAGTAAGATCACCATACACTTCTTTGGTGATTCTACGCTTTCTCAACGCTTTTCTTTTGGAAACATCACGATTATAAGCACGAGAATTAGATTTCATATAATGTCCTCCTTATTAAATTAGTTGGCGCGGTCGGTAGGACTCGAACCTACAATCGGCGCTATGAACGCCGACACTCGCTTTCCAGGCGAGCCGACTACCAATTATCGCACGACCGCATATGGCGCGGGCGAGAGGATTCGAACCTCTGGAGGGTTGCCCCTCGCCGGTTTTCAAGACCGGTGTAATAAGCCAAGCTCTACCACGCCCGCATATAAAGGAGAAGAAAATCTTCTCCTTATTTATTACATCTCCTTAAGGAGACAATTTACCTCGTTCTCGGCAAAAGACTTATCACGAGAAGCATCGTTGAAATAATTCACCATCTTGTCGTAATGAGCCTGAGCCTGATCAAGAAGAGCCTGAGCTTCCTTCATCTTATACTCAGCGCGCTTCATGCGCTTTGCGGAAACCTTCGCATTGCAACGCGCGGCCGCGAGCTTCTTACCATTTTCAACATTAAAGCTATCACGAGGATCACACTTAGCATAACCCTTGACTGTCCGACCGGCATACGTAGAAACCGCGCTCACAGTCTTCTTACCCTTGGGATCGTTATACTCATAAAACTTATACTTGTCCAGAGAATAATTCATAATTTTACACCTTTTACACATTTATTTTAATCTTTTTGATTAATGGAGCTGGATGAGGATTCCGAGACCTCGACCTACGGTTTACAAAACCGTTGCTCTGCCGCTGAGCTAATCCAGCATATCGGCACTAACGCAGCTCCCGCGTTCTTTCTCCCAATCTCTTTAACTTATCAATTAAAGAGTTCGTTGCCGAAAGAAAAAGTATAAGAAAAAAAATTTTTGAAATCTTTCTCTCTCAACTTTCTATATATATTATATATTATTTTTTTAAAAATGTCAAAAAATTTTTAAAAGTAGTTTATTGAAGAAATTGTTGAAATATTTTTATAATTGATTTTCTATGGCCTTTTGGACCAATTATCCGCAATTATCAAATCTTGTGTTTCATCATCATATCCAATTATTGTAATTGTATGATTGGAATATTTTTCACATTTCCAGAAAGATAGAATAACAGGTTTATTCATATTAATTAAATTTTTAATTGTAGTAAAATTATATCCGAATTCTTTTAAATAATTTGAATAAGTTTGACATTTTTGTTTAGAAAAATATTCTAAAGATTTATTAAAAATATTTTTAATAAGTAGAGGATTGGTTCCTCGTTTCGTTTATCATTATAACAATATTTTTTTCCAATAGATTCAACTATATTATAAATTTCTCTTTCAGAAGGAGTCTTGAAACAAGTATAACAAATAGATGTTATACTCGTTAAAGAACAATTACGTTTATTGCCAAAATCTTCTTGATCTAAAAAGAAAAAAATTTTAATATGATGTTCCACAATAGATCTATTCCTTATAAACTTCCTATTTTTACCCAAGATGTAGTTGCTATTGGACCGGCTGTAAAAGTACCCGTTCCAGCATTAGTATAAAACACATTATTAACTGCATCATATAATCCTAAAGTTCCTGAAGAATTTTTCGCAGGAATTAAATTACGAACTAAAGACCCGTTATCCCAAATTTTACAATAATATAATTTCATGGAAATGTAATAACTTATTTCATTTTTAGAAGCAGTATTTAAAGCAAAAATTGTAAGATTATTTGTGCTACTCTATTCAGATGTTTTTGCTTTATTAGTAATTGTTTGGCCATAAGCAGTAAGAATATTTTGTTTTTTATCTATAATTGTATCAGATAATATTGTAGATACAGTAGCACTTTGATTTGTTCCAAAATAATCACTTCTTATTGTTGTAGCTGTGGTTGCCGCGAAACTGAAGGAGTCGCTTGCAGTTGGAGATGAATCAGTTCTACATCCAAAAAACGCTGTATAAGCGCTTACTGTTTTAGTTGGTAAAGCTCTCATTTGAATACGAGAGGTAGTTTTTGGCTTAAAATCAGTATCAATGTATTGTGTTCCTGTGCTTTCTATATATTCTAATGCAGTATATTCATTCGGCAGTAAAGACTATGGATTAAATTTCATATAAATATCCTTGTGATTTATCCAATTTGTCTTTTTAAATAAAATTTCATTGTTCTCTTTCCAAGCACTATTTTTAACATATATAGATAAATTATTTTTAGCTTCTATTACTGTAATCCTAATATATCCATTACCAGCATGACCAATTTCATTCACCCCTGTGGGAGAAGTAAATGCAGTATCACCAACAATAGTTTGAGCATTTGCTAAATAATAAGAAGAATTTAGAAGACATCCAGATGGATAATTAGAAGCTGTTGATGAAGTGTAGATATAACCAGAACCTCCACCGCCTCCACTGACAGCTCCGCCAGCTCCTCCACCATACCAGCCGCCACCCCCTGCGCCTCCTATATATCCCCTATCAGACCATGAAGCAATTGTTATACTTGCCCCCTATCCAAAAGAAGAAGCAGAAAAAGACATTCCTGTATTACCAATTCCTCCATAAGCGCTAGATCCTCCTGCAGTTTGAGAACTGCCCATACCAGCTCCATATGATCCATATCCACGACCATTTATTCCAGAGGAACCTCCACCAGCCCCTCCATAATATCCAGCCTCTTCACTTTCTCCGCCACCGCCACCACCAGCAACGATTACACGAGCATAAAGAGAATTTGATCCAATACGAATATCAGAAGCGCCACCTCCGCCACCAGAAATATACGAAGAAGAAGGAACGCTTCCGCCTCCATTAAAACCAGCAATAGCATTTCCTCCGGCCCCGCCAGTATATAAATAAATATTTTGTTGATTGCTTAATGTTATTACTCCTATACTATAACCTCCATTGCCACCAAGGCTTGAAGAATTACCTCCACCTTGAGCGCCCCAACATTCAAATTTATATTTCCCGGGCAAAAGAATTATCTATTTATAAGTTCCACTATAAGGACAATTTAAAATATCTCCTGTTTTAATATTCGAGGGAGTTATAGTTGTTAAATCATAAATTGCCAAGAATAAATTCCTCCTTTTTTAAGAACTAATAAAAAATGTAGTCCAAACGCCATTTTGTTTCATAGAAGCATTTTTAAAATTTTTCCAATGTGTTTTTATCGGGCCGGCAATAAATGTACCTGTTCCATTGTTATTATAAAATTTTTTTTCAATAATATCATACATACCAACTATACCACTTTCATTTTTACAAGGTAGCATATTTCTAACAAGCGTTCCACTATTATATATTTTTAAATAATATACTTTACCTTTCGCGCAAGTAGATGAACCAGTTGGGTTGTCGCGTAATATTTGTATTGGACAATCACCAGTGAAAGACGAAATAGTTGTTCCCGTTAAAACAGTTGTTCCATTTTTTTTAACATAATTATTTCCTACTTCAAATTCAAATTTTTGGTTAATTGGAAAACTATTTGTCACGCCAATTAATCGACTTGTTTGTATATCCCAATATATCTATCCATTATAATTAAAGATACGAAAGTCATTATTATCATTGCCAGTATTACATCCTATAATACAAGCACCAGTTATTTCCTTCATATAGACACCAAAAGAAAAAGAAGTATTTTGAGTAGGTGTTATGCCTGTATTAATATATTGTGTGCCAGTTCCTTCAATATATTCAAGGGGAGTGTAGGTTTGTGGAATCGTAGGTATTTTAATTAAACCGCTAGAAAGATCTTTCCATGTAGAAGTTTTAATACTTAATTTAGTACCATAAATATATGTTTTTTCAAAGTATGGAATATTAGAATCACACCAGGTTTTATCAGGTTCATTACCTGACCCAAAACATTCGGTTAAATCTATGAGCATTGCATCATCAATCCAAGCAACCTTTCCTGATGCCATATTTTCAAAGTCAAAACGAAATTGATAATTTCCGCCTGTAGACCAATTAGAACGAGTATTGCGCCAACTCATCATTTGCCATTTTTTAACAAAAGAACTATTGGTATTACATGTGCCCATTAAAGGTTCTGCTATTGGCCAATAACATTGCATAGCTCCAACATCATCAGCGGTATTCTAATATATATAAACACGTACATAATAAATATGGTTTTTAGTTATTTTATATGAATCAGTAGTTACAATTAGAGACTCACTTGATGAAGTGGAAGTCACTTTTAAAGAATAACTTCCACTTCTTTTTTTAGAAGAATCAAATGCCACAGTACATGAGGAATTAGCTACCCATCCCATATTTTCAAAGCTAGGATTATTTAACATATTTACAAGAGTATAAAGTCCTGTTTTAGGACTTACTGTTGGTTTACTAACTTCAGGAGTTGCCAAAATTACCCCTCCTTTTATTCACTATATTGAATCCAAATATCTCCATTTTTACCGTCAGCGGCTGTTGGAGCAGAAGTGGACATTATAATATTGCGGACTTGAGGTGTGGTATAATTTGTATTAGATTGAGCAATAAGAGGACCTGTCATAGTTATTCCAGATTTTGGCACATAATTATTAAAATTTCCAGTAGACCAAGTATTGGATGAATCAATTGAAGGGGAATCTATTGCACCAAAAGACTTAAAATAAAAAGTATAATTGCTATGATCTTTAGATACTTCATTTAACTAATAAGTTATTACAGTTTCAGCGCCTCCAGCATCATCATCAGCGATATTTCTTTTTATACAAATTATATCTCCTTTAGTAAAATGCTCTACAATTTCAGAATAAGATGTACTTCCATAAGTTCCAACAAATATTCCTCCGTTTTCAGCCATTTGTAAAAAAATTCTAGGTTTAGACATATTATCCCTCCTTATTAAGTCCAAGCAACAGGAACGGCAGTCCAAGCGCTGGTATTAGAACTTCTATATTTAAGAAATCCAGTTGAAGAAGTAGTATCAATCCAAAGAAGTGGCGTTGTACCTGAAGCAGGGGCCGTTGTTCCAATATAAATAGCATAATTAGTATTTGTACCTATTACTGGTGTTTTATCTATGGTAGTCCAAGTACCATCTGCTCGTAGATATTTCGTAGTTCCGCCTCCTGAAGCGGGGACTGTACCGGCTTTAGAAGCGGTAAATGTTGCTGGTGTTGCATTATCTACGTATTTCTTTGTTACTATATCTCCATCCGCACTTGGTGTATATGAATTATCCATAGTAATTTTACCATTTGCGGTCATTATATTAGATTTATTTTTATAAACAGCTTGAGTTACATCATCAGGAATAGTAGCAAGTTTATCATCAATAGTAGATAAAGCTTTATTAACTTTTGTATTAATAGTAGTTTCTGCATCTGAAACCGCTTTTTGAATTATTGCGACTTTTTCATCAACATTAATAGAAGCTACTCCTTCGATGCCCATAACAGTGATATAATCATCTTTTTCAGCATTAAAACCCACTAAAGTAATTGTTTTACCGGAAATTGTATAGTTCTCGATTTCTTTCATCATAATACCATTGTAGAATACTGTTAAAGCACCACTATCTTCAAAATCAAATGGAATAGTAAAAACTGATTGCGTTGCACTGGTTACTGTAAAAGTGTACTTATTAGGCGCGGCCGCGTAATCAGTGCCGGCGACTGCCTTACTAATAGTAGTACCATCACTCTTTAAAATACCTGTTGGAAGAGAAACAAGAGTAGCTTCAACCGGAGTTTCCCATTTTCCGCCGTCAGTGTCTTTTACTAAAGTATCACCTGCAGTTCCGCCATTAGGAAGACAAGAACTAAAATCTAAATCATTAACCTTAGTTGTTCCATCACCAATTTTTATTTTATTTAAATCATCATAGATGATAATTTCACCTTTTAAAGGAATAAAATTAGTCGCTTTCGCCCAATTTGCAGAGCTATCGTGCTTTTGGACTATACGACCTTGGTATGTTTTATTAGCCATATTATTTTCCTTTCTTTAGAAATTTTTTATTTTTATTGCTTAACAGCGTTTGCTTGAAGCCAAGTTAGAAGGGTTCCTGTAGCAGGCCCATCAAGAGTAATAGTGCGATAAGCGTTATTAGTCCAAACATAAGCATCATCGTTACCCTCGTTAAAACTTGCTACTTGACCAATATCTCCATAAGTTATAATAGAGGTTGAATTACTATATGCGATACCAAATGAAGTCGCTTTAAGATTATTTGTTGTAAAAGAAATGTTAATTGTTGCCAATCTAGTTGAACTACGAGTAGTAGGAGCCTAATCTTTAATAACCCATGTTTCAGTAGTATCAACAACAGGTGGATCAGGAGCAACTTTTACGCGTACGAGAGAATTGTTTATTTTTAAAATATCATTTTTTTCAGAACTCTATTTTATTTTTACTAAATTACCATTTTCCGCAATATTATCACTATTAATAGAAATTAAACTATTATTAGCAAGAACAATATTTTTATTTTGTAATAATATTTTCATTGATTATCTCCTTTCTTTTAAGAAATAAAAAAAATGGTGTTACCTCTTTTGTATAATTAGAAGTAACACCATTTAAAAAAAATAGTTTTCTCAATAATCATTTCCAAAAGAGTAAAACCAAGAATATATATATTTGTAAATTTTAAGTTATCAATTTCAAACTTAAATTTTCTATCTACATTATATATTAATTTTTTGGAAACGTTAATATATTGAATTTGGCCAAAAAGAAAAAGGCTCTCAATTAAGAGAGCCTTTAATTAAATATTTACTGTAGAAGTTCCACAATCAAAGATGACATAATTAGCATTGGTATTAACACCGATTTCATCTAAGGTAGGCATCTTATGAACGTGGTCTTCACGAGCATATTTAGCAGAAGTACCAACTGTAGCCGTTCCAAGATTTTTAGGAGCAACACTTCCAGCGACAGGAAGAGTTTGCTGATTTGGCATCGTAATAGTTAATGTTTGTTCAGTTAAACCAGTAGTATGACCATATTCATCAACTACAACTTTTGGAACTTTGATAGAACCAGAAGCACCATAGCCAGAGACACTTACGTTCGCGGTTGCGCCCTTAGTTGCACCACCAGTCGGACCTTTCTTAGCGTGCTTAGCATCAAAAGTAACGCCATTGGACCCAGAAGTGCCAGTTAAAACTACTACATCATCATCAGTAGCAGTAGCAGTAATAGTCTTTAAAGCGTAAGAGCTATCATCGCCAAGTTTTTCCCACTTAGTGCCATCCCACACAAATTCTAAATGGTTATAAAGAACTACATCGCCTTTTTGAGCATTAGCAAAAGTATAACCAGTGATTTTTGGATCAACTTTAGAGTCTTCGGTAATAGCAACAGTAGCAGCGCCAATAAAATGCATCGCAGAACTAAGACCAAGGTCTCCTGCGGTAATATTAAAGGTTTTTGCAGAAGAACCATCAAATGTAGCTTTAGTAGTACCACCAACTTGAAGAGTTAAAGCATTAGCCACTTTACCAGCACTTGTAGCATTAGTTGCAGTATCGGCATGAATTGCATTAGCAACTTTACCAGCGGTAATTGTGATTGTCTTCCCAGTTGAATCAGGAGTAATAGTAATTCCATCACCAGCGACTAACTTTACAGCATCATTTGCTCCAAAAGAAGTAGATCCAACGGTAATAGTTTGGTTATTGTTATTATCTGGAATAGTAATAGTAGATACTGAAACCCAATTTTCACTATTCTTTTCTTTACTTTGTAAAGTAAATTTATGTTTATCAGTACCATCTTGAACTAATTTATAAGTAGTATTAGTATCCACAGTCATAGTGGGAGTATTTCTAATCTCACTATAATCATAAGATGGTTTTGTGGCAGTTTTAGCCCAATCATAAACGTCCGCGGCAAGACCGGAACCCCAAGGTAATTTTCCCCAAGCTGTTTTACCATCACCGACTTTAAATAAGACAGTAGGAGCAGTTGTAGTAGTTCCAGAAGTCACAGAAGGCACATAACAAAGACCAACTTCACCAGCTAATAAAACTTTTGCTTCATTAGTAGTCCAATTGGCCAGAGTATCATACTTTAATTTAATACGAGTATTAAATGTTGTATTAGCCATTTTTAAGAACCTCCATATTTAAAAATATCTATATATAAAATAAAGAGGGGAAACAAATCCCCTCTTTATTTATCATTTATTTAATTAAGCCTTTCCACCGTTAAGGATAAGTTCATCACCAGCAGTTTGAACTAATTTATTAACATTTATATTATTAACAGTAGCTACACCAGTGTCAGAAACACTAATAGCATTTTCAGCATCAGAGCTGACAATTAAACCTGCGCGAGCTGCGGTAGCAAGAGGAATATTAACAGTCTTTTCGCTAATTGCGATTTCAGTACCATTAACTTGAATCTTTTCAATTACATTAGGCTGTGCAGCATCCCACTGGGCGATTTTCTCAGAAGTAATTCCTGCATAATCAGCTTTCTTTAATTCAGCGATTGCATCAGCATTAGCTTTTTCAGCAGTTTCAGCGCGAGTGGTCTCAGCAGCGATTGCATCAGCATTAGCTTTTTCAGCTGCTTTAGCACGAGTAGCTTCATCACTAATAGCAGTGGCATTGGTACCTTCAGCAGTTTTAGCACGAGTAGCTTCATCTTCGACTGCTTTCTTATTAGCCGCGATATCTTTAACCATTTGGTCTGCAGCAGAACCATGTGTGGTGATATAAGTTTGAATTTCCTTTAAAGTATCAACTGCGGCGTCGCCGACTTCTGCGGCTGCAAGGAAGGCATCAACACGAGATTTAACACCAGCAATAGCAGTAGCATTTGCTTGTTCTTTACCTTCTGCACGTGTTTGTTCAGCAGCAACGGCATCTTTAACAGTCTTAGCTACAGAGCCTTCAACAGTATCAATACCATTTAATTTAGCAATAGCATCTGTATTGGTCTTAATACTTGCTTTAACAACACTATCATCATAAGTAGCAGCCTTTTGAGCATCAGCAATCATCTGAACGATTGTCTTGTCTACTGGAATGGTGCCAACCTTATCACTTAATGTATTAACAGCAGTCTGAGCATCAGTGCCAGCCTTCTTTGCATCAGCAACAGCAGTATCAACCTCAGTCTTAACAGCATAGCCCTTAGCTTCGACTTGAGCCATAGTAGTCTTGGAAGTAGCAAGTTCATAAGCTTCTTTTACAGTACCAGTATGCCCTTCGCCAAGGATAGCGGTCTTAGCAGTAGCAACTTTAGTATCAGCATTAGTGCCAGCAGTTGTAATAGCTTCAGACTTAGCTGTAGCAATTGCGTCACTTACGCTATTAACATCAACTTTATTTTCAAGAGCAGCAACTTTCTTACTAATAGCAGAAGTATCACCAACTAAGCTGTCAGCATAAGCTTTAGCTGCCTTACCAACTTCATCCGCATAAATCTTTGCCCCATGGATAGTTTCACTATCTTTAGTGTCAACATCAGTCTGGCCATCTTCGCCACCAAGAGTATGACGTAAATTATCAACAGCGGTGTTAACTGTGCTTACTGTAGCAGCTTTATTAGTACCAGCATTATATTCGCCATCAAAAGTTAAATTATTTTGTTTGCTATCAAGAGCATCCTGAAGACCATCAATTTTGGAAATACCAAGAGTAGGAATATCGGAAACAGCAAGATTTTCGCCTTTAGTTACAAGACCTTTGGCATCATAAGTAATCTTTGTGGCAGTACCAGCAGTAATATCTTTGTTAGCAACAACAGCAGCATTAGCCGTCTTTTTCACAGCAGCAATAGCAGTTGTATTATCACTATCAGCCTTTTCAAGGGCTTTCATCTTAGTATCGTAAGCAGATTGATCAACAAAATTACCAGCATCTTGCTTTGCGTTCCACTTTTCAATATCTTCGGCAGTAATACCAGCGGCAGGAAGTTTTTCAACTACACTAACACGTCCGGCAAGAGTAGTTAAATCAGCAGCCTTAGCATAATCCTCAATCTTAAGAGCCTTAATGGCGCCATCAATATAAGCCTTTACTTCAGGAGATTGACCTTCAGCAGTGCCAAATCCTTTAAGAATAGCTTTTAATTTATTAATATCACCAGTTAAACCATTAACAATATCGGGATGGCTCGCGACCCAATCAACTAATTCTTTAAAGGTGTCAATAGTACCATTTTCAGTAGCTTTGGTAGCAAAATCGTTAATAGCATCATTAACAGCTTTAGTAACTGAACCTTCACCCGTACCATTCAAAACACCAATAGCATCTTCATTAGTTTTAATACGTTTACGAAGACCAGCAGTATCATCAGCACCAACAACAGCTTCAAGGGCATCTACATCAGTCTATGCTGCAGCAGCTTTATCATCGGCAGTCTTAGCATCGGCAACGCCTTTATCTGCTTGCTTCTGGGCAGCTTCAATTAGAGCATATAAACCAGTAGCAACAGTTTCGTCCTGAGTAGCAGAGCCAACTTTCTCAATAAGAGAAGCAACTTGGCCCTGAAGAGTAGAAACATCAGAAGCAAGATCGCCAGAAGCAGTGGTAGAAGCAAGTTTAACAAGAGTACCAGTCGCATTGCTAATCATATAAGCTTCGCATTTATTATCAGCAACTAAAGTTAAAATCTGACCAACATAGGCGGTAGCGCCAGATTTTGCATAAGTTTCGAGTTCTGCTTTATTATACCATACCGCAGTAGTATCAACAGGAGCAGGATTACCACGTTTAATAGAAAGTGGGAAACCCATATAAGCAGCATCATTCATAATAACAGCCATATTATATATTTACCTCCTTCAAATTAGCCGATGGTGACAGCATAAGTCTCGCCAGCATCAATAGAAGCAGGCTGATAAACATATACATCATATTTAGCCGCAGTATAACCATTAGCACCTTCAACATCAACTTGAGTGCCCTGTTTTACGAATAGAGCAGTAACATCAGCGTTGAGTGCGCTAGGCATAAGAACCTTAGTAATCTTGCGACCAGCAGGAACGGCAACAATAACTTTCTTCGCGCCAGCACCAGCACCAAAAGTAGTGAGAGCGCCAGTACCACTAGCCTGTTTATGCGCAAGGGCGCGAATATTGACAGAGTTTAGAGCCATATCAGCACTGGACATGGGACCCCAGAACATATAACGGACACCAGTTAGAGTTTTGGAATTTGCAGTAGCACTACCAGCTTTAATCTTACCTTCAGGATAAGGATTACCAAGATTAGTCTTAGGAACCGCACCCTCATTATAGGTAGCCTTGGCGGTAATCTTTTTGGAAGTGGCCTCAGCAACAACATTCTCAAAAGAACCAGTTGCAGTGGACTTACTATCAGCAACACCAGTACAATTGACTTCCCAAGTTTGAGCAGTGATACCAGTAGCAGGACCATAGGTATAATTACCAGTAGACAGAGCTGCAGTATAAGTCAAATTTTTCTTAGTGCCAATTTCAAAAGTACCAAAACCGCCTTCGGCTGTAAAGGATACAGCAGGATTAGACTTAGAAGGATTGACCTCCTGAGCCATTAAAGAAGAGAGTACCTATTCAACATTCTTACCCTTAGCAGCAAATTTAGCAGAGCCAGAGGGCTGAGCAAGTGTACCAAAACCAACTGTGTAAGTAATATCTTCATCAAAATATACATTATCAGCACGATAATTGCCATCAAAAGCGGCCCAATTAGCACCATCATAGAAATACGCAGTACGAGAAGTTTTACCCTCAACAAACGCATTCTCAATAACAGCCATATCTCCCTGAACAGGAGTGGCAATTGTTGCCAGCATATCGGCATCAGTCTTATCTTCAGTTAGAGTTAAGACAGAAACTTTATCACGATTGCTATTAATAATAGATTTAATAGCATTCTCATCGACACCGGAGTAATTAAGTTCATTCCAAGCTTTAGTACCATCACCAATCTTAATTTTACCAGTGTCAACTTCAATACCCATTTCACCTTTTAACAGCACAGGGTTTTTTTCAACCCAAGTGGCTGCTTCATCATTGCGGAGTTGAATACGGGTTTTTAAAGTATTTCCAGCCATATTAAAATTTCCTCCTTAATAAAAAAAAATTAAGCATTTCCGCCATCTATTAATGAATACTAAGAAGTTTTACCAATTTCAGTAATACTATTATCTTCATTAACCAAATAGGGAGTCCATTGTTTATTCTAAAAAATTGAAATTACTTCACCCTTATAATCATATTTTGCGATCCAAGTGCGAGCTTCAATTATAGAATCAAAAGAAGTCTTTTTGGTAATATATTTTAAATTACCTTCATCATCATAATAATAAGCCTCTGACTAATTTTCATCAGTTGTTAAAATTAGACTTTCTTTTGGAATAATACCTTGTTTGATGCTGGATTTAATTTTATTTTTATCTGCATAGACAACATTAAACGCCATATTATCCCTCCTTTATTATATTATAATAATTATTTACTAATTTTTGTTTATATCCAGAAGCAATAAATTCTTCGGGAAGAGGTTTATTAAATTTTCCACCTTTAATAATAATTTCGGCATTATTTATACTAGACAGGATTTTATCACAAGTAGTTTCAAAAATTCCTCCATTAATAATTAAAATACCAGCATTAATATCATCATTATTCTTTTTACATTGGATAACTTCATAACCATCATCAGTATAGAAATAACCATCATTTATAGTTAAACTTTTACCAACGTTATAAAGCATACCATAAAAATTACCACCATTAATTTCACAAATACCAGCATCATCATTTTTAATAGTAGTATAAGCATTAATAAAAGTACCACCATTAATAATTAATTTAGGATATTCCGCGGACTCGCCTAAATGGTATTGAGAAAGATAATCGTAATATCCATTCTCAATCATACTAGATAACCCGCCCGGAGAGGAGAATATTCCATCATAAATAGACATTTCACCATGATTTACTATTACATAATATCCATTACCTTTTTCATCAATAGAACGTTTATACTCACCATTTATAATAGTTGTATTTCCATTATTCTCAATAGATGCTTTACCATGTTTATTACATTCAACGCATCCTTCTCCCGAAATAATTAAAGAAGCGTTATTATTAATTTTAACTGGATTGTCTTCATTATTTAAGATACTAATATTATTTAAATCAATATTAATATTTTTTCCTTTTGGAATATCAATATTTTTAACTGTTTTCTACAAAATTATAGTATCATTATTAGAAGCATTTTGAATTGCTTCTTCAATAGTAGAATATTTTGTTCCATTAATTTCTACTTCATCAGCAGGTAGTCCTTGGTCTTCACCTTTAATTTTTATAACTTCAACAGTTCCTTGAGAAGATTTACCTTGTAATAATCTCCATTTTTCACCATCATAAATATAAAAATCTTCACCAACTAAGCACATTGTACCTTCTTTAGTATTTGGATCTTCAGGTAAAGATTCTTTCTATCCAATAAAATAAGCGACATCACTAAAATATTTATTTATTTCATTCTTTATCTCATTCTCTGCAAGATAAGGAAGATTATTCCACGTGCGAATACCATCGCCAATTTTTAATCTGCCAGTATCTATTTCAAAACCAGGTTCACCAGGTCCTAAGAGAACATTTTTCTCAGTCCAAGAAGCTGCTTTTCCGCGCTTAAAATAGAACTTTGATTTCATATAAACATCAGCCAATTAAACGCACCTCCTTAATCAATACTACCGCCATCCCAAATGTATATATTATCAGGATCAGAAGGTTCGGTGCTTCCACCGCCGCCACTGTTATTACTATTGGATTTCTATTCAACCCAAGTATTATTATCTTGATAAATATATAATTTTGATGATTTAGGAATAAAAGCAGTACTACCAGGGAGCAATGAAATTGTTGGAATTTTTTCAATATCTTCAACAGAATCAACTATGAATTTTTTTAATCCATAATTAACTTTACCATTTTGATGTGTTAAAGTATACATCTTATTGCCTCCTCTTTTATTACATCATTCTAAATAATATAAAAAAATATTCTTTATGAATATAAAAAATTGGCCTACTGAAATTCTCAGTAGGCCAATTAATTTTAATAATTATTATATGCAGTTAATAGAGTGTCTAACTGTGCTTTAAAACTCGCATCACCTGATATTACTTTAGTATTATTCCCTAATGCGGCTGCAATGGCATTAAACCATATGACTAATCGTAATGGATTTGCATTGTTGATAGTAGTAATTGAACTATTTAAATAAGTATTTATATAACCTGCGAAAGTATTTGCTTCGCTTCTAGAATAATCTTTCCAAGTAAATGCGGGCCACCAAACCGCGTAGTAAGTTATATTAGATGTACCAGTAGAAATTGAAGGTGTTGCTCCTTTTTTATAAGTTGCAGTTTTTGCCGAAGACGATGTAGACCATCCTTTAAAAATATAATTATTGCGAGTGGGATAATTAGATCCATTTATATTGAAAGAAGAATTGGTGTTAACCGTCTATGATCCTGGACCGCCAGAACCGCCATTTGCATTATAAGTTACAGTAATTGTATTTCTACGCCAAATGGCATAAAGAGTTTTATACACAGGACTTGTTGATGATACCTATAATTGCGTGCCAATATCAGCTGAAGAAGAACTAGTTCCCCAACCTAAGAAAGTATAATTTGCTTTTGTTGGAGTGTCTAAAGTAATAGTTCGACTAGAATTAACACTTGAATAGCTTACTTGCTATCCTTCACTATAACTACCAGATCCTCCGTTATAATGATAGGTTATATAAGTATAGTAATAAATACGCTACCACATAGCATATAATGTATAAGTTGAACCATTATATGCTTGCACAGGACTACTTACATAAGCTGATGAATTATCTGTTGTCCATCCTAAAAAATTATACCCAGAGAGTGAAGGTGTATCTAAATATATGTCCCAAGGCTGAGTTGTGCTTGAAAAAGTATATTGCTATCCATTATTATAACTACCAGATCCTCCATTATAATAATATGTTATATAAGCATAGGATAAATTTTGTCTATAAAAGAATATAACATAACTACAATCTCCTACTATATAAGTGGAATCTTGACTCCATGTAGTACCATTACTAATATAATAATTTAAACATTCCTATTCTGAATTACCAGGACAATATCCTAAATAAGTATAACTACTACCATAAGAAGGAGCAGTCATACCAAAGCTACCTTGCATCCAACCATTTATATAACTTCCAGTTGTGACATCATAGCAAGCATACAATGGATCGATGGAGCCTGATCCCCCACCTCCTCCACCACCGCCACTTGATCCTGGGGTAGTAAGAGTGCCATCCCAAATTCCTCCTGTATTCCATTGGCCTCCAGTATAATACTATAACCAAACAGTATAATCATAAGTAGTTCCTGGGCTCAGCCCAAGGACATGTACCCAAGGTGTACCAGTAGTTGCATCACCCCATACAGTATTTCCATTTATAGTTACTGCCATTTGTCTTTGAACATTATCAGAACTAAGATCCGTTGCTTCAAAAATAGCCCCAGTTTCACTAAGACTGGATATGGTATAGCTAGCCATTTAATTTCCCCCTTTTATCTTAAAAATTTCTAAAACCATTTTTAAATCGCGGTTTCGGTCCTTGCGTTTGATGCCGGTCAGACCACATTAACCGCCCTTATTTAAGCAAACAAAAATGCTCTTAAATTTTGTTATCATGTTCTTTTACTCCGCAAACGCTAACCCGTAGGTTGCCTTACGCTTCCTTCCACCATCAAAGAACAATCAAACTCCATTTAAGAGCATTTTCTCGGTTTGTTTTCAGTATTCAATTTGGTTAGATTTAAATAGGAAATCTTACTTATTCCGCACCGATCAGCATTAAAATTAACAATAGTGCCAAATCACCTTTAATATAAATATTCCTTACCTATTCTTAATCACTCTTTCGTTGTGGTTAACGTCTTTTCTTCAGCCTGTTAGGAAAAGAAACCTATCGTTTTAAATAAACAACGCCGTCGCCATCTACGACCTTGCCACTTACTCAGGTACGATAAGCAGTTTTTGCGATTACTATAAAGTATACTGCCAAATACTTTGGTCGGAGATGAGGGAATCGAACCCACTCGAGCGACTGAGCGCACCGGTTTTACAGACCGGGGTGTCTACCTTATCACGTTAATCTCCGAAATATATTTCTTATAATCTTTAATAAATCGCAAATAATCTTCTCGATTATAAGGAATATCATTATATTTATTAAAATCATGTGCAAAAGCGCAATAAATTAAAAAATCTAAATGCTTAGATTTTAATTGAACATGCCATTCATAAGAACCATCAAGTCTAGCTCCATAAGCGCGATGAAATAAAGTATATTCTCCAAACCGCGCTTTATCTGCAAGCACAATTTTAAAATCATCTCGATTATTATGAATATTTAAAACATCATAACCAAGACCATTTTTAGTAAACTTATGAGAACCACCAAAGGTTTCTTCACAATAATTTAAATAAATATCAAACATTCTTATTTTGAGGGTTTTAATTAGGTTAACCCACAACCTCCGATAGTGTGTCTACTGGACCAAGGAAATACCCGATCGCCGCATTTCGCTCTTTAAAAGATGGACGCTTCTAATCCTACTTCCTATCGTATAAAAGGACTTATTAATGACTTTTATACATATTGCCTTTATTACCTTTATAAACAAATTAGCATTACCCAGTGCTACCGCGAGGAGGTTTTGTTTTTAGCACCGCAGCCCCGCTGGGATTCGAACCCAGAACGACTCCTTCAAAGGGAAAACGGTTTTAGAGACCGCCGTGTTAACCATTACACTACGGGGCAATAAACTCCTTAATTCAACTTACGGAGTTTTCGCTTCATCTTATTAATGAGACGCTGATTCATAACTTCACCATGGGAATACAATTTCGCAATGCGATTTTCATAATGCTCTTTAGTGCGACAAATCATAATTTTTCTCCTTAAATTGAATTTATGGTTCGGAGAGGGTTATCTGCGTCATCTAGACCCAATTTTTTCATTCATTATATATTCTTTCAGAGTAGCAAATTCTTAATCAAATATATAACTTAGCAGAACTCCGATGGCACGGCCGGCTGGACTCGAACCAGCAGATGCAGGAGTCAGGGCTCAAAAGTTGGACTTGCACCAACATTCTCGGTTTTATAGGACCGGAAGCCTACTAACAGAACTTATATAATACTACTTAACCCCGTCATATTATATAATCCATTTAACTGATTTTGAGAAAGTCCTGTGCCTTACCGATTTGGCGACGACCGTATAAAAACAAGACACCAAAGAATTTCAATCAATTCATTTCATCTATTTGTCGATTAATTCTCTCTTACCCCAAACAGACTACACCTTCGACAGGTAATCAAAAGTTATTGATAAAACAATATCTCTGTTATCTTCTATTATAGAAAAGAAAATTCGCAGTTTGTGGTGTCTTTGATATATTTAAAACACGAACGCTGTGCTTAACCATTACACTAATTACAGCTGATTATTGGAATCGAACCAATCCTGCGTTCGGTGGTACGGGATGAGGGACTTGAACCCACGACCTCCTGAATGTAGGTCAGATGCGCTACCAGCTGCGCTAATCCCGTATAAGCAACTCAATTAATAAAAGTTGCTACAAAATCCTTTTCAAGCATATACATAGGAGCAGAAGCAAGACCGCCATCATCAATCTTACAATACAGAATAATATCTTCCGCATCGGGATTAGAAGCGCGGGCAATTGCTTTTACAAGCTCCTTATTGTCAATGGAATTATAATAGCAACCAAAATCAACAGAAGTTTTTTTCATTTTTTATCAATTCCTTTCTTAACTTTCTATATATATTATATTATATTTTTTATAAAAAATCAAAAAAGTTATTTCAAACTAGACACGTTAGAAAACATAATTTCAAGTTATGTGCGTTAACCAATTTCGCCAAAACCCCAATTGGAGTTTACAGGATTTGAACCCGTATACCTTTCTAATGAAAGAATTGCTGTATGTGTCTAAATGGTCCGAGTGGAGCGACTCAAACGCTCGGCCTCCTGAACCCTAGTGGCAACAATGAGATTCGAACTCATAACAGCTATTAACTGACCTCGGGAGCGACCCTCAGACATTACCATTCTGTCATCTTGCCAAATCAGGCGTTCTATCAACTGAACTACACCCGGAAATAAACTATATTTTTTATTTTAAACTAAATCAATTTCATCTAAAATAAAATTTTGTTTCTTTTTACAATGAACGCAATACATTGTTTTTCGATGTTTCTTTCCTTTGTAAGAAAATCTTTTAAAATTCTTAGCTTTAGGAGCGGTCATTTGTAAATGGCAAACAGGACAATGAAAATACCTTAATTGAAATTTCATTATTTATACCTCTCAATCAAGACGATTTTTTAAATCACAATCAAGTATCCTATTAATTAAACTACATTTAAAAATACAGTTAAGGTCCTGCACCACACATCCGATCTTTGTTCCCCACATATAGGAGTGGGTATGGCCTTTAGGCAGAATCGTATTTGTTATTAACTGCCCATGGTAGTCCGGGTGAGACTTGAACTCACGACCCTGCGATTATCAGTCGCATACTCTAGCCAGCTGAGCTACCGAACTATAAACAAGACTAAATTATCAATACTATTGCTCTACCAATTGAGCTAACTCCCGATGGCCGGGAGCGAAGGACTTGAACCTCCAACACATAGTTCCTTTTATGATAAAAATTGCTGTTTTAGTCTTTAATTTATATATTTATTATATAATATTTTTTTATAAATGTCAAAAAGTTTTATTAAGTAGTTAAAAACGCATTATAACCTTTTGATTTTAAATCGTTAATTACTTTTATAGCATTTGCTTTGGCAGAAAAAGCACCGACTTGAACTTTATAATACTTACCAATCTTACGAATATAAGCATTTTTATAACCTGCTCCAATAGTATCAGGTAATGCTTTAATTTTCAATAAGAAAGCATCAGCATTAGATTTAGATCCAAAAGCACCAAGTTGAACACGATAAATAATTTGTGGTTTAAGATAAATAGCCATTACATTATCGACTGCGCGGTTGCCCCAATCTTTAGTGATACAAGTTCCATTATGAAGAACTTTTGTGCTACCACCGCCATCAAGGTTAATTGCATAATCAACTTTTAATGCTAAAAGTAAATTCTACATTTCCGCGAATGCCATACCTGGCTTTTCAATAGCAATTAAATAAATATTAAATTTATTATATGCTAATACTGTTCTACGGGCTTTATAATTTAACTCTTTAGCATAAGTAATTTGAGCTTTTTTACCAGCTTTAATTAATACTGGATAACCACTAACAAAATCTTCAAACTTTTCTGTTCCAATTATACCGTATTTCAATTCACCATTAATGATACCAAAGCCTTCTTTATAAGAAGAAGTGGAATTAATGATTATACCATTGTCCATATAATTAAAACAAGTGCCACCATTATCCATGCTAAAGAAACCACCATTAGTTAAAATAGTAGGTTTAACCGCACAACTATCATAGTATTGCTTTAAAGTCTAACGCGGTTGAGCACATAATGCCATATCCAACTTACTAATTTCTTCTTTTGGAATTTCAATAATTTTTACATATGAATAATTGCTTGGAGAATATATTTTCATCAAATCACCTTCCTTAATATTTTTAAGGTTTCAATGAGTCTTATTAATGAAATATACCCTCGATTGGTACGGCTACTGGGACTTAAACCCAGATTATGACAGCTTAGAGGGCTGGTGCCATATTCAATTAGGCGATAGCCGTAAATTTATCTACAAGACTCTTTATTCTTCTTAATCCCACATTAAGCGCTTATTGCAAGCAAAAAAATTGCTGTATGAGTCTTTATTCAGTTAAGAAAGGAAATACCATGACAATGGTAGGGGTAGATGGGATCGAACCATCAATTCCTCAATTATAAGTTGAGAGCCTTACCGATTTGGCCATACCCCCATACCATTTATATCTCTTCAGTCTTATTTTTAAATCTTTGACTATTTAGATACTTATAATTGGGAGTCAAAGAATGACAATTAGGACACAATAATTCTAAATTATTCAAATCATTGTGAGTTCTATCGCCATCTTTATGATGAATCTCTAAAGGACATTTCCCAGTTGTTGGATTAATTTCTCCCCAACCACACTTCTAACATTTATTATTATATTTTTTGAAAAGATAAGTTCTAATAGAATCAGAAATTTTAGTAGCATTTCCACTTTTCTTTAAACCACTTTCTTCTCCATTAGCAACTTTTTCAATATATTCTTTTCTTTTATATTCCTACTAACAAGCGTTAGAACAATATTTATACTATCCTTTATGTAATTCTTTACCGCAATTTAAACAATATTTTTCTTTAACTTTTCCTGTAGTATTGCAAATACATCCGCACGACTTTGTAGCTCCTCTTGTTAAATTGCCGGTTTTTATTTCTTTCTAATTTCCACAATCACATTGACATAACCAATAAGTACTTCCATTACGACTTGGTGCTTTTTTAAGAGCAACTAATCTTCCAAATCTTTGACCAGTAATATCTAAAGCATTAGGCATATTTATATAACACTCCTTTTATTTTTCTTCTATTATATATAAATATACTTACTTTTAAACTAAAAATTTAAGTCCAAAATTTTTCTAATGATTAGTTTAAGAAACCCGCGATTTCAACCAATAAACAGACATTCGTTCATTAGGCTGATTTGTCATTTCACCTTTTGGCCCTAAAATTTCAGGATAAGGCCAAATATATTCATTAGCAGTTTTTTCATCAGGAAATTCAACTTCTGCGTAGCAAAATTTTCCATCAACTTCGCTAACCTCAATCAAACAATTAGGATTATAAATATCTTCGACCATATAATAATCCTTGATAATAGGATTATAACCTTCATGTCGAGTTTTCTTAATCATTTCATAGAAGTCTGCGGAAATTGGTGTTTCAATTTCTTCACGAGAAAGACCATCACCATATTTATAAGTCATCTTATAATCAACTTGATTGGTTTTAAGATTAATAGCCTTCCGCACTCGGATCTCTTCAAGCACTTTACCATCATTATCAAAGTCAATCATAAGATAGATTTGTTCAATTTTCTTATGACGAACACTTTTTTCCTTCATCCAAGAAGGGATATTTTTAATATCAAACTTACGTTCGATTTCCATCTTTATACTCCTTTAACTCTTGGAAATAAGTAAGAATCTACTCATTTTTATCAATAATCTCTGGACTATAATTATAATACTTCATAGAAGCAATCTAATCTTTCCATTCAGCGATTAACTAATCTATAGTATAATTCATGATTTCACCTACTTACTATTGGGGTGACTGACGGAATTCGAATCCGTGACATTCTGAGCCACAATCAGACGCTCTACCAACTGAGCTACAGCCACATGGTGCTTTTGGTGAGACTCGAACTCACATGAACTTTACGCCCACTAGATTCTTAGTCTAGCATGTATACCAATTCCATCACAAAAGCATTTTCTTATTTTCATATATTTATTATATAATATTTTTTTTATAAAGTCAAAAGGGCCGATGTAAAGTATATTCACTTTACATCGGCCGTCGCGTTAATAAAGATATTGTTCAAGAGTGTTTGCGACCTTAGTTAAAACAACAGACTTAATTACGCGCTCATTTTTAGCCTTTTCAATAGCTTCCTTACGCTTTTCAGCATCAGTAATCGTCCAAAAGTCATCAGGATCAATGTAAACTTCAACCTTTTTCGGATCAGCTGTAATCATACCCTTTTCAATCTTAATCGAATCAGGAGTCAAGGCATAACGAATAGTCTTACTATCTGAGGCATAACCATCATACCATCTTTGATGATTGGTATTAGGATTGTTAAACAAATTAACTGAAGCACCATAGGTATTATATACATCACCATTTACCGTAGTAATAGTGATATTGAAACGAACATTGGAAGTCTGAGAGATATTAAGGTCTTCAAGAGTTTCTGCCACACCATAACCCTGATTAAGTTCAAAAGCAATCGCTCGAAGATAATCATAAGTCATATTAACAGTGCGAGAAAAATTCACAATATCCTTAATACCATCTGCGTATTTAGGCTTAACCTTATCAGTCAAATACTCAACGATCTCTTCCTCAGTTGGGAAAGTAATCTTAAAATGATAATGGAAACGACCAGGTCTATTCAAAAGATAAGTGCTAAGTCGATCAACTTCATTACAAGTAATGACAAAAAGCTTCTTACCATTATCAAGACCATCAAAAAGAGAAAGCATTTCTTCCTGCGGAGAGGGGCCCGCATGGTCGTCAGAGTTATTAGAGAAATTCTTTTCAAACTCATCAAAAATAATTACGACTTCTTGCTCGATACTGGAAATAAAATCTGCGATACCAGGCATATAAGTATTAGCCAAAAGGACAGGATATCCGTTTTCAATAGCGTGATGAGAAAGAATACGAGCAAACAATGACTTACCAATACCCTTCTGACCACTTAAAATAACACCAAGATTACGGTCTGAATACTTAAAAGAATTAAGCACCTTATTGACTTTAACTTCGTGATTACCATAAATTTTTTCCTCATTGACCGCAAGATCTGGACGAGAAGAAAGATAAAAACCTGCCATCTTACTAAAGCAGACTTCAAAAGACATAAGCGGAAGTCGCTTATAAGTCTTAACGTCCTCGCCATAAATCTGATAGCGAGAACCAGCGTTTACAATATTCATACTTAATCCTCTTAATTTAAAATTTAATGGCGAAGGAGAGAGGATTCGAACCTCCGGGCCCCAAATGAGGCCAACACCTTGCTATAAAATGCTTATACCTTAAATACCTTCTCAAATGTATAATCTTTCGCCCAAGAAATATTTGAAGAGTTAATTGATGACTCAAATCTCAAAACTTTCTTAGAAGAAGTTTCTTCCACGGGGACTACATATACTTGATTGTCCCAAAATGTAGCAAAATAATCAATATCATTTTTGGAATAACAAGTTGTTTTACCATTAGAAGTACCGGTTGTCTTAAATTCTATTGCTTTTCCTGTATTTTTTGTATAAAGATGAGATGTTTTAACTTGAACTCTTACCAATTTACCATTTATATCCCATATTTGATCATATCTATTTTTATCTCCAAAAGGAATTGAAACAGACACACCTTTCTTAGTTACATAAAGCAATACTTCTAATTCAGTTGTTTTTCCTAAAATATTTGTATCCATATTTTTTAGTATAAGTTTTCATAGCAGGGTGCCGCATTCAACCAGCTCTGCCACTCCTTCATAATATATAAATAGAATAATTTACTGCTTAAACAGATGATATCCTCGTTTAAACCATACCACACCCTCACCCAACGCCTCAATTATTCTATTTATTTACACCTATATATAATTAGCTTAGGCTTAATACTATATCCACAATAACTACGCCAAGTGCGATAATTACTAAAAATATAATATTTTCTATCAGGTTTAATATTACCAAATAAATTTAAAACTCTCAGTCCTTGCTTATAATGAGAAGTTTTATTATTCACTTGATAATTGGCCCAATCAAGAATTTCTTGACCGCTAAAACAAGGATTTTTATAGCTTAAAATATTTTTCATATCCTACCTCCTCTGCTTTTCTGGACTTGGAACCAGCCTATGGTAGCATTAGGTAGGCGACCGCACTTATCGTTCGCTAGGACAAAACTCGCGCTCATCGCCAAAGATCAAATCATCAATATCTTTAAACATATCAGACAATCCTCCTTTTTTATTTATTTTTATGAAACAAAATAGAGAGTAGAAAAACAATTCATTTCTATGGAAGTGAGAGAAAACAACAATCTATATATCAAACGAAAGGGGAAATCAAACAGAAAGATAAGTAAGAAAATGAACTAGATGTAAAAGACTCTCTCTATTATATAGTCTTTTGTTTCTATATATAGTTAATATATATAGAAGAGTAGCCTTTCTAACAGGCATCCCAACAGCCTCGAGCAGCAAAGAGGTTCCTCATTTGTTGGTCTTTTGGTGGGCGGAGACAGAATCGAACTGCCGACGCTAGGATCTTCAATCCTACGCTCTACCAGCTGAGCTATCCGCCCATAATATTTATATTGCTACGATTCCCGATTCTCCACGTAGTCATTCTTCCTTTAAAACTGACTAAAAGAATGTGATATTTTATTTATCGTACTACATCAACAATATAAATAGAACAAGACGCTATAAACAATCTTAAGCATATGTATTTTGTACATTGATGTTTTAAAGTTTGCTGTTAGCGCCTTAATTATTCAAAAAGAAAGGAAAGATAAATTATGCGTTTGCGGGTTCCGCGTTCTTTGGTCTGCGGAACTTTACATAACGCTCACCATCATATCGGGACATCCAAATGATTGTGCCATCCTTAAAATGGAAATCATAAGTAAAATCCTTATCCTGTTCATCAACCTGATGGCAAAAGCCCTTACCGTACTTCTTAGAATAAACCTTGTCGCCGGGCTTAAACTTAAACTTCATTTAGATATCTCCTTTTGGATTATTTTAATTTACAAGACACAAATGAAATATTTGTTGGAATTGAACCAACTACAATTTGTTTAACAGACAAATACTCTACCAATGAGTTAAAATACTTTCAATAGAAAATGATTGCTGTGTGTGTCTTTATTACTGTGATACCTCTTAAAAGAGGGCTTACAGCGTTACGCCTAATATTTACTTCTTCATAGTCCCACCGTTAGTTTAAACAGAGCATACCATCGTGAAGGTGTGTGGTGACATTTTATGCTCCTTGCGGAAATGGGAGTCGAACCCAATATCGCGCAGGTTATGAGCCTGGCATGATAAATCCGTTTCACTCTTCCGCAATGGTCGGTCAAATTAGAATCGAACTAATATCCCTTGTCTTATGAGAACAATGCTCTGCCAATTAAGCTATTGACCGAAAATGGGATAGATATAATATTCGCGACCATTATATCTATTGGACTTTCTAACCCATCGTCCCAAAATTCTTAATAGACCTCATCAAATGGCCAACTTTTGTAGAGGCTTTTGTGCGACCACCTGCGCACTTACATAGACATAAGAATGATGCCAACGTATGGCGACCCAGGCGGGGCTTGAACCCGCGGTCTTAGCCGTGACAGGGCTACGTGATATTCCAACTTCACTACTGGGCCATATGGTACTCCTGGTGGGATTCGAACCCAACGACTCTAGCGTGAAAGGCTAGTGACTTAAGCCCACTTGTCGACAGGAGCATGTATATTACTTTTTGTTAAAGAAGAAGTATAACTCCTCCAATTATTGTTTAACTAATTAAATTAGGTGGTGGCCTCGGCCAGAATCGAACTGACATTATTAGATTGAGAGTCTAATTTCCTAATCCTTTTAGAAGACGAGGTCATATTTAAGCACATCTATCATAATCTTGATTTTTGTGCTTTTGTTTTCGCTTAAATGAGCCTTTACCTTTCTTCGCAGGAACTTTAAATCCTCTGCGCCGAAACAATTGAAGATATTCATTAAGTTCTTCTTTGTTCTTTTTCATATAACTTTTATTCACGGTATTCATCCTCATCTTCATAAAGGGAAAGATCCTGATAAGCAGCATATTCATCACTCTGAATCTCGCAAGCATAGCTTTCATAGTAATCATTATACATAATTTAAATCTTCCTTTCTTAACTTTCTATAAATATTATATTATATTTTTTATAAAATGTCAAAAGATTAAAAGACCAACCAAAAAGCGATATTTGTTAACGATGGTCGCCACTCCACCGCCGTCAATATTCATAAACACTTACCATTTCTACACTAACCTACTAATTAAAGGAGGTGACTGGTGCTTCGAGAGAGACTTGAACTCTCACCATCCATTCGGATAATCGGGTTTGAGCCGATCGCGTCTGCCAATTCCGCCATCAAAGCATAACTAAGAGGATTTTTAAGAAGAACCCTCAAAACTTCTTTCTAATCTAATGGAAGTTTTAAGAAGATCTTCCAACTTCTTTCTAATCTAATGGAAGTTTTAAGAAGATCTTCCAACTTCTTTCTAATCTAAATCGCACTTTAGGGCGGCCGTCCCTCCGCGGCATCACGGTAAATATACTATAATTTTTTATCCAAAAAAAGGTTATAAGCCAAAAAGGGATAATTATTTAAGATATAATTATCAAGACTACGCTAACTGCTCAAATTTTCTCTTCTTAGTGGGAAAAACTTTCTTAGCGCTGAAACCAAAATCACTATTAGCATTTTGTATATATTATCTTATTGTATATAAGTTTTATTAATATACCTTATCTATTATATCATTTAGTATATTGTATTAATGTTTAATTAATAAGATAATATTTCTGGCTGCTTTTATCACCAATCATATAATTGGTTATATTGGGCAATGCTCCCAAACTTGCGGTTTACTTAACCGCCGTGCTTACTCTTTACACCATATAACCATATAATGGTGGACCTCGTGAGAATCGAACTCACCTGATTTTCTGTGTGCAAGACAGACGACCACGCCATGCAGTCCCGAAGCCCGGAATGCGACTTATTTATGTATAGATGGAGTCGCCAACCACCTGCGTTCAAAGTCCGCAAGCCTTCAACGCATTCCCAGGGAGGGGTTGGTGCTGGAGAAAGGACTCGAACCTTCAGATTAATGATCCTAAATCATTCGTCTATGCCAATTCGACTACACCAGCAAATAAAGAGTTTTATAACCCACATCGCGAAGATTCGAACTTCGTCAACCGTTAGGACTCGAACCAACTTTTACTCTTTTGGATTCCCAGAACCCATAGCCTTAATTAATGTGAGTATAGCCACTACTTCACAATAAGTTTTACTTCGCTTCCTTATATTTAGTCGGGCGTTTTCCGCAAGCCACATACTCTTTCGATCGGTGGTAGTTTAAACTTACAAAATCCGTGTTAACGCCCCAATGGCGGGAGAGATAGGATTCGAACCTATGACATCTTGTTTAACAGACAAGCGCTCTAACCAACTGAGCTACACTCCCATAAAAGAAGGACTTTTTAAAATCCTTACTTTATATATTTATTATATTATATTTTTTTTAAAAAATCAACTTTTCTCTTTTACCCAAGTTTTTTTATTTTCTTTTTCTTTCTTCATCTTATATAAATATTATATAATATTTTTTATAAAATGTCAATAAGGTCTTTAAATTGGCATTAAATCATCTTCTGAAAGAAGCCACTTTTCACCATGCTCATCAAGGACTTCAATCTGATAATTTAATACTCGAATGACAGTGCATTTAAGATACTGTCTACGATAACAACGACCGCGATAAGGGACAAAACAATAAGAATTACCAACTTCAATATTCATTATTTATTTTCTCCTTTCTCAACTTTCTATATATATTATATTATATATTTTTAATAAAATCAAAAAAGTTCTTTTTGTTTAAATAAATTAAATGGCACCAGGGGTACGAGTCGAACGCATTACCACGAGATTTGGAGTCACGCCCCAGTCCCTCCGGGATTAAGGTTCCCCTGATAAATTTTTATTTTTTCCAGCATATGTATCAGTCTAAGAATGACAATTAGGACATAAAAATCTTAAATTTTCAAGTCTATGATCATTATTTTTACCATTCTAATGATCTAATTGTAATGAAATTGGTTCGCCCATCCATTCATTAATACCACAACGAGCACATTTATATTCAAGATAGCCTTCTTTAACTAATCTTGTTTTTAGACGAGCGATATTTTTATAAGTAGAATTTTCTATTAAAATTTCATCAAGAGAATATTTAACATTTGGAGCAATAACTTTTTTCTTGTTTCCAAAATGACTAATATCACAAGATAATTCCTAAATTCTTTCTTTAAGAATATCAGTAGATGAACCTCCACGAGTTCCTAATCCTAATTGCCTTAAACAGTCTGAATAGCTATCAGAATTTTCTACAATATTACGAAATTCTTCATCTGATACTGAATAAATTTTACTTTTTCTTGGCATATAATAACCTCCTAATTTTACTATTATATATAAATTTTCAGTAAAATACTTTTATTTCTTTTGACCAGTATTTTACTGAAAATTTTGCCAAGATTTTACTTAACAAGACCTTAACTTTGTCCGGAAAATGGATTTGAACCATTAACTTAATCTTGAAGGATTATGACCTAACCTTTAGTCTATTCTGGAAGTTATTTTTGCTGTAAAGGTCTTTCTTTATTTTATAAATATATTATATATTATTTTTTTAAAAATGTCAAAAAATTTTTAATTAGTTATTAATTTCCATGTTGTGCTATTTATTTTTACATATACTCTACTGTCAGGATGAGCCATATAATAAGTTAAATATACTGAACTATTTGCTGTACTATCACGATAAGGCTTAACATATATATAATAAGTAGTTCCAGCAGTAACTTTATAACAAATACCAAAATTAGCTCCAGTACCGCCATATTTTTTTGCATAATCATCATCACTAACTAAAATATTAGAAGAAGGCTACCCACTACTATTAAGAGAAGTAATATTTGATGTTAAATATCCATAAGTGTCTATCGAAGAATTAGAATAAACAATAAAGTCCCCTGAAATAGTAGGAGTAAAAGAAAAATATCGACAAGTGCTTGGAGATAAAGTCCAAGAAGAGGTGTTCTATTTGTTATAAGTGGGAGCAGATATTGACACAGTAGAATAAGCCCAATTTGCTATAGACTAAATAGTAATTCTTATATAGCCATTTCCACCATGACCTGTTTCAGATGACCCTGTTGGAGAAATAAATGAAGAATTACCTGCGATAGTTGATGCAGAAGTTAAATAATAGTTACTATTTAACAAACAACCAGAAGGATAATTAGAAGCGGTTGATGAAGTATATACATAGCCAGAACCGCCAGCCCCAGCAACTCCATATGATCCTGCTCCGCCACCATACCAGCCACCGCCGCCTCCACCGCCTGAACGGTCACCACCTCCACTATAATTACCACCTTGACCGAAAGATCCAGTTAATCCAGTGTAAGAGCCAGGATTAGAAAAAGTTCCTGCCCCAGTCTAATTACCTCCAGAAGCAGTACCGCTAGACCCAGAAGAATTAGCTGAAGAAGATCCTCCTAATGTGCCCCCTCCGTATCCTCCAATATAAGTAGTTTCATTGGCTCCGGCTCCTCCGCCACCTCCTCCGGCAACGATTACGCGGGCGTAAAGAGAGTCTGTTTTTATTCTAATATCAGAAGCTCCACCGCCACTACCAGAATTATAGTTACTACTGCCTTCAGCAATACCCCCACCATTAAAAACGGTTGTTTCTACTCTATCATATCCTTTAGACCCTGTATATAAAAATAAGACAGTATTTTCTGCAAGCGTTATATTTCCATAACTATATCCACCCAATCCGCCTATATTAGCAGTCGGATTTCCAGTACCGCCCTATGCGCCCCAGCATTCTAATTTATAAGTACCTTTTGGAAGAGTAATAGATTTATAAGTTCCACTATAAGGACAATTTAATATATCTCCTGTTTTTAAAGAAGAAGAAGAAGGAATTGAAGAAGTTAAGTCATAGGTTGCCATGTAGTTATTCCTCCTTTCCAAGTCGTATTATCTATTTTTGTGTATATCGCTTTAATGGGAGCATAAGTATTAGAATTGATTTTTACATTTAATGGTGATAATACAGTAATGCGAATATATCCCTACGTCCCTCCAGGATTAGTTCTATTATATCCCATTGTAGTAGAAGCATTTGTTAAATAATAGTTACTATTTAACAAACAACCAGAAGGATAATTAGAAGCGGTTGATGAAGTATATACATAGCCAGAACCACCACCATTATAAGTTCTATAATCAGCAGAGCTATCACTAACATTAGTAGAAGCACCACCACCATACCAGCCGCCGCCACCACCACCGGGGCCATAATTATAATTAGTAGACCCGCTGGCGCTAGCACCTTGACCAAAAGATCCATTTGTTCCTGCTTTAGTCTATGTAGCCTTATATTCTTCAACCGCAGAGTTACCCGTCAATCCGCCACCCTATTTAATAGAAGAATTACTTTCTCCTGCTCCACCACCACCTCCACCGGCAACGATTACTCGAGCATAAAGAGAATCTTGACCTATGCGAATGTCGGAAGCTCCTCCACCCCCTCCCCCTGAAGTATAAGCAGAAGTATACCATCTAATTCTGGAGCTACCTCCTCCATTAAATCCACCATTAACTACCTTACCTTTTTCACTATCACTTGAATAGCTACCCTAACCTCCGGTGTATAAATAAATAGAAGTAGGAGTTGATAAAGAAAGAATTCCTGTAGAATATCCTCCTGTTCCACCCCAATAACTATTTTTTGAACTTGCAGGAGTATAAGTAGTATTATTTTCTTGTTTCTAAATCTAAAAATAAACTTCTTCACCAGTTTCTGAATTTGAGCTATCTTTAGTATAAGTCATTACGATAGTAGATCCTGATGATAAAGAATAACTACCTGCGGTAGTAAGAGAACTTGATCCAGAAACCGCATTTAAAACTGTAGTTCCTCCAACAGTTAAAGTAACTTTATCATAATTTACTTCAGTTTTATAATAATATGAAATTTTATAAGTCCCCGCTGAAGTACAAGTTAATGTAGTTGTGGCAGTACTTGAATTTATTCCTCCATTAGTAGCTATCCAGTCATTTCCATCTTGACGAAAATAATAATTTGGATCATTACTAATGTTAAAATAACTAGTTGCATTACCACTTCCTATATATATCCATGAAGTTGTTGTTGATGACGTTAAAGATCCCGAATAACCAATTCCGCCATAAGCTCCCCAACATTCCAATTGATAGTTCCCCGCTGGAAGTTTTATTGGATTTACAGCTCCTGAATAGCCACTATTAACAATATCTCCTGGAATAAATTTAATAGAAGAATAATCAGTTATAGAAGTTCCAGAAGGATTATAAATATTTGGCATTTAAATTCCTCCTCTATTAAGTGAAATACTAAATCCAAATATCTCCAACATTTCCGTCTGAAGCGGTGGGAGCAGAAGTGGATACTTTAATATTTCTTAAAATATTATTGTTTAAATAAGAAGAATTAGTAGTGACAGATAAATTAGATCCCATAGAACCATTAGTAATCTAAGCTAAGTCTAATCCTGGATTAATGGGTAAAATATAATCACCACTGGATGACCCTAATTGTATCTATCCGATAAATGCTTCATCTTTATATAGAAAATTTGCTTCTACAGCAGTATTCTAATGCCAACATCCTAATCCATTATTAGAATGTTCTTTTTTAATATAATATTGAGTTAATTTTAATGCTCCTAAATTATTTATATTTATTGTTATATTAGTAATTGGATTTGTCGCAACATTATTCATATTTGGAATAAGGCCAATAATCATTCCGTCTTTATATTCTTTAATAGATTTTGCGGTTCCTATGTAAGTTAATCCATCAGTAGAAGTAATTGGAATAATTTCTAAACTACCACTTCCACTACGCATATGTTCTATTGCTTTTGGAATTGCCATTTAAATGACCTCCTTATAAATTTTATTATTTCTATAAAATTTAAAAATTTATAGGTAAGTCATTAATTTAATTTGGTTAAATAAAAAAAGAGTAATGTCAAATGACATTACTCTTTAGATTAACTTAATCCCAATCTTGCCTTTAAATCGGCAATATTTTTCTTTTCATCTATAGTGATTTCAATTGGGGTTTCTCCACCTGCGGTTGCCCCATCTTCAAAATTCAAAACATTTGAATCCGCGGTTGCGCCTACTTCACCGATCGGAGTCTTTGGGCACGTCATACTAATAGCAATCTGAATTCGCTCACCATTTTCATTAGCCCAAAGATAATACTTTTTATCTCGCTCGCCGATCCAATCAGCGCCAAATACTTCCGCCATTTTCTTAGCGATTTGTTCCTTAGCTACTGCGCCTTTAGCCATATCTAATTCTCCTTAACTAAAATTATGTATAAAGTCTTTTAAAGACCTAAAATTATTAACTTTTTCTTCACCAGCATCTCTAAAGCACCAAGGACATAAATACATATCAGTTCCTTTATGATAGTGAATATCTTCTGTATAATATAAATTATTACAACATTCGCATCGTTTACAATAAGTATCCGCACAACTATCGCAAACTAATTCATTCTCATCGCCTACGGAATTTGCTTCATCAAGAATTATACGAGAACCGCAACAAGCGCAATACCCATAGTTATCGTCTTCGTTTACTCCATAACTGAATTCACAATCTCCGCATCGCATATATTCTCCACTTTCGATTACAGTTTTACTGCATTGTAAGCAAGGAACATCACCACCAATAGACCAATGAGGAAGATCAGTCTCCAATGGATAATAATACAATTTTAAACTGTAAATAGGTAAATAACAAGAGGAATAAAGCAAATCATTATATTGAAGAGTATGCTCGCCAATATCTCCAACAATATCACCAATAGGATATAAACGAGATAAAATAGGAATCCATGTTTCAGATAATCCGATAGTTTCTTCACCAAAAGAAGTAATGCTCATCCTATTAGAGACAGTGTTAATACCTCCATCTACCCAATCACGCAACTGAAAAGTCTTATCAAAAGTATTGATAATATCTTTAATCTTAATTAAAGCATTAGTTGTCATAAAAGGATATTGGCGACCAGCCATCAAACCGCGTCGTTTGTCTTCCATATAAAGAAGCATACGCCATTTCTTAGAATTCCAAAGAACGTCTTCAGGGAAATGCGGAAGTTTCTGGTTCTCCGCTCCGCGCAAATAGCAAATAAAAGTGCTCCTATCTACCATGTAAGATAAATTTCCTGCTCTATATTCACCATCAAGCGCGTGGCAAGAACGCCAATTATAAGTATTTTCACTTACGCTTAAAAAATCCAAAGGATGAACTGAAAAACATAATGTTCCTTCAATCTTATCCTCTTGGATAATACGACTTGCATAATTTTGAATATCTTCCAAAGAGCGCGGATTTTCTTCAAAATACTTAAAAGCCTTAACTAATTTCATTCCTCTTGGAATCTTTTTATCCTTATAAAAATAAGTATCTATAACTGTATTGTCAAAGAATCCTTCTTTATTTACTGAAATAAAATCTTTTAAGTCTTCATTATTATAAGTATAATTAATTGTTTCAAGAAACTCCTCAAGACGATGTTCTTTAGTTTTATCATCTAAGGAAAAAGATACCTTTTCCGGCCATTCATAAATTAAATGACCGTGGAAAAATTTAATTAAGTCTTTTTTGGCTTCGAGGAACCTTTCGAATAGTTCTTCTGTTTTTGGATTACTGATTCCTTGGGAGTAACTGATGACTTTGTTGAACTGTTCTCTAATGCTTTCGATGTCGAAGTCATATGACATTTGACTAATCCTCCAATACAATCTTTACAATACTCGCTGTGTGGGTTCGCAGGGTCAATTTCAAATGCCTCTTCACACTCCGCACACCATTCAACATTACTGGGAATACAATCAGGACAATAAAAACATGTATGTCCATCTAATCCCTTTACTGGAAATGTTTCATATTCACTAAATAACTGACCGCATCCTCTACAATGAACGTAGAATCCATCGCCATCAGTTGGAAAATTCTTACAAATATTATCAAACCAAATGTTATGATAATTACGATAATACTCAAAATTAGGGATATCTTTCTCTTGGAGCATGCGGATTACTTTATTAATCGTATCAAAAAGAGCACTCGCATTTAATGTTTCAACATGACTATGTTCATTCTTGTATCCAACTGAAAGATTTACACCACAAATTTTCCATTCAGGACATAAAACACTAATATCACTAAACGTGCCAAAATCCTCTACAAATCCAAAAGATTCAATGTAATCAATGAATTTAGGATTGTAAAGGTCATAAAATACACAATCATTTGTGCCTTGTCTATCCAACTGAATAATATATTTCAGATCAGGAAATGGACACTCAAAATATTGTAATACTAATGCTTCGGCACCTAATCCACCAATTTCTTCATCAGTGGTAAAAATAATAGAAGGGCGCAAAGATGTATTCCTCAAAATATGAAGAATCGCATATACTCCTGCTCTATCATCTGCGCCAAGACCTTCAGGCGACCAAAGCACATTTTTTCTTGTGTCATAATATAAATCTTTAACCGGTTTCTCAAATACAGTATCAAGATGAGCCACTAAGGCAATCGGAATATCGCCAACCGCACAAATATACTCTTTAGTAATAACTACTTCAGTATATTTAGATTTTAATACATCGGCAACATATTCCCTTAACTCGTCTTGTGTCGAGCGAACCAGATATTCAAATAACCAAAGTTCATTAGTTTTAAAACCTCTCACAGTTTATTCTCCTATCTTTTATCTTATATTTATATTATAACATTATTTTTTTTATTTGTCAATTGAGTCCTCTTCCGCCTCGGGGATAGGATTATTCTGCTTACTTGCTTGAACGGCTTTATCTATAACACGAGAGAATATAAATGCGGTTTCACAATAATGGCACGTCCCTTGTCGTTGACAGCGCTGACCGCAATTGATGCGGTTGGGGCCAAAATCTTCGGGGATTCCACGATTATCCGCATTATAATTTAGATTGGTTAATAAAAGATTTAGATTACCTTGCCAATGACCACTTTGATAGATATCCAAAAGCACAGCTTCTTTGGAGAGTGCGGGCTCGTCAAATTCTAAAGTTGAGACATATGTTCCATAATAATCTACGTCTTCCGGTCGGACGTAGGAACCGCATATCCCATTTTCTCTTGGAAGGTTATCGTCATAGCATTTATTTGCAATCATACGAATTGGAACTTTTGCTTGCTGATTTAATTGTCTCAAATCAAACGTAAGCGGTGCTCCAATGAAAAGTTCGCTAACTCCAAGATCAAGTAGAACGCGGACTTCTGCCCATGTCGTAGCAGGATAAGCGAAATAATACTTTACATCAATATTACATCCATTACGAGTAAGCATATCTTCAAATGCTACAATAAGATCGACTTTATCCTTAAAGGAATCAATCTCTTCCCAATTCACTTCTTCGTTTTTGCGGATTCTGATAATATATCGCTTATTAGGGAATTTCTAAATCATATCATACATAATGTTTATATCATTATAATTAACCATAAGCTCATCAGCTTTCTCGCGGACAACATCAGGTTGACGCACGGAAACACAATATTTCAAATTATATCACTCCTTTATAATATAATTATAACAAAAAACTCCAATTTTGTCAAGAAAATTCTAAACGGCTTTTTACTTTTGGACTTTCGGTATATGCAACCAGCACCGGTCGGAGCAGATAACAAGAAAAAATGGACTGAAAATTTTTCAGTCCATTTAATCATTTAATTCTTAGTCCTCAGCGACAATCTTGCGATAAGCCACTTTCTTGGAAGCCTTACCGCCATCAGCGCCCGGGACAGAAACCTCAGTCTTCTCCGCGCGGTTCTCGCTCACAAGAGTGCGAAGTCGATAGCTTGCCTTCTGCGCAGAGACACTCTCATCACCGAGAGCCTTGACGATCTCAGGGATGGTCATAAATTCATCGTCATAAAGAACATTATAAATCTGCTCAGTCAGCTCATCGCCCTCAGCACGCTTGGCGGCCGCACGCTCCTTAGCCTTGGCAGTCTTCTTATCAAGCAACTCAATCTCATGCTCGCAGAATGCGATCACGTCATTGGGATCATACTTGATCTCACCAGTGTGCATAGCTCCGATAATCGCGGTCAGATAATCGCGCTTAGATACTTTAATTTCATTAGTCATAATTTTTACCTTAACCTTTCATAAATAACAATTTTATTTTTAGGAAGTATCTCTTCCTTTACCTTACATAAATATTATATATTATTTTTTTTAAAAAATCAAAGAAGGTCTTTGATTTGGGTTAGTGCCATTCACCCAAGAAATAAATTCCTCTTCATTAATGTCAAAGAGATCTCTGCCCTTTTCAGTGAGAGTTTCTCCATCGACATAATAATTAGAGCGCCAACCGTCTCTTTCTTCTTCAATTTCACCAGTGAAGAAGGTTTTTACTTTTTTATCTCCACAACAATCCCAACAAATATCCGCATAGAATCCAACTGGCTTCTTTTGGAATCGAAGACGGATTTGCTTCATATCATCATAATCTTTACGAACTTCACAACAAGGACAAACTTCTGTGCTTTCGTCATAACAATAAGCACAATAAGTTTTTCCATCGACATTATAAGTGTCATCGATATAAGCAATATCGCCACACTTATCGCACTTTACTGTACCCGAACAACTCGTGCAGATGGTCATTTCCGCATTATTCTCTCTATCATCGAAGAGAGAATCATCAAAAAGCTCTCCACAGCACATACACTCAGATTCACCCGAGTAGTTAAGATCAATGTTTTCGTCCGTAGGAATCTTAGTGGAAACATAAGCGTTATGGTCTGAGTAGATATCGTTATACATGAAATTGGTATCAAGATTGAAGTAAATACTTCTATCAAGCTCACCAATAATGTTATTACTGTAATTGTGAATTTGGTTCAAATACTTGGTATAAGGACCAAAGCCAAGATTCTGTTCAGCGAGCTTCTTGATCCAAGCGAGACAAATACTTTCAAGGTTATCATTACAATAAGGATAACCCTTGATACCAAGGATAAGACTTTCATCTACGATGAAAAGTTCACGCCAGCGCTTGCTGTTCCACATCACAGGCTTACCAACCTTATAACAAATTTCCATGTCCTTATCAGATTTAAGATAAGCCTCAAGGATAATGGGAGAATTCATCATCTCAACGGTTCCCTGACGATACTCACCACCGCCATTCTGCCATCTCATACAAGAATCCCAACCGCAATTATTATCACTCATAGTGATATAATCAAGAGGATGAACAGAAAGACAGAGTTCACCAGAAATATTTTTCTGATTGAGAAACTGAGAATGAGCGATACGGAACTTTTCATAAACATCGCGGTCAATCTCCAAAATATCACTCAGCTTACCAAGCATTTTACTAAGCTTCATGCCCTTATTAATCATAAGAGTTTTATTATTATAAGTGAATTTAAAAGATTCACCATCATAAATGTTAGACATTAAAGGCTCAACATCCAAAAGATTTGCCAGATTAAAATACTGAGTATTAGAAATGGTTGTTCTGAGATAAAGATCCCTTAACTTATTATTAAAGATATCTCGGAATTCGTATCCATCACCATTTCGACCGAAATAATCATAATAATCATCACTCATCTCTTCATAAGAACGAGAATAACTTACCTTACGAGAAATGATAAGATTATCTCCCAACATCTTATAAAGATTCTGCTTATTATAAGCCCAAAAGCGAAGAATATAGTCAAGAGATGCCTTCATATCGGAACTATCTCCGCCGAGGCCCGCAAAATTACGAATATACTCTTCAATCTTTTCGCAATCTTCTTTGGAAAGGAGCTCAAATAAATTAGCCATATCTTATCAACCTCTTTTTAATACCTTTCTTAACTTTATATATATATTATATTATATTTTTTTATAAAAATAAAGAAAGCCCTTTGCGGTCAATCAAAGGGCTTTCTTGCGAAAGGGGTTTTATTATATTTACTTACAATTATAAATTATAAGCAAATAACAAAATTATTCATTAGATGATAATAATAAATCATCTATTGTTAGAGTATCATACTTTGTATAAGGAATAATAATTAATGGAATATTATTTTTTTTAGCCCATTCAATTTTTAAATTATCTCTATACTAAGTATTCTCTATTGGTTCCCAATTATGAGTTTGTTCATAATGTTGTTTACCATTATACTCTATAAGATACTTATTGTCTACATAAAAATCAAATCTTAATAATTTACCAGTTTCAGGATTTTTACAAGTATCAAAAGTTTTTTCCTAAACAAATGGAATGTTAAAACTTTCTAAAATATTTTTAATTTTTAGTTCTCCATGAGAAATTCTTAAACATCCACAGCTTTGACTATCGCCTGATATTAAATTTTTTGAATTAAAATCTTTTATAGTCCCACAATCACATTTGCAAGTATATATTTTTAATTTTGGATTTGACTTTTCAATATTTAAATTAAGAACGGTCAATAACCCGAATCTCTATCCTACTAAACTTCTAAAAGAAGTTTCACTAGCCCTATCTTTTTGTAAACATCCACAAGATTGAGTATGCCCTGTTTTTAAATGATTAGTGGTAGTAATAACTTTATTACCACATTCACATAAACATTCCCACTTAGAGCTATTTTCTTGGCGTTTAATTACTGTTAAACGTCCAAATTTCTATCCTGTTAAATCTTCACTCTGATTAGCCAATCGAGTTTTTTCTTTTTGTAGGCATCCACAAGATCGAGTAGGATGATCAGCTTTGGTTAATTGACTTCCTACAACATCGCATTCATTTCCACAATCACATTTACAATGCCAAACAATTTTTGAATTTTTCCTCTCAGGCTATTCAAATAATACGGTTAGCTTTCCGAATTTCTATCCTGTTAAATCAATTTTTCTCATTACACATTCTCCTCATAGTGATATAGTAAAATATTTTTTCTTTCATACTATATCACTATGAGGATAGATTAATTTTTAAAAATTGTCCTTACTTATTCATTGTTCCCATAAGCATCATAGGAACAATCATGTCTTTCATGTCCTGCTTCCCATCCATAAGCATAAACATCATAGGGTTAATACCATTAAAAGTATTACCATTCTGACTCATAAGCATCATAGGAAGAAGCATATCACTCATATTCTGATTATCGTCCATCAGCATATACATCCACATATTGCCGAACGGATTCTCCGCACTCGGCGCATTCTCAGGACTCTTCATAAAAGAGTCAAACAGAGAAACAACACGAGTATAGAAGTTAAAGTTGAAGCAATTCTTCGTAGGAAGAATCTTCTTCTCCTCACCGGCCTGCGGATCAACAACCGTAATACCGCTATCGCCAACCTCAATTACGAACATAGCCTTGCGGTTATGAACAATAACCATACCAGGGGCGATATCCTTGATGGCAACCGGCATCTTGTAAAGGAACTTACCACCATCAAAGTTGAAGATATCGACGTCGATAATCTCCTTACTCTCAGGGTTGTAAGAAACCCAAGTGCCGTTCGCGTTCTTCACGGCCAAGCCATACATAGACATACGAATGTTATCAGTGGTGCAGGGGCCAAAATCAAAATTAAACGCCTTCATTTTCTTATTTCCTTTCTTATTATCAACATTATTGTTAAATGTATTTTGTTCGTTCAAAACTTTATTGATTCGATCATCAATATAATCGTTATCAATCATAGCGCACTTATCTTTAATTGCGTCAATTTGACTACCGAGTGTAATTGTGTCAGGGGTGGCAAGAGTAGTAGCAAAAATTGCGTTAGAATTAATCGAAGCAACCTTTCCAGTCATACAATCATTATCAGGAACTATCGTAATAGGTGTAGTATTTAACTCTCCAAGAATTTTCTGGGCTTCTTCGTCAGAAATAGTCCACGCAGTGGAAAATTCTGTATTCCACCCCGCACATACTTTGGTATAATCAAGGTCATCGCGGGTCTTGCTTATATTATTATTCTTTTCAACAGTCTTCTTTGCCCTACGCATCTTATATTCAAGAAACTTTTCCGAACATTCAATCGCATAATCATTTGTAAAAATATTACAAACATTATCAATTAAATATTCACCAAAAGAACCATCAATACCGTCAGCAAAGAAAGAATTCATAATATAAGTATCAGGAAAAATATCAAAGAAAATTTTACCATTAAGGTCAGATTTGACAACAATCCTAACACTATTTTTAGTAGTCTTTAATTTACGCCAAAAGACATAATCAAGCTTATGATACTTACCATCTTGAACTGCTTGACTAAAATTGTCTAAGATTTTATTAAAGACATTAGGTGGGAATTTATAAGTTCCCATTACATTAGATTCAGCCATTTAGTCTCCTCTCTACTTCTCGTCGGATATATTCCATATCACTATCCGTTAGAGTGAGCTCAGTCTGAAAGGTCGTTGCGCCAGCACTAATTTCCTTGATAATTCTTTCAAGTTCCTCAGTGTAATTCGCATAACACATAAACAAATTATCCATTACTCCATCCACTCCAATGTATCTTTATCGTCCCAGAAGAAATCAAACTCAGTATGAGCTTTGCCATCCTTATCTTTATTAATAAGAATATCCATCATATGAGCATGAATACCATCTTCGGGATAATCCATTTCCCAAATTTCACGAATCTTATAACGAGACTTGTGAGGAATAGCTAAATGGGTAATGAATTCCTCGGGAGTCCAAGTTTCAGTAGCCGTGCAAAACACCAAGCCATAGCGCTCACTATGAATCGCGATTACTTTTTCAATCATTGTTATCCTCTCCTAATATATCGCAAATTGCCTGATGACTAAACGTAATCTTCGCTCCAAGGTAAGGAACTGTTTTATCATCAGCGATAATAATTTCCACAAAAGCAATATCGTATTTATAGAAATACACAATACGCTTAATTGCTTCCAAATAATCAGAGGCTACCATTACACCCTGAAAATCTTCCTTTTCTGGGTCTACTGCATGAACATGAGCTATGTAGTGATACTCCATAATAAATAACCTCTTTTCTTATTTTCTATATATATTATATATTATTTTTTTAAAAATGTCAAAAAGATCTTACCAACTACGACATACGAGAATACTTACATAGTCAGTATCACAAAAGACCTTACGAAGCTCGGCATAAACACGATTCGCGTTAGCAAAAATTTCGCGCTCATCTTCATCAACAAGAGATAAATCTTCATCATTGTTAATGAAATAAACTTCGGTATAACTCCAATCACCAAGAATAACATCTATAACATCATCAATGTCATTCTCTGACCATTCAGGGAAAGTATCATGAAGCCAAGTCCTAAATTGATTTCCATATACAATAGGTTTCAAAGTATAATCCATAAAAAAAGTCCTTTCTTAACTTTTTATATTATTTTACCAATCGCAACATACAAGCAGGGTCTTGTAATCGGTATAGCAAAAGAATTTGCGGAGTTCCGCATAGACACGGTTCACATTGGCAAAGATTTCACACTCATCTTCATCACAGGTAGATAGATCTTCATCATTGCCAATAAAATGAATTTCTTCATAATTACCATAATCAAGAAGGAATTCCACCATATCATTTACTTCATCCTCAGTCCAATCAGGAAAAGTAGCACGAAGCCATTCAATAAACTGATCATAACGCACGACAGGCTTAGAAATATAAGTCATATAAAAAAGTCCTTTCTTAACTTTCTATAAATATTATATAATAATATTTATAAAAAATCAAAAAAGGACTTTTTATTTATTTAATTATTGAATAAATCAGTATCAATGATGGCGAAATTCGCACGATGAATATATACTGCCTTGCCATCAATCATTAACTGAGTAGTCTTAGGAAGATTCTTTGGAATACTCCAAGAGACATTATCACCAGTAAACATACAAATGGGGTCGCCCATCTGAGACTGAATCACTACAATCTTACTACCGGTATCCGCATTATTCAAATCCTTAGACTTCCAATACCACCAAGAAAGATCCCAATACTCATCCCAACTGCGGTCGGTAGGCGCGGAAATGCTGGCTCCATTGCCACTATTAGTCGAGGCTTCCGCGGGAATATCTACATCATACTGAGTGAGACGGCTATCCGCAAAAACAATAGTAGAACCGCAACTCTCAATACTCTTGCCATCAATGTCAATGCTTACAACTGACGAAAGAGAATACGAACCAACCCAACTACCATCAGTAGTATAAGCCCATTCCTTCACCTTGTTAGGCTTAATGTCGAAGGTCTCGCCTTCACACCGAAGCCACTGGGCGCCGTGGTTATCATAGAAGGTAGCAAGGAAAGAAAGCTTAACATCGCCATCTTCCGGCTCGGCGGTAATTGTAGTTGTTTCTGGACTGTCGCACGCGGTCAACGAAAGGCAAAGGATAATTGCAATAATACCACAAATAAATCTCTTCATAATTTAATGCTCCTTCGGATTATTTTCCATATAATTTTTGATACGTTCACCATCAAACCGAGAAGGACACCTGAGACAAATATAAGTATTATAACTACTGCACCAATGCTTCTCAGTTCCATCAGGATTGATGGTTGGATTCAAAGTGTCATACGCACAATAAATAGGTTCCATTTCCATTATTTTACCTCACTACATCTTGTTAACGTGTTAATCTTTACATTCTTACGAACATCTTGTGATTTCACAGTTCCGCGGATATGATAAGTATTCCCAACAGTCCAATCACTCTTGGAAGAAGTAATCCACATAAACTGATTACCATCGGCATCACTCATAGAATAAGCAATGGTATGACCATATTTGCTTTCAAGAGCGTGCTTATCATCAATTTTCACGGTAATGTCAATGCGGTCGCCAATGTTGCCGATCCACTGAGCCAAACTCTCGTCATACACAAGAACATCAACCGCGTGCTTTACCACTTCTTCACGATAAAGTTCACCATCTGCTCCGCCAACCTTATCCCAATCAAGACGAATCGGTTCAACATCTGCGGGAAGCGCAGGAATCTCATCACATGAGCGGAAATACCAACCCCACAACCGCGTATAACGTGCGGAACTCATCTTAAACCAATCATTCTCTTCATCACAATTACCTTTGAAAATCGTGATGTAGCCCGCATCGCCAAACCCAAGAACTTGACGATGCGGAGCCATCTTAGTTGCTACCTCTTGGGATTTTTCGGGGTAAAGCTTAGCATACTCCGCGTCTTCATACCAACGCACCTGGCGAATAGTCCCGGTTTTCGGGTTCTTCACCTGGATATATTTCTTTCCCGCAGACACATACACATCGCCAATGAATTCAAATTTCTGAAAACTCGGAGCTACCATACTTTACACCTCCCACATACTAACTATGCTAAAATGTTTTTCATCCTCTAAAATATAAGCTTCAAGTGTTTCATATTTCTTAGAGTTATTATACTTATTATATAGCTCAAAAGAACATTTCATACTATCAAAATAATCCTCAATGGACAAATCATGATAAACACAAGACCAAAGAAAATCATCATAAGTTCTTTCTTCATAAAAAGAAAGAAGCATTTCATATGCGTCTGAAAGATCACTGCAAGCTAAAACGGGACGAAACTCATCCCATATTAAATGAACTCTTTTCATAAGATTGTCTGCTCCTCAATATAATATTCATGGCTCTTGAACTGAATTGCGAAACCTTCGGTTGTGATATAGGGAGACCGCATTGCTTGAAGCTTGCTATACCAATCTTTCAAGCTGGCGACCTCCGCCCACCACTTTTCCGGTTCAATGGTAAGATAAGAGCTTGTGAACCGCACGGTATCACTAAGGAATCGCTCATACATTGCTTCCTCTTGGAGAGAAAGAACTGTCTCCTGAGCATCATCAATAGTTTCTGTAAGAAGAACAATCTCCTCAGTCTCATTGTCCCTAATAGCGTAAATCGTTTTCATAATTAAAACTCCTTATACTTTTCATATTCTTCTTCCGAGACTTCCCAAACATTGTATCCACATTCAGCAAGATAAGCGTCATACTCATCATAAAAGTCTTCTTCGCTTTGCTGATCCCACCACTCCATAGCGTCATCTTCAACACAAGATTCCGCATATCGTTCCATCTCTTTTTCCGTGCCTTTAAAGAAATGATCTATTGTTTCGCCACAATAGCAGGTGTATGTTTGAATGTGATAAAATTTAACTTCCATGTTAATCCTCCATCAAATAATCAAATCCATAACCGCATAAACGACCTTCTTCAACCCAAGAGATGAAGCAAGCACCACCTTTTTCATTAGGCCATTCAGAGCAAGAAAGATTCCATTGCTGAGACGCGGGCTTACTCTGGAAGTATTCAATAATTTTATCAACCGCGATCTCGTCGCAAGTCATTACATCATAACCGCCATGACCATACTCAACGCAAATGTTCTCAATATCTACTTCAATTTTAGAATAAGGAATATTAACAGTGCCAAGCATAAGCGTCTCTCCTTTTTTTTATCTTCTCTTTAACTTTCTATAAATATTATAATATATTTTTTTATAAAAATAAAGAAAGACCTTATGATTTACATAAGGTCTTTAATCATCACCATATTTATCATCGTAAGCGTTCCAGAAACAACGGAACGCCAGAACCAACCAAGTAATTAGTGCGGGAACCGCAATCTCCATGCCGACACCTTCCATTATATTAAGGCAAGCGCCAGCGCATAAAACAGAGAAACAAAGCCCGCCTAAAATATTACTTTTCATCAGGAGGATCCTCCGTGTCTTTTTCTTCGGTTATAAAGTCATACCAATATATAAAAGCAATAGCCCCAGACAGAAGCACCGGAGTAATCCAAGGAATAGGATGCCCATGAATTCCCTCTAAACAAAGGAACGTTGTAAGGAAAGTATAACACCCAGCGATAAGAAATTTCGTCATAAATCAATTCCTCCGACAATCGTTAGCGTCAAGAAAACCAGAAGCAGAAATTATTCCGGCAAAAGCTACGGTAATAGGCCAGGGGATAGTGCCTCCTGACGCTCCAACAAAGGTAAAAAAGATAGCCAAAAGCCCATAGGCAACGCCAATTACAATACCAATTTTCACAGTTCGAATCCTCCATACATCATAGCCTGAGAGGAAAAACGAAGCAAGCCCGCAATCATTTCGCGGTTCTTGATATCTTTTTTGAGAGTTTCAGGGCAACACCCAGTAGTTTCCTCAATATAGGAGACGAGTTCCGCATTGCGGGCACGACTCTCTTCAAGTTCCTTCTTCGCGGTTTCCAGCTCCTTTTGGGCTTCCGCAAGCTCTCTACAAAGTTGAAGATTACGTGCTTGAAGCTTAACTTTCTCACGTTCAAAAGCAAGGTCTTTCGCGCTCTTCTTATACTTAGTCGTTGACATTAAGATTCATCTCCTTATTATAAAGGTCTTCGGGAATCCGACCCGTCTCAGGATAGACATATACACCATACTGTTTATAATATTCCGTGGCAAAATGCTCCTCAAAAGATTCGATCTGAGCATCAACCTCAATCTCAGAGTATCCCCTTACTTTAATATATACAGGATCGCCAACATGTTCCTTAGTGATAGAATTGTAATAATCAATGCGATAATACTCTTCCATCAATTCTTTATCTCCAACTTCGAGGCCATTAGCTCGATCCCAAAGAGTATCAAGCATCTGCCCGTAAGGGAAAAACCCAAATTCAGGGAACTTCTTACCGAAGACCATTTCGATGCCTTCGGGATACTCTTCAAATTCAGACGTTTCAAATGCGCTAAGGAAGTCATCGACGTTATTATATTCAATTTCCTCATTGGAGCCAACCTGATAGATAAACGGCAGACCGCTCTCAATGTCCGCAATAATCGCATTTACGGTTGCAACATAATGCTCATATTCCTTTTCGTCCATAATGGAGAAACCGTCAATGGTCATTTCATCAGCCCAACTATCAGTATAACGAACAAAATAAAACATATTGATTACCCCTTTACAATCTCAATAAACATCAATGCCTTCAACCGCATCTTCGCAATTCCAAAGAATTTCGAAAGCCTTCGCAGTCTTTTCAGTATGAAACAACTCAGTAGAAGAATCCATTGCTTCAAAGGCTTCTACGACATTGCTTTCTTCGAGGTCTTCATAATGGATAGTTTTAATAATATAAGTTTCATTATGACAAATTGCAATCTTATTAACAAAAAGCCAGAAACTATACTTATGAATATCACCTTCACAGATGACATACTTATCGTGATAGCCATCATCAAAAACGATTGCGTTAATAAACTTCTCCATAATTATTATTTCCTCTCTCACTAATGTTTATTGATTATTCTTTTACGTTTCGAATAAAGCTTTCAAGAATTGAAATATTCAAAGTAAGTTCATCAAGCTCATCGTTATCAATGATACCTTGCCAATCAAGCATATCAACATAAGTATCAATCACTTCAAGAGCCTTAATCGCATCTTCCTTAGTGAAGGGCTTTTCTACCAACTTCATAATTATCATTCCCTTTCTTAACTTTCTATAAATATTATATTATATTTTTTATAAAAAATCAATAAAACTCTTTTTTGGAGGTATCATACAATCAAGGATTCAGCGTATATAATATAGCCTATTCAAGTTTGTTAGCAGAATTATCATACCCACTTATAATCTAACCTTATTGAATAGCACCCCTGAGCGGTATGGACTGAGACTTTATCCTATTGGGGAAGAGAATGCCCTTCCAGAGTTTTATATTAAGTATTGTGGATATCTACACAACAATACTCATCAATAAAGAGACTTCTACCGAGGTTCGCAAATTCGCAGTCAAGCTCACTGACGGAAAGCCCAGTATTATCGCGGACAGGCCAAACTTCCCACTCAATGCCTTCCTTTACCTCTTCTTGGTCGTAATCCTCAAAGACATGGCCATAGCCCTCGATTACGTCATAAGCCAGTTCTCTACCAATCTCATCGGCTTCTGCGACATTATCAACCTCATACACTCCACCAGTATTGATGCCGTGGAGTCCGCAATAGACGCTTTCATAAGCATAAATCATTACAACCATTAGATAGTCTCCTTATCAACTTCCATAATCTTTACATAGTAGTCGCCGTAGCCGTGAACGAAAAATCCATCAAACGAAGGCTTTTTGCAATATGAGACAGACTTATTTTTTTCCCAACGCTCTTGCGCTTCCTTTTCTTTCTTTCGTCCTGCTTCAAAAGCCTTTTCCTCAGTAGAATAAAGGCTAAGCACCGCGGTATCATCACCGCCAAAACTATCATAATGATAACAAAGAGCATAAACAGTCATTAATGACATACCTCCGTATAATAAGTTCCAAGAGAGCCATCTGCATTAATCCAAGAGACAATTAGCACGTAAACCATCTCTACGCCGATTGTATCGAAAACGCAGGGGATTTCAATGTTATATTCGCGGATTCGACCCTCGCCCTTAGCCTTGGAGAAAAGAATCTCAACCGCGTTGGCAATATGAACGCCATCCTTAGAAACGAGCATTGCGTATTCATCATCTTCTGGATCAGTGTATTTTCTACCAATTAGATCCCAAAGCTCTACATACATAATTTTCATTTCCTTTCTTAACTTTATATATATATTATATTATATTTTTTTATAAAAATAAAATAAGGACTTATGAATTAACATAAGTCCTTATTGTTTACTTCAACTCAATAAATTCGAGTCGATCAACATATTCTCCGGTATAGATCTTCAACCAAGGGTTCGCGCGATTAGCCTTTGCGCTCGCAAGGTCTTCATTATATTCCTGAATTTCTTCATAAAGTTCGGTTGCGCCAAGGTTGTTATCATTATCAGTATAGTCCTGTTCAAGTCGCCATTCAAGAGTGGCCTTACGAGTTGTATATTTCTCATAGAGAGAATCACTGTATACATTTTCATTGATAACCACAATAGTAGAAAATACCATTACGATTCCAAAGATAACGGTGCCGATGAAGCCAACAATCGAACTAATACAACCAAGAGCAGAATATTTATTACAACTCCAAACTATAAGAGCAATAAAGACCACAAGTGCAAGAATAAAAACTACATAAAGCATAACTATCTTCTCCTTAATGAATAAAATATTGAATTACTCCATACAATCCTAAAACGATTGGGAGCGCGGAAATTACAAGTAGAAGAGTTCCGGTAATGATACAAGTATCAATCAGAAACATATCTTTGGAAGAGCCGGCGCCGTCGATAAGGTTAAAGATATACAAAGCAATCCTTATTACAACTAATCCAAGAATAATTTCTATAATAAATCCTACCATACACCCTCCTTAATCTAATTCATCGAACAAAACGGATAAAATGCCAAGAGCGCAAAAACAAAGAATTATTGCTTTAAGCATAAAAGACTGACTGAATGAAACCAGCAAACAGGCAGAGCAACATGCCCATACCGCAGTAATAATACTTCTCATTGAGAGACATAGTATCATCATCCAGTAAATCCATATACATAAAACCGAAAAATACTAATATGATAAATAGCATAATAATCATTTCTCCCATATCTTTTTACCTCCTCGCTTTCGGGCTTTGATTGTGGCTTTGTCGATTGTTTTTCTGTGGACGCTCCCGATCTTTGCAGTTGGACCATTTTTCATAAACTGATTCAAGTTCAAAGGGGCGGGGCCAAACACATCTACACAAACATTCTTGTGATAGATATCCGTCTCTTTATGATTGTGGTCGTGGCCGTGAAGATCGAGAGCCCAGTCCTGCTTAATCGGTTCGTGAGAAAGCATAAGTTTCTCACCAATGATGAGTGCGCCAGGAAAGACATAATCAAATAATTTATTATCAGCTTTAACTAACCAATACTCAAATGGACGATTAAAAGCATATCCTTCATCAATTGTATAAATACAATCAGGATATAAACGTTTCATTTCTATAAGAGCTTCATCTTTTTGATAAATTTCTTTATCAAATTTTTTCTCCCAAATTTGGCGTTGATAATTTGATGAACCAGAATCATGATTACCCATAATTAGTATTTTTAATCCGCCTCGTAATTTTTTAACGCACTCAATTTTTCCTACATCACCTAAATGAATTAATACATCATTTTTCCCAACTTTAGAATTAATGCTTTTTATTAATTCATCGGTAGAAGGACGATTACACCCTTTAGCTAATTCTTCATCATCAAAATGAGTGTCTGAAATTACATAACAAGATTGATATTCTTTCCATAAATCATTGAAAAATGGATAAATGCCAGGTAAATTCATTAGTATCACTCCTTTTGTAAATATTTATTACCAAGTAATAAGTCTAAAGTAATGTTATCACGTTCCCAATAAGGGATCCTTACTAAAGGAATACTATGAGATAAAGCATAATCATTTTTTATTTTATCTCGTTTTTGTGTAGCTTCTAATTCTCCCCAAGTAGGAACTTCCATAAAATGTTGTTCTCCGTCAAATTCAATTAATCTATTATAATCAGGTAAATAAAAGTCATATCTTAAATTACCTAAATTTTTATATTTATATTCCTTAATATAAGCAATATTATTTTCAGATAAAATATTACTTATGCGGTATTCTCCAAGAGATGTTTTTAAACAACCACAAGAAATTTTTCTTCCACTTAATAAAGATTTACTTGAAGTATCACATTCATTACCACAATCACATCGACAATGCCAAATAATACGATTATTTTTTCTTTCAGATTGTTCAAATAATACAGTTAATTTACCAAAACGCTAACCAGTTAAATCTTTTTTAGTTAAATTAGCTACTATTTCTTTATGTAAACACCCACAAGACTATGCATTTCCAGTGGTTAAATTGTTAGTTGGATAATAAACAATATTACCACATTCGCATTGGCATTCCCAAATAATACGGTTATCTTTTCTCTTACCAGAATCTTTAATAACAGTTAAACGTCCAAATTTTTGGCCTACTAAATCTTTTTTGGTATTATTACTTGCTACTTCTTTCCTATAACAACCGCAGGATTTGGTGCTACCATTTCTTAGTCTATTTAAACTAATACTCTTTATATTACCACAATCACACTAACATTTCCAATAAGTAGAACTATGTGTTTTAGTTTTTTCTACATCTATTTCTAAAGCAGTTAGACGTCCAAATTTCTAACCACTTATATCTTTATATTTTCCCATTTATATCCTCCTTAAAATGCGTAAGCATTAAATTTATACATATAGAACTCGCCATCCATAAGAAGAAGTTTATCAACCTCTTCTCGATGATCGATCTTCCACCAATCAGGAGCAGGAAGAGGAAGATCGTAATATTCAATTCGCTGAGTTTCCATAATATCTTCTTCGATTGCGCCTTCGAGGAAAGCAAGATAAAGTTCTTCCGCTTCTGCCTCAGAGATGTTGGCGAATGTCCAAGACTTACCAGTCATTTCATCTTCGATTTTATAACAAGTAATTTCTTTCATAGTTATTCTCCTTACATTTCAACCGCATCAACGAAATCAATGAAAACATCATTTGCGACCTCGTTCATCATATCGAGATAAGAAGAAAATCTCCTTGTCCATTCGCCGGTCATCTCACCGTGGTAAAGATACCAATCATAATCGGAATCTTTCTGAATCATTTCGAACTGACGCTCCATAAGACTATCATCGACCATATCTCGACAATATTCCATAAACATTTCCTGCATATCAGCCTCGGACGCATTCAGGAAATAGAAATTATGGTCTCCGGCCGTATCACAAAGAATACCAATGGAATGAGTTTTAATCTTAGAATTAGAAGTAGTCATAATTTTTATTTCCTTTCTTTCTTTACTTTATATATATATTATATATTATTTTTTATAAAAAATCAAAAAAGGATTTGCGGTTTACGCAAATCCTTTAAAGATCAGAGAACGGGAACATATTCGTAATAGACAATCATATGTTCAAGCGCTTTATTATAGATCTGAGCATCGAACTTATGACACTGGAATTGCTCTTCGACGTTCTCCTCAATAGCAGACATAGTGATTTCAAGCGCATCAGATTCACCAAGATTTGTTGCGCAATAAATTTCATCGCGAGACTCATCATAAATGAATAGAACAGGGATACGACTCATATATTATTCCTCCATTAATTGATTTTACCCAAAATTTTTGTTATAATATATTTAGAAATTAAAAGATTTCAACCGCGTTTTCAAAAAGATTGAGAAATTCATCAGCCACTTCGGAAATTGCAAGAATGCTTGTGGAAGAACCGCCATACCAATCAATGTAAATGCGCGTGAGGGGACTCCCGCCTGCTTCCGCAATCTCATCTGCATATTGTTTAGAATCGACCGCGGAAAAGCTAACGCTATTGATATTATTAGTATTGATAAGATATTTAAAACCGCGGAAGTTGTGTAAAATTACAATCATCTAAATGCCTCCTCAGAAACAAAATTTTTGAGTTGTCTTATAACTCTCATACCATCAGGATCATTGTCATCAAAGGTATACATATAATGAGACTTATTGCTCATACAAAACTCAAGTTTTGTTTCAAAAGTTTCAGTGGAGATATTATTATCATCTGAATTACTTTTGGTAGTATGAGAAACAAGAACTATAACGACCTCATTTACATTAATAAAAGCGCGGTCGCCATTAGACATTTTTAAATAAATTAAATCACCTTTGTTCATTTCACTTCTCCACAATATAGTCTTTCGCTACATCTGTTCCTTCTGGAATATAAAGATAAGCTCGCGTTGATTTAGTGCAGACAAAGAACCACTCTCTCCAATCGCCATAACGCGGGAGACGCTTCTCAATGTGCGGAACCTGATTAGAGTAAATAACTACTGTGCTATTCACAGGATAATTTTCAGTGCTTGTAATGCCATCAGCGCTAAGTGTAAGATAAGTATAGTAAACACTTTCACCCTCGAATGCGCGGTAAGTATAGATACAGCCATCATTATCCATACTCGTTAACTCTTTGGCTTCCGCAATCGTATAATCATAGTTAGCATAATCTTCGGTAATGGAAGACATCATAACTCCACCGAACATACTTACGGCAAGATAAAGACAAACGCCGATCCAAAAGGCAGGAATAATTTGACGGGGAATGTCAACGCGGTCGCGGTGAGACCAATTGCGGAAGTGCTTGGCCTTAGGATCGGAAAGAGTGCTATAATAGCCATAGCTACAATATGCAGAATGAATGGCGAAAATCAGAAAAATAATTAAGGTCGGTAGAACAAATCCGCCCACCAGCGTTTTCAAGAAGAAGATAAACATATTTAAAAACTCCTTTAAAGAATAGGTTTGAGGTTATCGCAGTAATTGAAATCTCTCATACAGCCATTTTCCTCAGTGAAACAAGAACAACCATTTTGGCAAGTCTTTCGAATAATGTCGGGATTACGGACATTCGTGACGGTTTGCATATTTCCAACGATTTCTCGCTTTTGGACCATTTTCGGTGTGTCGGGAGAAGCATCAAACGCGCAGTTCACATTTTGTTCACAATTTTGGCACGTGCTAAGCTTTGCCCAACATTTATCGCAATAAGTGTTGCCTTGATCGTCGATGATCATTTGCTTATGGAAAATTGGAGTATGACATGCTTTACAAGTGTAATATTCACCGCAAAGAAAGTTTTCACAAGTTGCGTGATTGGGATCCATAGTGTTGCCTGTGATTTGACATAATCCGGTTGTTGGCCGGTAATAACCGCAGTTATTACAATAAAAAGTCATCATAGTGTTTTAGCAGTATAGGGTTCATCTTCGCTGTCAAATTTTAGAATCTTATTGGCAAGATCGCGGTTGACGCGCAAGGGGCCATCATCAAGAGGGGTAAATGCGACAGTAATAAGATCGTCGAAATACTCTTCTGCCCAACGACCAGCTTCGGTGAGGGTTTCCGCGAAGATAAAACCGCACGTAAATCTATCCATTTTATCAGAGTCGTCCCAATAACGTGCTTCATAATAAACGGGGCATTGTTTCATATTTATTTTCCTTTCTTTAAGAAATTGTAGAGATTAGAAAAATCTCAGGATCATCAAGACTTTCGATGGGGATTTTGAGAAACTTTGCATAAGCTTCCTTCATTGTGTCATTAAGGCGATAATATTCCTGTGGAGCGATGAAGATATTGTCAATGCGGACGGCTTCACCTGCGGAAGACTCACCGAGAAGATAGCCGAAGATAGGATTCTCGTCGTTATCATAATCGCTTGCGCGATGCCAATAACCTTCCTCGGTAAGCTGTTCGATAGCCTCAGCCATATTATCATAGTTTTCGAGAAGGTTCTTGGGGACTTTATAACCGCATACGAGCTTAGAACCAAAATCAACAGACATATTACTTGTCCTCCTTAAAAATAGTATTGATAAAAGTGCTATACTCAGTGGGTCTTACATAATACGCGGTTTTTGCTTCATTATCCCAAAAAATCATCACAAGTTTATCCGATCCAGAATTCTTTACGGAAATTGAATGAATATGAGTCGTATTAAGGATATGAGTTTGACCTTGATTATCAATAAGTTTAGCAAGCATTTTTTTATCACCTTTAATAGTTTTTCTTTATTTTATATTTATATTATATATTAAAATTTAATAAAAATCAATAAAGAATAATTTTGTAGGACAAATTAAGATAAAGTTGTAAGAAGTATTTTTATGTATTAATGAAAGGATGTGAATAAATTGAATAATGGTGATATGACTACTATGACAATTAGAATTTCATAGAGTGATAAAGATATTCTCACTGAGATGGGGAAAGAATTAGATTTGAGTTTGTCTTATATTGTAAGACAAGCGCTTAAAGAATATATAGCAAATCATAGCAAATAAAGGAAGGTATTGAACAAATGGAAAATCAAAATACAAAGAAGAATATGATAGTATATTCTCTTAAAGTAATGGAAAAATTAGTGGAAAGAGGACATTTCCCTTTGTAGATGATGCCGAACCCGAAGTTCCCGCAATATAATTGTTGGATATTCTCCGTCGATGAGAGCTTTTTAGCTGACTTTGAGGAGGTTTAGGGGGAGGGGAAACCGCGTGGATAATACAAAGGATTTACATAGATTTGTATTTTATGGCGAGTGGTTAGAAAACATTAAAGGCTTACCTAATGAACAACAAATGAAAATTATATATGATATGGTTCAATATGGAACCGGTAATGAACCTCAATTTCAAGATGACCCTGTTGTTGCTATGGGTTTGAATTTTGTTAAAGGTGCTATTGAAAAAAGTAAATAGGACTATATAAATAAAATAAATAATGGAAATAATTATGGTCGTAAAAGAGTAGTTGATGATAATGAAATTTATAATTTAGCTAAAAATGGTATGAATTCTACTTAGATATCTGAAGAGTTGGGTATTAGTAAAAGTTCTGTAGATCATAGTGAAGGATGGAAAAAGCGTAAGGAAAAAGATATAGAATTTGTATTTTAATTGCAATTTTGCAAAAATTTTGTTGCAAAACTTGCAATATTGCAACAATTTGCAATTACAAATTTGTGCAATTTACAATGATTTTTGCATTTTGCACAAAGCAATATATAATATACAAAAATGCAAAATTTTTGCAAACAAGTTTGCAAATTTGCAATTTAAGGAATTTTTGCAAACAAGTTTGCAAAAAATCTACAGTTTTTGCAAGACTTATAAATGAACAAAAGGTGATGAATAAACAAATGTTAAAAGCAGAATGGGAAAAAATAATAGGTCATAGTATACGGAATGACACATATATTTTATTAGAAAGAATGTCTAATAATGAAAATTATAATGATATTATAGAAGATATAGAAAAAGATAGAAGTAAATATGATATAAAAGATTCTTATATTTTAACAAAAGAAAAAACTATAAGAGAATATTTATCTTTAACTAAATTATCACAACAAAAAGAAGAATAGCAGATAATTAAAAGAGAAGTTCCTCGAAAATATAAAGTAATTAAAAAGAAAATTCCAGGTTAGGTGGAAGAATCTTCAGTTAAAAAGAGACGTTAGACTAAAGATCCTCTTTATTATTAGCACGGTATTTATGGTATTTATATAGATAATATTTTAATTTATATTGGTAAAACAAATAAAAATTTTGGAACAAGATTTGGATAGCATAAATAGTTTATGAATAGTAGAAATTTTGAAGATAAAACTGAATTATATAAAATATTATAGTCAGCTAAAGAAAGTAATAGAACTATTATGTTAAAACCTTTAATTATAGTTGAAAATTTAAAGACTGATTTTAATATTACAGTAAGAGATTTAGAAGCAATGGAATTAGCTTTAATTACTTTATATAAGCCATAGTGCAATATAGAAGGGCTTAAAAAAGAATATGTATTTAGAAATGATTACAAGAAAAATAAGGAGTAAAATATGAGTTATAGTTATACAGATATAAGAGGCGGGAAAGGCAATTCTTCAATAATAAGATTTGTAAGAGGAACGCAAGAATAGTTTGATAAGATGGATAAAACAAATATGATAAAACCTGAATTATATATGAGAGATGATATTCTTTATTTTGTTATTCCAAGTAATACAAAACCAATTAAAATAAAATATGAGGATAGACCTGAATCAATAGAAGAGAATCCATTCTTACAAGAGTCAATTGACATTTAATAAATAATATATTATAATATATATAATAAAAGAAAGAAATATAATTTTGAAATGAAATCTCGGGGTAGGTTATTTCTGCGTAAAGTAGGGGTGTCTATTCCGGGGAACGTTTAGGAAAATGAAATCAAAATTTGAAAAGGAATAATGAAATGAAATTTGATGCTAAAACCTTAAAAGAGAATAATGGAGAAAAGGTAGGTGTCTTCCGCAATTGGAATGTAATTGCAACTACTAAAAAAGAGTTTTTTAATAAGGAAGATACGCGAGGCGCATATCTTATTTGGGACGATTGTAATAAGTTGGTTTTTCATGGTAAAGTTCTTGGTCGAATTAATGAGCAAGGTAGAGTTGAATATATTGAGAATGAATATAGCTATGTGAGACCTGTTATTGAAGAGCGGACCGCAGATAATTATACTGAGAAAACTGTTGCTCTTGGATCGGAAAATGTGGATCTTAGTAAGCGCACGCTTGCTGATGACATTCTTGATAGTGCGTTTAAGACAAAGTTGGAGGAGTTGCTTGTATGAGTGGTATTATTTGGTTTTTAATTGGTGTTGCTGTTGGATATTGCATATGGAACGCTGGAAGAGATCGATAATAGATCTATATTGGTTGATTCGCTTCTGGATAATAATTAAAGGTTTGGACAATTCGGAAGACGTGGAATAAAAGGTTCGGATACTATGTATCTTTACCGTAAGGTAAACATAAGAGACGGGTTAAAATTGTTGAAATCGTAGAAATTGCGAGAGTGTGGTGCCGATCGGTTTAATCAACCACCAACCACATTTTCCCGTCTCCGTTCTCCGAACCTAAAAAAAAAGAGAGACTTTTTTTAGTCTCTCTTTTTTCATATTAGGCAATTCTTGGTGAAATTGTCGATTCTTAGGATGAAAAATATCTCACCCTACACATTGTTCACTTATTAATGAAAGTGTTCAAAAATTCGGCAATTACATCATCATCGGTTTTCTTGACCTTCTTAACCTTTACCGGGGTGCTCTTGGGAAAAAGCACGTCAAGAAGATCGTTAACCCCGGTCATAAGACCGTAAACCTCAGCAAAGATGTTCTCCACATCGGACGCGGTCAACGCGGAATCCTTGTAGCCATTAAGAGCGGCATACTCGTTAATCCGATCGGCGATTTCTTGCGCGAGCGCGGTCTTCCGATCGGCCTGCTTGGTTTCCTTCTCCACCTGCTTAACCGCATCGTTCAGAGACTTAGCCATTTCGTCCGCAATAGCCTGAGCGTCCTCACCATTTTTCAGACGAGCAATAATATCATTCATATCCATATGAATACCTCTTTTCTTATTTTCTATATATATTATATACTTTTTTTTTAAAAATGTCAAGATTTTTTTAAATGAAAACATACGCGTGAAACAATGTAAGGGCGAAGCAGTTTTTAATTAATCATAAAGGCATATGATCCTACGCGGGCTTAAAAAAGTCTTTTTTTATCATTATAACATATTTTTTATAAAAAGTCAATTTTCGGGATTTTTTTGGGCCATATGGAGAGGTGCTAGAAGTATGAGAAATTTTGCATATGGGTATACCGATCGGGAAATCGGGCCGGCACGTCCCGCGACGGCCCGGCCATTATACCACATTTTCCGATCGGTGTCAATAGGCAAAATGCACAAAAAAAATCAGCAGGTTTTAGTCAACCTGCTGATTGAATATTTATGCAAGAAATGCGTTTACAATTTCATCGAAAACCGTGGGGTTAATGTCCACATTAAAAAAGCGGTCATTCTTGCGGAACGCTTTGGGATAGCGTCTAATCAGTTCCGCACGCAACGCGCTTTCCGCGCCCTCGGCGGGATAATCCCCGCAAGAACGGATTCGATGAATTTCAACGCGCGTGATAGCATACTTTTTTGCATACTCGCCAATTTCATCACGCAAACGCCCTACAACGTCTTTTGCGGAAGTGCCTACCTTGTTAAATTCAAGTTTGTTGTTGTTGTAAAACTTGAAAAAGTAGACCGCTTGAACGTCTTTCAGATTCTCGCCACAATTAGGCATAAACTCCATTGAAACGGGCGGTCTGCCGTCCTTAAATCGGCGTAGCTTAATAGTAATTTCTTCCATCGGCACAAAATCCTCTCTATTGATTGAGGTTTACCATCGTTCTCTCAACCATTATTTTTTGCATTTTTTGACTTGTTTTTGGGTGAAAAACCGCATTTTTCAGCGGTTTTTCACCCTTTTTTGTCAATTTTTGGGCTTTCGCTTCTGAATCAGGGTCAATTCATAGTCATTTTCGCCCACATGGAACGCAATCATGCGCTCAATGTTCGTGATTTCCACATTTTCGCACGCATTTTCGCTGTTTTCTCGCAAAAAAGTCGCAAGTTCAGCAATAATCGAGCGTTTTGTGGGGTTTTCCTTGCGCTGTCGCTTCTCAAACTTATAAGCGGTCGGCGCTTTGCGTGTTCCGGTTTTAGAATACTTGTTAGCTTCTTTGAGCTTTTCCGCGGACAGGTCAAAGTCCTTGGCGATTCCATGGTCAATGTCATCATCGTCCATGAGAATTTCTTTTGCTTCCTCGGCAGTACAATCTAACTTTTTCATCAGATTATCAATCTTTGCCTGAAAGTCTTTTTTACTCATTTTAGGCATTTCTTTTGCCCCCTTTCAAGTATGATTATAACACCGCCGTCAGCAAATGTCAAGAGAAATTTTTGGGAGCGCCTGATTTTTTTCAGGCGCTCCCCCTGAATCAGTGGGCGAGACGGAAGTAGGACTTGCGCTTGTCCACAATCTTCTCGACGCCGTTCGCTTCAATCATCTGACGCAGAAGAGCGGAAACGCGCTGATTGGTGAGGTCGCCCAGACCGTCCACGTTCTTGATGAGTTCGGTCACGGTATACAGCTTGTCAGGATTCGCGGACAGCTCGGCAAAGATAATGTCCTTGTAGCCGTCGTTGGCAATCTGATTCGCGGTCGGCTTCTTGTCACCGGCGTTCTTGCGGGACAGCAGGTCGATTTCGTGGTTGATAAACTCAACCATAGCAGGGTCAGCCTGAACCTCGGACAGTTTGAGCAGAGCCTCGAAACGGTCGCGCTTGGTGAGCTTCTTAACAGTAGAAGTAGACATAGTATCAATTCCTTTCTTTGGCGGTAGGTCGCTACCCTTTTGATATTATTGAGTATACCACACTTTGGAGTGTTTGTCAAGAGGTTTCGCAAACTTTTCACACGAATTACTACCCCGACCTGACGGATAATTTATTGTTTGTTGATTCAATCTATTTGTCAGCGGAAAACCGCGTCAAGGATAGTTGGTTCAATCAAACTCACTTTCGCGTTCAACGTTTGGCTTTACAACGTGGTGTATTATGTTTACTTCCTATACTTTCTCAAAGTCGCGCGCCCTCGGATTTCTTGGGTTACTCCCTCTCGACATTTTCTATTGTAGCACACTCGCTGGGGTTTGTCAAGAGGTTTTATAAATTTTTTTCAGAGTTCTTATCTCACAATTGAGCGTACAACGGCTCTGTCCTCTTGACATTATCTATTGTAGCACTTTTCGCACTACTTGTCAAGAGGGAATTTCAAATTTCTTTGAAAACGGGTCAGTTACCGAGTTATCACACCCATCAGCGAAGCCGTTCGGCAATTCACTGTTCCCTCCTGACATTATCTATTATAGCAGATTGCCCGTAGATTGCAATTGACAAAATAACCAAATTACGGGAAAAAATTTTCTTCACTTTTGTGCAATTTTTCTCTTGACAAAATTGGCGGGGCGTGATATAATGGAAAATTCGGACCGCTGCGTACGCTGGCGGTCCGCCCATTTTATCACAAAAATCCGCGTTTGTCAATAGACAAAATAGACAAAAAAAACTACCCAATTTTGGGTAGTTTTTTATTTTAGTCCAGCAGGTTAATCTCGCCGGGAATCCTGAAAGAATCAGCGTCCAGCGTGGAATTGTAGTCCTCGGTAAAGAGTTCAATCATTCCACATTCCATGATGTAATTCTGAACCGACCGCCGAACATTGTTCCAAAGGTCAATCTTTCGGCTTTCTGCGCGGGCTTTTCTGGCTTCTTGTATTTGGAGAATGAGTTCGTCCAGTTCCTCGTCAGTCATGTAATTAAAATCTAAATCCATTTTCAAAACTCCCCCTTAATGGCTTCTTTCCACGCGTCCCAGCCGAACTTTTCCTTGCTATCCAGCTCCTTGCCAATGTCTTTTGCAGTCAGCAGGTCAAGCTCGTCCGCAATTTCATCTTCAAAATTTACCCAAGAGTCGTAGGTCTGAATAATGAAAACTTCATCAGCTTCAAAGACGCCACCGCACTCGGCGCAGATAATATAGTCATGGTCGATTAAAATGCCCATGTGAGGGTCATTGTCATCAGGGACTACAAAAAGGACTTGTTTAGCGTTCATGTGAAACACCTCTTTCATTTGATACATTGATTATACCATAGGGAATAGGACTTGTCAAGCCCTATTCCCCTATTTTTTTTTAGCTCATGTTTATCATAGGATTTTCCTTAATGTTTCGCATGAGCGCACGCTGAAACTCGGTAGGCTTGGGACGCTTCACCGTGGGAGTTTTGAAAAGGGACTTGTCCATTTCCTTGTGCTGTCGGACGCAGTAGCGCAGAATCTCAACTTCAATGAGAACATCTTCTAATCCCGTGTGGGATTCATCAAAGTTGTCCTCACCGCTGATAAAGCGATAGAGAATTTCTGCGGTGAAACGGAGCTGTCCGTTCTTGGTCTTGTAGCCGTTCTTTTCGCAATAGTCGCGGTAAGTAGGCATTTTACCGATAACCTGACGCGCCATTTTCAACGTGTCCCAAATTTCGAGGTCGTAGGGGAAGAAATAGCGATACTTGCTTTTCGTGTCCCATCTTTGCGCGTTGTTGCAGGCGTTAAGGTCGAACCGCATATTATGAGCGCACACAAAAGAGCAGTTGTAGCGCTCGACACATTCGCAGAACGCAAGACGAATTTCGTAAAGGTCAGCCATAATGCGAGTGCCGTTTTGAATATCCTCAATGTAGCGAGGAATCTTGTCGGCGTAGTAGGCAGACCGCATGAGGTCGCGCTCGTAGCAGAAAATGTCGCGATTCACAAAAGAATGAGTTTCATAAACATTTCCCTTGGAATCAATGACCGCCCAGCCGAAGTCGTAGGGAAGTACATTTGACATATCCAGCTTATCGCCGTCCTGAATGGTGTTTGCGGTTTCCGTGTCCAGCATAATGCCGTAGTTTTTGCGCCTATCAATACCCATTTTATCGTCTCCTATTGGAAAAGTAGATTGAGGTTTACCATCGTTCTCTCAATCTCTATACATAGTATATCACTTTGCTATTGGTTTGTCAACAGTTTTTTTTGCAGGGCAGGGGATTTTTTTATCCCCTGCCCTTTTTCCTTTACGCGAGGGAGAAGTAGGACTTGCGCTTGTCAACCGTCTTGACAACCGAACCGGCGTCAATCATCTGACGCAGAAGAGCGGAAACGCGCTGATTGGTATACTCCGCGAGTTCGGGAACGGTCTTGATGAGGTCGGTTACGGTATACAGCTTGTCGGGGTTCGCGGTCATCTCGTCCAGAATGACCTGCTTCACAGCGTCATTCTCCATCTGCTTGGCCGTGGGCTTCTTGTCGCCCGCGTTCTTCTTGGCGAGCAGTTCAATCTCATGCTCGATGAACGCCACCATATCAGGATTTGCCTGAACCTCGCTCATTTTGAGCAGAGCCTCAAAACGGTCGCGCTTGGTGAGCTTCTTAGTGGTAGAAGTAGAAGTAGCCATAGTATCAATTCCTTTCTGGTTTTTAAGACTGCCCTTGTCTTTAATGTAGTTATTATATCATAGGCGGAGCAGGCTGTCAATAGTTTTTGCAATTTTTTTTAGGGGCGGTCGCGAGGTTTATTACTATACATCTTGTTTATACCTACCTTTATCTATAATCTTAATCCAATCCAATTCAATAAACCATTAGTTTTTAAGGCGGTGGGCGAGCATTAGAAGTCATCTTGTTTTTACCTCTCTCATTTGATGTATTCATTATACCCTACGTAGAACGGTTTGTCAAGGGGTTTTTCAAACTTTTTTGAAAGTTTGTTCGGCACGCCACGCTTGGAACATTCCGTCGGATTTTGGTATAATGGTCAAGGGAACTGCCTTTCCGAAGATCTTACTCTTTCCTCCTGACATTATGTAGTATAGCAGATTGATACTGATTTGTCTATTGGTAAAATAGCTAAATAACGGGAAAAAATAAAATTGAAATTTGTGCAAAATTTCTCTTGACAAAAATGCTGGCGGGGTGTATAATGGTAAATTCCGGCCGTAGCGCGCGGAAACGGCCGGCCCATTATATCACATTCAGATGATTTTGTCAATAGTCAAAGTAAACAAAAAAAATCTCCCCATTTTTGGGGAGATTTTCTTTTAGCCAATCACATTGACCTCGGTCTTGACCGGCGTCACCATCTTGTCGCGCGAAAACTCGCGAACCTGACCCGTTTCAAGATTCACCGCGTAGCAATACTGCGAACCTCTCGACCGGACAAACGGCGTGTTGTTGTTGCTGTCAATTTTGAGATACATTCCCATACCGCTACCGTTGGAGCGCAGAGTGGTGAACGTGCCACCGCTGAGAATGTTGATAATTTGGAGCTGACCCTTAGTGCCAAAATTTACTTTCATTTTTATTTCTCCTCTCTTAAAGCAGATGTTCCTTGACCCATTTTGCGGTCACGGTCGCGCGTTCTTTGGTGATAACGGTTTCATAGATGAAAAGGTCGTCATCAATCTTTTCAACTACTTTTCCGATGATTCCAATATCAACCCAAAAATAAGGCATCATTTTTATCACCTCTTTGAACCGACCGAGAAGATGGACTGCAAAAGCACGAGAATAATCCAAATTGCGAGTGCCAGCTTCCACGAGAACACGATGACGAAAGTGCCGATTGCGGTGATACCGAGGGCGGGAAGAAGCCAGCAGAGAAGCCAAACCAGACCAGAGGTAAGCAGGAACGAAACTGCGAGAGACAGCAGAATTAAAAGAATAACCATTTTATTTTCTCCTTTTCATTTGATGTATTTATTATACCATTGGAGTAGGGCTTTGTCAAGCCCTTTTCTCCAAAAGTTCCGAAAGTTTTTCGATAATGTTTACTGCGGTCGGGTCAATGGTTTCGCCCAAGTGCCAACCATTCCGAACCTTTTCATTATCGTCAACCAAGATGGACACGTCATAGCGGTCGCGCACGCTGTCGGCCTTAGTCGCGCCATACTGGACGCCGTGGAAGTGGTCATAGTGGAAGCCCTGTTCTTCAAGCCACGCGCGCTTTGCTTCACGCACGAGGTTTTTGTATTCCTCGCTCGAATCTTTGGAAAGCCAAGTGATGATGTTGATTTCCCAGCCCTCGGCGCGGAGAAGTTCGCAAACCTCATTCAGTTCAGCCATATTGCACATGGGAACAGCAGTTCGATAGGGCTTAGGATTTTCCGAACGGAGAAGTGCAAGCCAATCCTTGACGCCGTAGAGGTCAGCGATAGTGCCGTCCATGTCAAAGTTGATGGAACGTCGAGTAGCCACAACGTGGGACTTGATGTAAGTGATTTTCATAGGTATTACCCCTTTCCTTTACTGTATCTGTATTATACCATACGTCTGCGCGGTTGTCAAGAGAAATTTTAGCAATTTCTCACTTTATTTGTCCATTCTTTCCATTTATCTTCGGCAAACTTTTTATATTCTTCCTGCCAAAGACCCCGTGCGATGACATCTTTTACTGCGTCATCAATAGAAAGATATTGGTCAAGAAGAACAAAGTCCTCGCAAAAGAACCGAGTTCGACCAAAGAATTTGCGGGTAGGGCGGATAACTTCATAGACATAGATGAATAAGAAAGCCCCATACTCATCTCCGCTGTATGCCTTGACCTCAAAGGTTCTTCCCTCATACTCATAAGTTTTCGGTTTACTCATAGGTGTTTACCTCTTTCCTTTACTATGCTTGTATTATACCACTATTGGATTTGCTTGTCAAGTGTTTTTTTCAAAATTTTTGCGGTCTTTCTCAATACACGGAAGATAAGAAATTAAGCAAAATCAGCACAGGAATAGCGTAGACGATATTGAAAGAGTCCCACCCGAGACTTTCACAGGAATAGGCAAAAATAAAGCCAAAAACGAGGCCGAAAATGCCGATTAAAATAATCATTCTAAATCCTCTATATGACCGTAGTGTTCGTTGATATGCCATTCAAGATAGGTATTAGTCGCAATCTGAATTTCTCTATCTAACCAGTCGTAAAAGTCCTCGGGGTCGCGGGCCATGCGTTCGTCAATAATATCAGCAAGAGAAACGCGATGGGCGATAAACTCTGAAATATCAAGAGAATCCATAGAAGAAAGAAGTTCTTCTACACATTCTCCGCGAGTAGAGAACTTTTCAGTAGAAAAATCGTGAGTGTAATACATTGTTTGTATCCCCTTTCTTTACTGTATCCATAGTATAGCAGATTATTACATTCTTGTCTATTGGTAAAATACCCAAATTCGGGAAAATAATTAGTTGGACTTTTGGCTAAATTTCCTATTGACAAATTGCTGAGATGGTGGTATAATGGAAATTCCGGCCGTGGCAGGCGCAAACGGCCGGCCATTTTATCTCACTATTGGATTTTTGTCAATAGGCAAAATAACTAAAAAAAATGAGGTGAATTTTCACCTCAAATTTTATCTGTTATAGCTGGTAGTAATGGTTTTGAAAATCTGATAGATATTTTCATCTTCCATCAACTTTTGGATAAAAGCATCAGCTTCTTCTTCGGAGTAAAAACGAACCCGATTATCATAATACTGGTCCCAAGGATTTTTACCGCTGTAATCAACCCGAAATGTCTTTTCAATTTCCATTTTATTTACCTCTTTCCTTTGATGCTTTTATTGTAGCACAAGGGACTTGTTTTGTCAAGTCCCTTGTGCTATTTTTTTAACGTTCAGACACAATGCTGAGGTAGCGGACAATCATGTCCATTTCGCAACCCATGTCCTGCTGGTCGCAAACCGCATAACCCACAAGGTCGCCGTCCGCACAAATTGGGTAAACGCCATAAGTGTTATTGAAAACAAACGGCTTTCTTTTAAAATCCCACTGGGTCGAAACATAAGGCGGAAAGTTTTCCATGCCCCGCAGTTTCACGGTAGTGTCATAGATTGCGATGGGACGCAGACCGGAATTTGATGCCATTGTGATAGCAACTCGCAGAGCTTCTTCGGTCAAAGAGCCAAGCACCGAATACCTCTTGAAGCAAACGCAGTCATTGTCTTCAATGAAGATTTCGAGCGGGTCGCCCTCGCGAATCTTCAAAGTCCGGCGAATTTCTTTCGGAATGACCACACGTCCAAGGTCATCAATTCTGCGAACAATACCAGTAGCTTTCATTTTAATTTTCCCCTTTCACTTGATACATTAAGTATAGCAGAACAAAAGGTTTTTGTCAAGCCCTTTATTCAAGATTTTTGCTTTCCGCGACAAAATATTTTGCTTCGTATTGATTGGCAATAGCCTTGACTTTTGCGCTTTCCTTTTGGGTCGCACAATAAAAATTGAAAAGCGTATGTTTATCGCTCAATTCAATATAAGAGTGCGGAACGTCATGCAAATCAAAATCAATAGTGTTGGTGTATCTTGTCGGGACAGTCAGCTCGACTTTCCATAGCTTGTCTTTGCGGGCTTTCTCTTCAATCCATTTGACAAAATAAACGCCCACGAAATTACAAACGGCAGTAATAGCCATTTTCAACCAGATAGGCATACCGTCCGCAGAAGTAAGTACAATCACATAGGAATAAAAACCATAAGTGATAGCATTGATAAGAGACGCGCTGACTTTTCCGCCATTGACAGTCAAAATGCTTTTGATAGTTGACAGAATCACATTTACCGCCGTGCAAAGCGCGAATAGAAGAATTGTATTCATTCTACCACCTCAATATCGCAGTAAATACAGTCGGTAATATCGACGTATTCCTCAAAGCTCATTCTTTTATCATCGCGGTGTGTAAAGTCAATGTAAGCATCTTTACCGCGAAGATTATTTTCTTCATTGTATGCGTGAGTGGCATTGTCAAAAGCCTTAATAGCGTCAGCTTCATTATAAACCACCACTTCTTTGACTTCGGGAGCGTCATACCAAATAGTATATTTCTTTTTCATTATTATCACCCTTTCCTTTTTCTATTATAATAATATCATAATATAATAGAAATGTCAATAGAGAGTTTTTAATTTACTCTTTTAATTTTTCTAATAGGTCATCAGCACATTCGTAGCTAATACTTCCGCGGTCGCATTGGTCAGACAAAGGACAACAAGCGCAGTCATTAAAGGTTTCCGTCCAAGCGCGCAACCAGTCAATCAAGCGCAAGACGTTAACTTCCTCATACATTGTCGTCATTCTCCTTTACCCGGACAAAAAAGACCTTGTTATAAATTTTCGTTGCTTTGGGGTCAATCCAAAAATACACATTACCGCATACTCGATAGATTTTACAAGTTTTTTCACTAATCTTTTTGACTTCCTCAAACTTCTCTTGCGTAGTGGGGTGGAAAATCGTCAGTTTAAGGAATATGCAATAGAAAGACAAAGGAACAAAGCCGATAATCAGAGCAATCCATGTGAGAACATCAGTCAAGGTGTTTTCCCATTCGCACCACTCATCGGTGATTGTAGCGAACGCAATGCCCACACAAAACGCGAGAATCAACCAATACCATGCCACCATTATTTTATTCCCCCTTTATTTGTTGTATACATCTTACCACATTATAGGATTTTTGTCTATTGGCATTTTACACAAAAATTCGTGCGAAAATTTGTTGAACTTACCTCTTGACAAAAAACTCGGCGCGCCACAGTCGTCCGCGCGCCGACAATTTTATCACATTTAAGGAACTTTGTCAATAGTAAAATTAAACAAAAAAAAATCACCCAAATTGGGTGATTTTTCATTTAGTTTTCTACGGCTTCGAGGTCGATGAGAATGGGAACGAGCTTATCTTCAAGAAGTGAAACGCGTTCAAGCATTTCGTCCATTTCATCAGGGGAAAAATGCTTCTGAATACCATAGCGCGCCATCGCGCAAACTTTTACGACAACCTCACTAAGCTTTTCTTTATTTTCCATTTTTTTTTATCTCCATTCAATTTATTTTTTGGAAAGGGTGGCGGTTGTTTCAGGCACAACCGCCAAAGCCATAGGAAAGGGGGAGAAAAACACGAACAAAAGTTCGGTTTTGTCAAGGGATAATCAGTTCCGCGCCGTGAATAGGCCGAACCATATACTTTGGAGCAAAGCAATCGAAAGTATAATTGTCCAAGCGGAGACAATTCCAGTCCTCGGCGCCGGTATCTTCATCGACCACAGAGGCAGTTTTGATGTAATAATCTTCGGTGGTAGGGTCTTTGAAAACCATACCTTCGGCAACATCTTCAAACGGGACGAGCTTATTATCATTCTTAATAGTAATTTTCATTTCGTTCACCCTTTATAATAGTATTTGTAAGCCCATTCAATGATTTCATGGCTTGTGGTAGTCCATTCCTCTTTGGGACTATCGAACTTTTCCGCATATTTTTTGATGTAGTTATTATACTCCATGCGCGCGGTGTCGTATGCTCCAATAGCCACAATTAAGGCGTGCTTCGCTTCTTCGGCGTCGGAGACTGCTTTCTTGCGGTCGGGGCAGTCAGGATAAAGGTTAATCACCCCTACGCGCGTAATGACTTGCCTTGTCTTTTCATAAAGGCGGTCGCGCTCTTCCCAAACCTTATAAAGCATTTCGTCTGTGTGATTCTCATAGGGATTGAATTTCTTTTCTTTCTTCTTACCGAACATTTTTCTTTTTCTCCTTTTCCTGTTTATTCCACATTCTATCGAAGAACGCATTTGCGAGAACACGCTTGTAAAGGTTGTCAGGCATGGGGCGCTCGCCGTGCTTGTTTCTCCATATCGCGGTGATTTTATCAATATCCGCGATATAGGCGGTAATGAGTGTGCCGTCCTTAGCACTACGAATAAGAAGGATACCAGTTGTAGTGATAGTGTAGAGAACATCGTCCTCAACGCTGTCGATATACGGTTCGCCGATTCCTACATTGTCGTAGATGAAGAGCAGGCGGTCAATGCGGTCTTGCGTGGCGTGTTTTGACATTTTGATAAGCATTTGTCTTACCTCTTTCTTTTTCTCTTGGATTGATTGTATTATATCATATAGGGAGGGGCTTGTCAAGCCCCTTTAATACAATTGTTCCCCATCGTGGTAGCGCTCATATTCCGCTTCAAGGAAGTCAAGAATAGTTTCAAAGTTATCTGCGTCCGCAGAGTCCATGAAAACCTTTTCAAGGACTTCATTAGTGTGTCTGTTGTAAACTCGAATAATATCCATTTTACTTACCTCTTTCTTGATTGTATATGTATTATATCATGCGAAAGGGCTTTTGTCAAGCCCTTTTTATCAGAAATGATAATTTCTGATGATAGCGTCGAATTTGGGGGCATATATGATTTCCCACTGTGTTTCAAGAGTCGAGTCATTCGTGCGATATAACTCCCACTGAACTGCACCATAAGCATTGTGCTTGAAAAGCTCGGCGTCGCTGGGCATCTGCTCGGCATAGAGAAGCTGGGTCTTGATAAAAGAGTGAATGTTGTAATTAGTCATTTTATTTACCTCATCTTTCTGTCCCCTTGGAACAATTATAATATAACACACCCTTAGAGATTTGTCTATTGACGGATCGCACAAAATTGGGAAAAATAATTTGTGCAAATTTTTGCAACTTTTTGCTTGACAAATTGCTGGCCCTGTGATATAATGGAAATTCCGGGCGCGTGGGCCGTGCGCGCCCGGCCGAACAACCATTGTTAAAATTTTAACAAAAATGAAATAGAAAGGGCGCGGTAATTATCGGCTACCGCGCAAACCATAGTATGAAAAATTTGTTTACTACTTCAAGAGGCTTACCATTTCCTCTTGACATGATTATAATACCACAACGGGGCGAGTTTGTCAATAGTTTTTTGAAAAAAAAATTTCAGGCGAGATAATTAAATCTCGCCTGAAAATTATACGTCCCACATGGCTTCCGCAATCCAGAAGTATTCATAGCGGAGTTTGGACTGAATCGCAAACAAGGCGTTCGCAAGTTCTCCGCCGTCTTTGTAGTCTTCCGCGTCTGGAAATTTCTGACTTTCTTTTGCAATTCTTTGAGCCAACTTTTCAAGGGCGTCTGCCTGTTCTCTCAAAGCCTGCGGGATAGGTTTTTCATTCATTATTTGTTTCCCCCTTTGCAAAGTTAGAGGTTAGCTCTAACGTATGTCCGCACTCATCGCAATACCAATAGTAAAAAACTGTTCCATGCCGACCGTGAGAAGCATTTACAAATTCCATTTCATTTCCGCAAATGGAGCAATAGCCGTCATTCCATGCCTTTTTATCGGCATTGTGTTCCGCGACTATTGCGCCCGTCATACCGTAGCCAAGAGCGCACGAAATGAGAAGACCAACTAACAGTCTGACTATTGGGTGAGACTTGTCCATGTTGCACCAACAGACAAGGCAAACAAACAGCGCAAGGACTGCACTAAAAATTCCGCCAACAATTAAGAATTCTGTTCCCATTTTTATTTCCCCTTTCCGCATTTAACGCATTGAGCGTGTGTTCCGCACTTTCCATCGCAATAAGGACATTCCATTGTTTTATTCCCCTTTCCTTTGATACATTAAGTATAGCAGAAAAAGGGCTTTTTGTCAAGCCCTTTTTCTTATTTTTTTCAATTTTCTTTTCTAATGGAGTAGTAGCTCCGGCTTCCCTTTTTGGTGTAGGTCAACTTTCTGTCAATCCAGCAAAGATGACCGCAATACCATGCAACGGTGGCGCAAGGATATTCTTTGCCGGTCTCACGGTAAAGAATAAACTGGATTTCCGTAGGGCACAGGGGCTTTTCCGCCTTTGAGAGAACATCGAGCATCATGTTTTTCATCATGGTGTTGCGGATTTCCTGTTTCAGTTTCCGCGCTTCCTGGGCTTCCTCGAATTTCTGGCAAGCCCGTTCCGCCTGAAACACGTCCATTCCGGTGAAAGTACCATTATCAAGGCACTTTCTCAAAAGACTATAAGTTTCGAAGTTCATCATAATAACATTCCCTTTCCTGTATTGTATTGTTATTATAGCATCTGTTTCTGAATTTGTCAAGGGCTTTTTGGAAAAAAGAGGGAAAAATTTTCCCTCTTTATTTATCCCCAATAGATCGAAAGAACGTTGTCAATGTAGCTGGCTTTATAGCCATAATTCTGCATAATATCTTTGCAAGCCTGCCTGACGCCCTTGTCATTTAATGAAGCAAGAGAACACTCGTAAAGTGTTTCTCCCGTTCCTGCCACACGCTCAATTTCCGGCATGATGTGGTCTCCGATAAACGCACGCGCGAGGGCATTATTTTTAGCTTGGATTTCTTTGCGGACTTCTTCGGCTTTGCGCGTCATTTCATAAGCATATTTAATTTCCATGGTGTTTCTCCCTTTCCTTTGATGTTTTTATTGTAGCATATAGGGCTTGTTTTGTCAAGCCCTATATGCAATTTTTTTTAGCAGTAGGCCAGATTCCCGCGCGCCCAGCCATATACGCTGATTTGATTGCACGCCTTGCCAATTTCAAGCGCCTGCTTTTTGGTCTGCACTCTCTTGGACTTGTCAACATAATAGATGCCGTTCGCAAGCCATACACCGCAGTTTCCGCCGAAGTCCTTAACCGCGTTAATAGCTTCGCGGGCGGTCTTACATTCAACGCCGTTGGTAGCGACCTGCCAGCCGGACTTGTAGTTGACTTTCTTGCCATATTTGAGAGTCAGGCCGTCATTTTCAGCGAGTTTGAGAATAGAACGAATGTTAATCATGTTGTAAATCCCTTTCCGGTTTGGTAGGTTTTCCTTCCCTTACTGTGATTATAGTATAGCACCGATTCGGGATTCTGTCTATTGACACTTTGCACAAAAATTTGCCCCAAAAATTTGTTGAATCTGCCTATTGACAAAAACTCGGCGCGCCAGGTCCGTTCGCGCGCCGGCCGATTATACCACAAAGTTTTGAAATTGTCAATAGGTAAAATGCACAAAAAAATCTCCCCATTTTTGGGGAGATTTTCATTTTTATTTTTTAACCGTCAACATAAACGATAAGAACATCATCTTTGGCTTTCAAACCGCTGACAGGCAATCCCAGCACCCATTCTTCGCTTACGCCCAAAACCTCACCATTCAGAGTCATGCGACCTTTGCGGTCTTTGAGATAGCGCCCGCAAGTGTTTTCATTTATCACTTCAATGCCGTTCCCCTCATAGAACATCAGTGCGCCTTTTACCAGACCAATCACATTTTTAACCATGCCCAAAGTCATTTTGTCAACCTCTTTCGTTTTTAATGTCGTTCCCCTTGGAACAATTATAGTATAACATGAGCTATAATAAAAGTCAATAGGCAAAATGTATAAAAACTCGGCAGGATTTTGTATATCCTGCCGAGTTTTTTTTAGTTCAAACTCTCGATGACTTCGCCGGTCAGTGCGTCGATAACATCGACCGAAACAACGTTGTCCGCGTCGATGAACTTCTTTGCAAGGATACAAGCGTTTTCCCGCCCGAACACCGGAATTTCATGGCGATAATAGAATACATCGCTTGCCTTGTAGTTGTAGTAGTTGATAGAAACATTAAATAACATTTGGTTTATCCCCTTTCCTTTTATATTCTTATTATACCATAGATTCGGGATTTGTCAATAGTTTTTTTGAAAAAAGTTTGAAAAAAAATAAGGGCGTTTCCGCCCTTATTTCTCATAAACAATAATGTTGTTGCCTAACTTTTCAACGCGAGAATCTTCACAAAAGTGATAGGTGAAGTCCGCTGAAAGATGTTTGAGAAATTCGCGTCTCCATTCGCGGGACTTCGGCTCTAATTCAAAGAGAATGTAAAGCGTTTCCTCTAACCGGTCGAGAAAGTTTTCAGTGTCCGCGATGTTGAATTTGCCCGCGAGCTTCGGAACAGAAGAAGTGCCAATAGTAAGAATGTTGTAAGTAGTCATGGTTTTTATCCCCTTCCTTTATTGTATTTACATTATACCATCTGCTTTTGGATTTGTCAAGGGTTTTTATAAAAAAAAATAAGGGCTTTTTTCAGCCCTTATTCTTAGCACTTGACCCACGTATTGACTAATTTCCGCTCAATGGTCGCGGGCTTCGTCAGGGTCTTTGCATACGCCTGCGCTTCTTTCTTAGTCTTAAAGTAAGTCGGCAGATAGTAGCCAAGGCGAGTGCTGTAATTATCTTCGGTGTAAACTCTGTATTTCATCTTTTGTTTTCCCCTTTCTTTACTGTAATTATAGTATAGCACTTACTTCTGGATTTGTCAAGGGTTTTTATAAAAAAAATTAAGGGCTTTTCAGCCCTTAATTTAACACCGCGACGACCTCGCCATTCATGCAGGCGTGGACATCGAACTCCACACCCTTATAGGTGTCGGAGTAAAGATACGTCCAGTCATCGCCGAGGACATAGGCCAGGGGCTTGACAGGAAGAACGCCGTCGAGAAGAGTCTTGATAGTAATCATTGAATTAACCTTTCTGGTGTTTGGGATTTTCCTTTCCCTTTCTGATATTATAATACCACAGACCGCAAAGAATGTCAAGTGTTTTTTTCAAAAAAAAAGAGAAGTTTTTCAACTTCTCTTTCTATGGCGAATCGCTCTCTTTACGCGGTGCTCCATGTATTCGATGAGCGCACCCGCGCCGATAACACCAACATAGATAGCGAGAAGAACAAGACCATCATGAGTAGACATTTGATTTACCTCTTTCTTTCTTTTGATGTATTCATTATACCAAACAAAGGGGCTTTTGTCAAGTCCCTTTTTTATTTTTTTTACAGTTCTTTTCCAACTTTGACAAATACGATTTTCTCCGGTAAGACTTCGATGCCCTTAATGCCCGCTTCATTGACTTCCTTGTTCGTGCAAGTCCACCCAAACTCATCTAATGCGTCCCATTCATCGTTCCCGCTGGGAGTCCAAGTGTTGAATCCATCATCAATCATCACGTCATAGCCCTTGCTGTAAGTCTCCATAATCTGTTCGATAGTCATTTGTTGTATTCCCCTTTCCTTTGATGATACTATTATAGCATTTCGGGATAGGAATGTCAAGTGGTTTTTGGCAAAAAATGGAAAAAATTTTGCTTTAACGCTTTACTGTGGTAAAGTTCGGGCTGGGACGCCCTACACGCGCTCCACGGTGCAAGAGAAAGAGCGGGAAGCCCGCTCCCGCCCTTAATACATTTCGCTACTGGGTTCAACTGTGAAATACTCGACATTCCGCAAGTCGAGCTTGCCATAGGACTTGTCATTATACATTGTAGCACCTGTCGCAAGTAAGTCGTTCATCTTACCTGCAATCTCCATAGCGCGCTGTTCCTCGAATGCCTGCTGGAAGAGATAGCCCTGACCGCCCTTAGTGTAATAAACAATGCCGTAAATCATTTTTCATTCCCCTTTCCTTTTTGTGATTATAGAATACCACATTCTAACTGATTTGTCAAGACCTTTTTGAAAAAAATCTTTGTTAATTTTTTAACAATCTACGCCGTTAGGAAGGGAGCATTACTGCTCCCTTATTCTGCGTAAAGACTTATCAGCTCATTTATCTTATCAATGGCTTCATCAATGTCATCGAGGTAGTTGTCTGCTAACATACTTGCGTGGCTGGCTTCCTCGTAGTCATCATACGCGTCGCTGAGTTCCTGTGTGCCAAACTTGTTTGCCTGTTCGAGCGCGTCTACCTCGTGCCATGCCCTCGACATCTCACCACGCTTAACCTGACAGTCGCGGAACGCCTGCTTGCTTTCGTTCATTAACCGTTCCTTTTCTGCTTTGAGAGCCTTGTAAAAATCCTGATTAGTCATTTGAGTATTCCCCTTTCTTATTGTATCTACATTGTAGCACATTACCGCACATTTGTCAAGACCTTTTTTACTCTTTTCTGCTTGTTAATTTTTTAACAATCTTCGCCGATCCGCAAGAAAGAGAGAGACTTAATAAGCCTCTCTCCATACCTTAATAATTGTATCATCTTCCACAGTATCAGTGTCATTGTCGTTAATCCACAAGAGCAAGAAGTCGTTGTCATCAATGTTGAGTGCTTCCACGTCCCACAGATTGCCCTGCTCGTCAATGAGCGTCAGGGTATCACCCTCGCGTGCGTAGACCTCTGCACCGACGAAACGAATACTTCCGCGTTCCGTGCCTGCACCACACCAATTCTCAATGACCGAGAGGTCGTAGGACTGGGGCGCTTCCTCACAAGCCATAGCCTCGGGAGTTTTGAGCGCGGAAATAGCTAAAATAACAACAAGAGGAAGAATGATGAAGACAACCTTGATAAAAGAATTGATAATAGTTTTCATAGTTGATTTACCTCTTTCTTTTTGATGATACAAGTATAGCACATGGCTACTGGATTGTCAATAGTCATTTTACACAAATGTGATGGCGTAGTTTCGGGTATTTTGACGATTGTGCGCTTTGACGAAGTTTTGGCGAGAAATTTGTGCAAACTGCTGATTTTTATAAAACTCGGCTCGCCACTACCGCCAGCGAGCCGAGCAACGTTTACCGGGGTGTTTGTGCGGGATGGCATCGTGCGTTCCGCAAAAGAGCGAGAGTAAGGCTGGTATACTCTCAGAGAATAAACGAGTTAGACTCTTATGGATGGGGGGGTGTATTTCGGGAAAAAATTTTTTTTGATTTGTGTTTTTTCTTTTGCGTGGACAAAACACAGTCTAAATCAATTTTCAATTTCAAAGTACGATTTAAAACAACAAATCAATTTTCAATTTCAAATTATAAAGAATAATTTAAAATCTTAAATCATGACTTCTTTTTTTTTACCTCTTTTAGGTTTTTCACCCCACATAAGAGTGTATAATCCAGAAGTAGCAGAATGGGTGGCTTTCTGCTGATACTTTTTAGCAACTGCCTTCAAGGGGCTGAGTGGTTTTCGCATTTAATTTTTCCTCCATATATTCGATTAATTTATCTTTATATTTACAACTATCAATATATCTATTAATAGTATCTGTATCATATTTTTCCATTAGATGCTCTAATACATATTTGTATTTATTCAACTGATATTCTTGTTGCTCTTCTTTGGTGCTTAATTGAGCCTTTTCCGCGTCTGATAAAGGTTTATAAGTAATTGTTCTTGACCCATTATCCTTTTGCTCAATACGTATTGTTTTAAATAATTTCCAATCTCTTACAAAAGGGTCTTTATCTCTTGTTGCGTTAAAATATTCTTGTTCTAATCTAAATATTACCGCGTCTATCCCTCTTACTTCAAAAGGCTGGTTCCGCCCCATCTTCAATATCCTCCCATTCAAATGTTCCATCATCTAATTCATATACAAATGCTTGTTTATAAAATGATGAAACAATTCCATCATTTGTAATTCCTTTTGGACTATTTTTTGCATCATGAAAACAATTATAAACAATTAATCCTTGCGTTTCATATCGCGAAAAATCTACTGCTCTTCCCTCAAAATCATAATTATAAAATATATTTAACAATAGCATACACTCATATTGCGCGATTGGCCATTTATTCAATTCTTTTTGCTAATTTGCCATTTTTTGATATAATACCCAAAAAGCTTTTCTATATAACCATAAAAAAAGGAGTGATGCTACTAATGCACAACTCAATAATATAATAAAAATAGTTTTCATAAATACTCCTTTTCTTTTTCTTATAATAATAATAAAATAAAAATAAAGAAATGTCAAGTCGTAGAGTGTGATTGGGCAAAAGTTATTTGTTTTATTAAAAAAATTTTTAAATATAAAAAGAAAAAATTTTAAATGAAACTTGACAAAAAAAATTTTTTCGAGTATAATATAAATATAGACTGGAGGTAAAAAATGATAAAACTTGATTATTCTTTACAAACTCCAGAAGAAAGAAATCAATTAGTCGAACAAATTTTGGCTGATAATCCAGATCCGCCTGAAAAGTATTTAGAAATTTTAGCAGACTATTTGGTTCTTTGTATGGAGAAACAAGAAAAAAAGGAGAAAAAATTATTAACTGATAATCGTATGGCTACAGTTAATAAGCGTGAGACTTCTTTTGAAGGTCTTGTTTCCCAACTCGAAAATGGCGAAGATGGAATTTATAATTTAATTACAGATAATAGAAATACAATATTTCAACCACATATTACAATTACAAAAAAAGATTTAGAAGAGATACCAAGTTTAAATTAGTTAAGAGAAGCCATTAATGTTTGGGAGGCTAAATTAAAAGTAACAGAAGGCAAAGATGCTTTTGTTATTAAAAAGGCTCTTATTGAAATGCGTAAAGATTAGTATGTTATGAAAAATGCTTATCGTCGTCCAATAGTGCCTACAAAATTAACCAGATCAAAGTCTTATATTCCATTAGATGATAAAACATTTATTTTTGATGATGATGGTTTTCCCATTCCTGATGGAATTAGTTTATTAAGACCTGAAATATGTTCTGCGGTTTTATGTAATTATTCCCGATTAAAGCAAGATAGTTGGGGCGAATACGATAAAGACTTATGGTATTTAATGGAGGATTTTGATAAGCTTTGTGATAAAGCTTTAGCTAATTACCCTCTTTATGATAGAATCGTTGAATATAAAATTGATGGTTTACAAAATATTGACATTCAAGAGAAAATACAAATGGAATTTGGTATTAAACATAGTCTTGAATATATTTCAAGTTTATGGCGTAATAAAATTCCAAAATTAATTGCTTCGACTGCGGAAGATGAATATTTAGATAATTATTATTTAAATGTTGAAAAAGGTAAATATAAAAAATGTAGTCGTTGTGGTAAAATAAAATTAGCTCATAATAAATATTTTAGTAAAAATAAAACAAGTAAAGATGGCTTTTATAGTATTTGTAAAAGTTGTCGAAATTCTAAGGCCAAAAAATCTTAATATTGTCCTTTTGTTTATAATAAATAATTGAAAGGAGAATTTTTTATTTATGGCTGAAACATATTATTGCGAAAAATGTAATCGCACAATGAATGGCACGGAATTTTATTCATCTAATAATTTAGAAAAATATCCTAATGATGGTAAATTCCCCATGTGCAAAAAATGTATGACAATGCACGTCGATAATTGGAATCCAGATACTTATTTATGGATTTTACAAGAAGCGGATGTTCCTTATGTTCCAGATGAATGGAATAAATTAATGGAAAAATATGGACGCGATCCGCAGTCTATGACCGGTATGACAATTCTTGGACGTTATTTGTCAAAAATGAAACTCAAATAGTTTAAAGATTATCGTTGGAAAGATACAGAATTTTTACAGTAGATGGCAAATAATAAATTAGAGCAAACTATGAAACGTCAAGGGTATGATGCTCAATAGATTGCAACTGCTATTGAAAAAAGTTCTATTACTATTCCAGAAGGAGAATTAAAAGAGCCGGTTTATGCTCCACCGCCTGATGCCCCTACGGAAGATTATTTCGCACAATAGAGTGGTGAAGTGGAACAAGAATTAGATTTAACTGATGAAGACCGCACTTATTTAAGACTTAAATGGGGCAAAACTTATAAACCTGAAGAATGGGTTAAACTTGAATAGTTATATGAAGAAATGATGGCTTCTTATGATATTCAAGGCGCCGGACATAAAGATACGCTAAAACTAATATGTAAGACATCTTTAAAGGCAAATCAATTGATCGATATTGGTGATATTGAAGGTTTCCAAAAGATGAGCAAAGTATACGATAGCTTAATGAAGTCTGGTAAATTTACTGCTGCTCAAAATAAAGCAGAATCAGGTGAATTTGTTGATTCAATTGGTGAATTAATTGAATTGTGTGAAAAAGAAGGATATATTGAAAGATATTATGTTGAATAGCCACATGATAAAGTGGATTTAACTATTCAAGATATGCAACGTTATACTCGCACTCTTATTGAAGATGAAACTAATATTAGCACAATGGTAGAAAAAGCTTTGCGTGAAAATGCTAAAGAAGATGAAGAGAAAGCAAAGAACGCGGAAAGCGATATCGTTGATGATGCTGATTTAAGTATTGAAGAACTTGAAAAAACTATCAAAGATAGTGATTACGCAGATTTTGAGGAATTTAAAGAATAGGAATCTGCGCAAGATAATGAGTTCTTATAGGGTTTAGATAAATAATGGCATTACAAGATTTACTGTAGTTAAGTGATAGCCGTAGAAAAATAGGTTTATCACCGGAGCGAGTAGAAGCGGTAATGCCCACTATCCGCAAATACGTTGCCTTTTGGAGAGAATATCCTGATTTATTTGTAGATTTTATGGTGCGAGGAAGACGCACTGAAATAAAAGATGGAGAATTTAATTTTTATTTTTATTAGAGAGTATTTCTCCGTTCTGTTATGCGTTATTAGTATGTTTATGCGGTTTTTCCTCGTGCTTATTCTAAATCATTTTTGTCTGTTATGGCATTGATGATTAGATGTATTTTATATCCTGGCGCACATTTGTTCGTTACTTCTGGAGGTAAAGAGCAAGGTGCTAGTATTCTTCATGATAAAGTTCAAGAAATATGTGAACTTATTCCAAGCTTTAATCGAGAAATTGATTGGAGTCGAGGAAAAACTCTTGAAGGAAAAGATAAAGTTAGATATGTGTTTAAAAATGGTTCAGTTTTGGATAACCTCGCAGCCCGTGAAAGCACTCGTGGTCAGCGTCGTCATGGTGGACTAATGGAAGAATGTGTCGGTATTGATGATGCTATTCTTCGTGAAGTTATTATTCCTGTTATGGCAATTTCTCGTAGAGCTAAAGATGGCACTACCAATGAACAAGAGCCATTAAACAAATCACAAATCTATATTACTACTGCTGGTTATAAGGGCACATTCCCTTATGATAGACTTATTGGTTTCTTGGTTCGTATGGTAACTTAGCCTGATCGTTGTATGGTATTGGGCGGAACATGGCGAACTCCGGTTGCAGTAGGATTACAAAGTAAAACATTTATTACTGACCAAAAGAATGAAGGAACTTATAATGAAGCTTCATTCGAACGTGAATATGAATCTAAGTGGTCAGGAACTGTTGAGGATGCTTTCTTTAATGGAGAGCATTTTGATAGAAATAGAAAATTATTATAGCCTGAGTATGAAGCTTCTGGACGGGCGGGCGCACAAGCTTATTATGTACTTTCTGTAGATGTAGGTCGTAAAGGATGCGATTCAGTAGTTTGTGTATTTAAAGTAACACCACAAGCCCAAGGTCCAGCTATTAAGTCTTTAGTAAATATGTATACTATGTCAGATGATCATTTTGAAGATCAGGCTATTAAATTAAAGAAATTATTTTATAAATATAAAGCTAAAACTTTGGTTATAGATGGTAATGGTTTAGGTATTGGACTTTTGGATTATATGGTAAAATCTCAAAATGATGAAGATGGTGAATTTTTACCTGATTTTGGTGTTGAGAATGATGATGATGGATATTATAAAAAATATCGCACACCAAATACTCAATTTGATGCTATGTATGTTATTAAAGCAAATGCTCCAATAAATACTGAATGTCATGCTAATGCTCAGACTCAATTACAAGCGGGTAAGGTAAAATTCTTAATAGATGAGAGAACAGCTAAAGAAAAATTATTAGCTACTCAAAAAGGTTCAAAAATGACTCCTGAACAAAGGGCAGATTATTTAAAACCATTTACTTTAACCTCCATATTAAAAGAAGAAATGATGAATTTACGCGAAGAAAATGAAGGTATTAATATTATTTTAAAATAGGCAAATCGCGGAATTCGTAAAGATAAATTTTCGGCTTTTGAATATGGATTATATTATTTAAAACTTGAAGAAGATAAAAAGAAAAAACGTAAAAAGTTTAATGCGTCTGATTGGTGCTTTTTAAATTAAGGAGGGTGGAAAGTGCGTGCTTCAAGAGGAGAAATTAAAATTGAAGAAATCTTAGAAGAAGCAGGACTACCTTTTAAAATGGAATACATCTTTCCAGATTTAAAAAGCCCAAGCGGGCGTCCGCTTCGTTTTGATTTTGTTATATTTGATGATGATGGAAAAATTGATTTCATTATTGAGTATTAGGGAAAATAGCATTATGAAGCCAGTTCTAAATTTGGTGGAAAGCGCGGTTTATACCAGTAGCAATATAATGATAATCAAAAAAGACGTTTTTGCGCTTTACATGATTTTAGATTAATAGAGATTCCATATACCGACGAAAACCTTATTTCTTATGATTATATAATGAAATTAGCAGGTTATTAAAGGAGGTGGAACTTTGGATACGCAAGATCGTAATGAATAGATTCATGCTAAAGGTTTTGATATTTATAATGGTCGTTATGAATATAATTATAATGATACCATGGACTATGCCAATAGAAAAATAAAAGTTGGCACAAAAACTTTAGATGACGCTATTTTAAAACTTGGTGATTATAGTAAGATTAGATATCCAGGTCAAAATCGTATTATCACGAAACCTGATGTGCTTCGCGCGCTCGCAGAAAGAGATCTAAATGCTTTGCGATACATCTCTAATTTTTATTATGATATAAGTGGTGTATATCAACGAGTTTGTAATTATGTTGCTTTTTTATATCGTTATGATTGGTATATTGCAGCCGAAACTTATGATGACAATGTAAAAGAAGAAAAAGTTTTAAAAGATTTTTATAAAATGTTGAATTATTTTGATAATAGCTATATTAAAAAGGTTTGCGGAGATATTGCTTTACAAGTTGTTAAAAATGGATGCTATTATGGATATATAGTTCCTTCAGAGAAAAATCTAATTTTACAAGAATTACCAGTTAGATATTGTAGAACACGTTATAGTGTAAATAATACCCCAGTTGTTGAATTTGATATGCGATTTTTTGATACTTTTAGAGATATGAATTATCGTTTAAAAGTATTAAAATTATTCCCAGAAGAATTTGCTAAAGGTTATGTTCTATATAAACAAGGAAAACTTGCTTTGGAAGAGGCAGTTGGATGCTAGCATACTGGTAGTTGGTATGTTCTTGAACCAGAAAATTGTGTTAAATTTAATATTAATAATAGTGATGTTCCTATTTTTGTAAATTCGATTCCTACTATTATGGATTTAGATGCGGCGCAAGATCTTGACCGCAAGAAACAAATGTAGAAGTTACTTAAAATTTTAGTCCAAAAGCTCCCAATGGATAAAAATGGTGATTTGATATTTGATGTCGATGAAGCCAGAGATATCCATAATAATGCCGTTTAGATGTTATAGAGGGCTATTGGAGTAGATGTTTTAACTACATTTACTGACGTAGATTCTATTGATATGTCTGATAAGAATACTACTACAACGACAGATGATTTAGCTAAAGTTGAACGTAGTGTTTATAATTCATTAGGTATTTCATAGAATTTATTTAATACTGATGGTAATATGGCTTTAGAAAAATCAGTATTAAATGATGAATCTACAATAAGAAGTTTAATTTTATAGTTTAATATATTTTTTAATAGAATTATTGAAAAAAAGAGTAGTAATAAGAAATATAATTTTAGATTTTATTTATTAGAAACTACTTAGAATAATTATCAAACACTTTCTAAAATGTATAAAGAACAAGCGCAAATGGGACAATCAAAGTTATTGTCTTAGATTGCTCTTGGACATTCGTAGAGTTTTATTCTTAATGCAGCTCATTTTGAAAATGAGATTTTACATTTAAGTGAAATTATGATTCCTCCTCTTATGAGTTCTACTATGGGTAGTGAAGATATTTTGGGTTTAAAAGGTTCATCATCTAATAATAAAACTCAAAATAATTCAGGAAGCTCAGGTTCTGGAACTGCTAAAGCTTCTAATGGTGAGGCAGGGCGTCCGGAAAAACCTGACGATTAGAAAAGTGAAAAAACTATTCAAAATAAAGAAGCAATGAAATAAGGAGGATTTATGAAACATACAAGTATTAAATTAAATACACCTTGTGAGTTTATAAATATAACTCCTGTAAATCCTTTAATTTCTAAATGCCAAATTAAGGTTTGCTATGTAGATGATAAACCTAATCGCAATAAAAGCGTAATTACTAAAGACGTAGCAATTGAGATGGCTAATAGCCTTCCTGGTAGTCCTATTGTTGGTTTTTTTAATGAAAATACCGAAGATTTTGAAGAACATAATAGGATAATTGAATTATCTAATGGCGAATTTAGAATGAGAGATAATACTCGCCCTTATGGTTTTGTTGATCTTGGAGCTAAAGTTTGGTTTTAGAAATTTTTGGATGATGGTGTTGCCGAACGTGAGTATTTAATGACTGAGGGTTATTTATGGACTGGTTAGTATCCTGAATGTAAACGTGTAGTTGATAAAGGCAATAATTAGTCTATGGAGTTTGATAAAAACACATTAAATGCCACGTGGGCAAAAGATAGTAATGGAAAGCCTTAGTTTTTTATTATAAATAAGGCAATTATTTCTAAACTTTGTATTTTGGGAGAAGAAAATGAACCTTGTTTCGAAGGCTCCCAAATCAATGTGAATTTTTCATTCGATGATGGTTTTAAGAACACTTTGTTCTCCATGATGAATGAACTTAAAGAATTTATGAAAGAAGGAGGACCCAAAGTGTTTACACAATATGCTGTTGAAATTGGCGATAGTTTGTGGAATTCTCTCTGGTCTTATGTTGAGACTAAATATCCTGGCGAGCCTAGTAGTTATTGTTCTATTTATCGCATTGAAGGCGTTTATGAAGATGCGGGACAAAAGTTTGCTATTCTTCAAAATAGACAAGACCAAAAATATTATCGCATGGACTTTTCTCTTACCGATGTAGAAGGCTTTGTTCCTTCTGACGCTTTAACTGAAGTAACTAAGTCTTATACTCCGGCAACAGAGCCTCAGTTTGCTCTTGCTGATGTTGAAGCTTTTGAGACTGATTATGCTTCAAAGAAAAAGGCTGAGGAAGAGGGCAAAAATAATAAATCTAACGGCCAAAACCCTGATAATAAATCAGAGGGCAATGATAATAAAAAGAACCCTGATAACGGGGAACCCTCTAATAAGTCTGATAAAGGCGACAATAGTGAGAATGATGATAAAAAGAAAAAGAAGAATTATTCTCTTGAAGAAGTTGTTGAATATACTGAACTTAAAGCTCAGTATGATGAATTACAGACTAAATTTGCAGCTCTTGAAACTGAAAATAATAGCTTGAAAGAGCAAATTGCTCCACTTGCTGAATTTAAAAATGCTGCTGAGAAGAAAGATAAAGAAGATATGATTGCTAAATTCTATATGCTTTCTGATGAAGATAAAGCTGATGTTGTTGAAAATATTGATAAATATTCTCTTGATGATATTGAAGCTAAATTATCTGTTATTTGTGTTCGCAACAAGGTGAGTTTCGACCTTGACGAAAATAATAAGCCCAATGGTGCTACTACTTTTAATTTGAACAATAATGGTTCAGAAGATGATGATATGCCCGCTTGGGTGAAGGCGGCTTTTGCTACCGCCAACAAAAATTAATAAGGAGGACATACTAAATGTTTAAAGACTTTTTGAATAAGAATCTTCCTATTAAGTCTCAGGCAAAGTATGTTGAGTTTGGTTACGGTCAGGTCGAGCCTAATCACCTTTCCGCGCAAAGAAATGCTCAAATCTATGCTCAACTTCCTGCCAATAAAGACATTGAGATTCTTGAAAACGGTCAGTTTGTAAAGTATGACTATGCTGCTAATGGTAATGGTATCGGCGAAGTCAACTTCACTGGCGAAGGTGAATGGATGCTCGTTTATAACGAGATTAAGCTTTATCGTGATCATTATGATGGCAGTAAGCAGTGGGACTGCGAATTTGCTATGATTAAAGATGACTATCAGGCTCGTGTTTATAGCCCTTATGATTGGGAGCATACCGAGGTTGAATACGGTGGTCGTTTCTGGAATGGCGTTGATGAAAAGGGTCAAACTTATAAGTTAATCAATCAGACCGTTTCCGCAGATCAGGGCTTAAAGACTGTTACTATTGCTGGTCGTGTTTATGATGTCGATGAAACCGGCAAATTTACTTATGATGGTAATGAATATACTCTTGATAGTAATCATCAGGTTGCTAATGTTCCTGTAAAGTATTACTATGATAAGGTTCTCACTGATGTTCCTGATATGTATGAAATGAATTGGACCAATGATCCATATCATAAGTTGGGTATCTACCATGAGAAGTTCATGGAATCTGGCACTTCTATGGTTCCTCGTGTATTTAAGACCATGATTGGTGATCTTTATACTACTAATATGATTAATGAAGAGACTCTTGCTGTTGGAGATAAGCTTTCTCCTTCTGCTGCTACAAAGGGTATTCTTAGCAAAACTGGCGACGATTCAATGACTTGGCAGGTTGTTAAAGTTTATACTATGCCTGATGGTCAAAAGGGCGTCAAGGTAATGCGTATTAAGTAAGAAAGGAGAAAAGGATAATGTTAGATAAAAATAATTTAATTGCTCTTATGAAGCAAGTTGCTAAGGCTGATCCTTCTGCTCCTGTTGCTTATAGTTATGAGGGAAAAAATCTTAGTTATGAAGCCTTAAATGAAACTCTTCGTAATGAAATGAATGAGTTGGCTGGTACTTACGCTCTTTATCGTGAAAATAAGAATCTTATTTTCTCTATGATTGAGCAGACTCTTGATGAGGTTCTTCCTAAGAAAGTTATTCAGCAATATGATCAGTTTGCTGAGGTTAAGACTTTCGCTCAGGGTGATAAGCCTATTTTCCGCCGTCCTCTTAATAATCGTGCTCGTGCTAAGCAGTTTGTAACTCGCGTTGGTCTTGCTGGTATTTATGAAGTCTTCAAGCTCGGACCTAAAGAGAATGAAGCCTTCGAGGTACGCACTAGCGCTATCGGCGGAGCTGCTCAGATTGGCTTCGAAGAATTCCTTGATGGTCGTGTTGATTTTGGTGAAGTAACCAAGATCATCATGGATGGTATGGATGAACTTATTTATAAAGAAGTCGCTGCTGCTCTTAGATCTTCTATCAATCAGCTTCCTCCTGCTAACCGCGTTGCGGCTGCCGGATTTGATGAAGCTGCTATGGATCGTTTGATCACTATTGCTTCTGCTTATGGTACTCCTACTATTTATTGTACTTATGAGTTTGCTGTTAAGATGATTCCTCATGAGGCTTGGAGATATACTGAAGCTATGAAGAACGAGCTTTGGAATAATGGTCGTCTTGCCACTTACAAGGGTACTAAGGTTATTATTCTTGAGCAGGGCTTTGAAGATGAAACCAATACTCGTAAGGTTATTGATCCTGGTTATGCTTGGGTTATTCCTACGGGCGCTGATGGTAAGCCTGTAAAGATTGCTTTCGAAGGTGGCACTATTGTTGATGAATTCAACAATTATGATCGTTCTCGTGAGATTCAGGTTTACAAGAAGGTTGGCGTAGTTTGTATGCTTGCCAATAACATCTGTGCTTATGTTGATACTTCACTTCTCGGTCAGATGTATACTTGGAATTATGATGGAGTTACTGGTAAGGTTATCACTTATGATGGTCGCCTTGACGGTACTGTCTAATTTAATATAAATTATTCCATGGGGAGAAGGGATTAAACTCCCTCTCCCCATATTTTTGTTTTATGAGTAAAAGGAGAAATTGAATAATGATTAATAATGAAGATATTTATAATGTAAAAAATAGAAGCACTAGTGTAGTTGTTTATACTATTCCTGATACTAATTTGCGTCGTGAATTTGCGCCCGGTGAAACTAAGCGCATTCCATTTGGTGAGCTAGAGAAGTTAACTTATCAGGCGGGCGGCCGCGAATTAATTGCTAATTTTTTACAAATTTTAGAGCCAGAAGTAACTCATACTCTTAATGTTCATACTGAACCTGAATATAATATGTCAGAGCAACAAGTTGCTGATTTAATTCTTAATGGCTCATTAGATGCTTTCTTAGATGCTCTTGATTTTGCTCCTATTGGAATTATTGACTTAATCAAGAATCTATCTGTTAGCCTTCCTATTACTGATATTAATAAGCGTAGAGCTTTGAAGGAAAAAACTGGGTTTGATGTTGATAAAGCTATTGCTAATGATATCGCTAGTAAAGAAGAAGATACTATTGTAGAGAAAGAACCCGCTGCTAAGCGCCGTGTAGTAAGAGAAGAACCTATTACTCAAGGTCGTCGTACAAGCGGTTCTGGATATAAAGTAATTAATAAAACCGAGGAAACTTCCTCCAAGAAATAATTTATAGGAGGGCGATTAAGTGGGAACATTATTCTCAACTGTTTATAATCGCTTTCTAAACAAGGTTACTGATGATATGTATCTGGAATTGACTCCTGAAGATACTCTAAGAGATTTATAGAATCTTATAATAGATGCTATTCCTGGATTTGAATTTCCGCGAAAAAATCTTTTAGATTATAATTTAGATGTTGCTACTATTAACGAATCTGATGCTATGCCAGATGATTTTATTGTAGGAACAGTATGGGGAGAACTTCCAGAACCGGGTGAAGAACCTCAAGTTTTAGTTGATAGATCCAGCTTTAATTGTGATCTAACTGAAGAAGAAATTAATATTTTAGCTATTTTAATGATGTGTGGTTGGACGCAAAGACAAGTCACTTCAATTGAGAACACTCGAATGAAATACAGTGGCTCTGATTTTAAATTTACTTCTTAGGCAAATCATTTATCAAAGTTATTAAACTTATTAGGTGAATGCCAAAGACAATCTCACCATATGTAGCGTTTATATAAACGTAGACGTTTAAATAATAAAGGTGAATATGAATCTAATTGGGATGTGTTTAAAAGTCGATATGATTACTAAATATAATTTTGATATTCCAATAGAGAGTATAAAAGTAAATTGTTTGCGCTTAACCAATCAATTATGGAAATTAATTCCAATGCGCGAAAATAATGAAGATTGGCATAAATAGCTAGAAACTGTTATAAATGAAATTGTGGGGTTTAGTGTGATTTTTAGCGCTGAACCCCTTTATTTATAGTTATTAAACAAACTTGAGGGATTGTAGAATCAAGATACTGATTTTAATTTTTATCGTAAGACTGTATTTGAAACGATTAGTCTTTTATAGGAGATAAATTATGGCATCAGGGTTTGATTATAGTAGTAAGCAACCTTTTAGATTACAACAAGGTCGCTTAGGAATTTATGATAAACCACCCTTTGAAGGTAGCCCTGTTGAAGGCGTTAATTATACAGCGGTTCGGCTCGGTCAGATGGGCGGAAACCGCCAACAAGAGCGTATGATTTTATCTAAGCGCAGAAGTTTAGATAGAGCAGTATGGAATTCATACCAAGCCGCGGAAATCATTAAATAGGATGCGGAATATAAAAAACCTATTAGGTGTTTGATTAATCCTAATAAATTAAAATAGGATTATGATGACAAGATTTTGTCTGTTGGAAATAAATATTAGTTTAAACCGGGAGATATTTTTGAATGGTGTGGAACTAATACCTATTGGATTTGTTATCTTTAGGATTTGACTGAATTAGCTTATTTTAGAGGAGATATTAGAAAATGCTCTTATAAAATAAATTGGGTAGATGAGGGAGAGAAGAAATCTACTTATGCAGCAATTCGCGGTCCTGTAGAAACGAAAATTAATTATATTCAGAAACATGAAATTAGTATAGATAATCCTAATTATTCATTAAATATTTTAATGCCAAAAAATAAAGATACATTAAGATATTTTAAACGTTATACTAAATTTTATTTAGATAGTTAGGATGAGGGAGACAATTTAATTTGTTGGCGTGTTGAAGCTGTAGATTCTATAAGTATGCCTGGCATTTTAGAAATCAATGCGACTGAATATTATACTAATGAGTAGGAAGACAATTTAGACGATAAGACTGTTGGTTCTTTAATTACAGAACCAATTGATCCAAATCCTACGACAACTGATATTATAGGGGAAACATTTATTTTTCCAAAGAAAACTTATACTTATTATTTTGATGGTAAAGCTATTTTAGAATGGGAAATAAAAAATAATAAAAAGTTGCCGGTTTCTTTAAAAGTTATTAAAGAAGCAAAAAAGCCAACAGTTGAAATAAGTTGGGCTTCTGGATATAGCGGATAGTTCGATTTATGTTATGGAGACCATAAGAAAACGATTGTAGTTCAATCATTGTTTTAAGGAGTAAAAGGTGTTATGAAAATTAATGGTGTAAATTTACCTAAATCAAGTTTTCTTTCTGTTGAAAAAGATTTAGAAATTATTGTAAAACATCTCTGCAAAAATGAGAGATTAAAGCGCTTATTATATTATACAACAAAAGATGCTATTGATAAGCCAGATTTAAATGACGAACAAATGATTCAATTATTTAATAAAAATATTAAATTAATTCCTAAACTTTATGTTGATGGAAGTGTATTAAATTATGTAATTATTAATTTTGATAATTTTACACAAAGTGGAAATCCTGAGTTTAGAGATAATATTATTGAATTCGATATTATTTGTCATTTTGATCAATGGCATTTAAAAGATTATCAATTGCGCCCTTATCGTATCGCTGCAGAAATTGACAGTATGATAGATAAAACACATTTAACTGGTATCGGTAAGTTAGAATTTCTTGGGGCAAATCAAATTATTTTAACTGATGAATATGCTGGTTTATGTCTTATGTATCAGGCAGTTCATGGTGAAGAAGATAAAAAATCTATGCCAAATCCTAATGACGAGGAAAGATTTATAGAAGATTTTAAAAAAAGAACTGAAGAATAATGGATATTAGACTTGGTTTAATGACAGGTATTGATTTACCAATACCTGAATTAGAAGTCACTATTCATTAGCCATCTATAAAAGAAATTTCTTTTATAGGTGAAAAAGATCTTTTCTTGGGGATTTAGTGTTTATGTATTGATAAAAACATAATAGAGAATTCGGGCGAAAGTCTTTTAAGAGAAACAAATAATTTTTAGATATTTATGACAATGATGAAAGAAAAAGAGATGGCCGATAAAAAACAAGCATCTATGTAGGTTCTTACATTATTGTTTCCAAAGCAAAATATTTTATTTACCCCTAGGTCAATTGTTTTACAAGGTGACCCACAAATAATGATTGATGAAAGCAATTTTAATATATTATAGGAATATATTAAAGAAATATTTTGTTTTAAATCTAATGCTTCGCAAGAAATGGGATTTAATCCTGGAAATGCGGCCGCGAAAAAGATAGCCGATAAATTAATGCGAGGTAGACAACGTGTCGCTGAATTAAACGGCACGGCTAATGCTAGTATATTTAGTTAGTATCTTTCAATGCTTACTATAGGTCTTGATTCAATGTCTTTACAGGATTTAATGGATTTAACAATGTTCCAACTCTATGACCTTGTTGAAAGATATCAACTTTATATTAATTGGGATATTGATATCCGGTCTAGATTAGCGGGCGCGAAGCCTGATAATAAGCCGGATAACTGGATGAAAAATATCCATTAAATTTTTTAAGGAGGAAAAAAACCTATGAAATTTGGTGTACGCGAAATTTGCGATGTCGTTTTAAAGGCAAAGGCTAATCAAAAAATTGGTAATAAGCAATTTTATAAGAATGAGCCAGTTATTTATTTCGACACTTTAAAGACTTCCAGTATGGAAGGCGCTGCTACCACCGTATACGCACAAGGTGGACGTGGTAATACTAACTTAGTCGCATGGGAAGGCGAGCGTACTGTTACCTTCACAATGGAAGATGCTCTTATTTCTCCTGAAGGTTTCATGATTCTTTCCGGTGCTGGTCTTGTTGAGGCTTCTGCTAACAATAAGATTAAGCAACATATTACTCAAACTGTTGATAAGACTAAAGACATTGTCCCTGCTAATACTGAAAAAGACATTAAAACTGATGGATTAATTATTCCTGTCTCTTATGCCCCTTATCTTGATAATGAACATAAAGATGACGATTATGTTTATGTTTTCTTCATGAAGGATGGCGAAATTATTTCTGAGCCTTATTTAGCACATGAAGGAGTTACCACTGGAGACACTGGTTTTAGTGTTACCGTAAAGGGATTTGCTCGTTCTACTGGAGCGGCTTATACTACTAACGATTTAGAGAATGATTATGCTAAATGCGACTCTGTAATGGTTGATTATTACACTGAGCGTGAATCTGGTGCTAAGCAGATTGAAATTACTGCTGATAAATTTGGTGGTAACTATTATCTTGAAGCTTCTACTTTATTCCGTAATCAAGATGGTGTAGATATGCCTGCTGAATTTATTATTCCTAACTGTAAGATTCAGTCCAACTTTAACTTTACAATGGCTTCTTCTGGTGATCCTTCCACTTTCACCTTTACTATGGATGCATTCCCTGACTATACTCGTTTCGATCATAGTAAGAAAGTTTTGGCTGCTATTCAGATTATTGAAGAAGACGAAACTGTTGACAACGATATTCGTAGAAAGACCGCTGCTAACAGCACCATTGCTGTTGGAGGCTAATTAATATGGTTGTAAAAGGTCCAGTAAAATATACTCCACCAAAACAGCCTAAAAAAGAATCTACTAAAAAGCAGCCAAAAGTAGAAAAGGCTGTAAAGAAAGAGCTTATCGAGCCTATTGAGGAAGTAGTTCTTCAATAGGAAGATGAGGTAAGTAAGATTTTATCTGAATTAGATAAAAAAGATTAATTAATGGGAGAGAATAGAAATATTCTCTCCCATTTTTTCGTTATGTGGAAAAGGAGGATTAAATTTGGTAATTAAAAATAATTATAGTAATAATAGTCAAGAAAGTTAGAAAATTGCTGAGGATTTTATTTATTGGACTGAAGATATGGTAAAAGAGTAGTTATAGTAGGAACATTTTAAAGAATTATACGAAAAAATAAGAAAATCATCAGAAATATTAATTAAACATTTTACTATTTTTGATAATATTTAGAAAAAGCATAATAGTAAAATAAATAAATCAATGACTATGACTTTAAATTTATTAGAATAGAAAAAAATATTAATCTATTAGGAATTTTTTAATTTATAGAATTTAATTAATGAGTTTTTAAGTCAAGAAATAAAAATTACTGCTGTTTATGTTGATCCAATTACAGGCCAAAGAGAGATTAGATTAATGGATAATGATATAAAAAATATTCAAGCAGTTGAAAAAACATCTGTATAGGGTTATAATTATGCTAAATTAGAATATGATATGAATTAGCATTATGAAAATTTAAAAAATGCTTTGCCAGATGATGATAATAAAGGACTATAGAATACAGCAATGCAAGTGGAATTAAGATATAATAAATATAAAAAGAGAATATTATGGTATAAAAATTAGTGGAAAGGATATACAATGTCTACTCGTGGTCCTATTAATGAAGCATTTGTATCTTTTTATATAAATAATATTAAATTTAATTCAGATCTTGAAACAAATATTGATTATTTTATGTTAGATCCTACTATGGGTGCAATTAATGCTGATAATATGAATGGATTTTTAATTGGAGACGTGTCTGGGGGAAAGATTCAATATGCGGTTAAAGGTGAAGGCGGATCTCCATAGAAATATGCTACTATAATAAAGTGGTTAAAAATTTTAAAGGATAAATAGTTCTCTCCATAGAGTTTTGCTGATTTTATAAATCGTTTTACTATTGAAGAAAAAGAAAAAAGAATTAGTCAAGTAAAAGAGTTAAGTTAGAAAAGTATTGATGGATTAGTCCGTTATCATGGCGAAAAATTAACTAAAGAATTATTATTTAATAAAAAATAATTGAATTTTGACTAAATAAAAAATTTTTTGTATAATATAATAAAGAGTAAAAGGAGGCTAATTATGGCTAAAATTTCATATAATAAATTAGGAATTACTAAGGATGAACTTAATAAAGTTCAAACTGTTGAATACAATGATTAGACTATTGAAGTAAAACAATATCTTCCTATCGTGGAAAAGAGTGAATTGATTACTCGGGTATTGAATAATTCAGTGGATGAAAATACTGGATACTATAACCTTTTAAAATTAGATATGAATCTTGGTTTAGAGATTGTTTATGCTTATAGTAATATTTCATTTACTGAAAAGCAAAAAGAAGATCCAATGAAGCTTTATGATATGCTTAATGCTTCTAAAGTGCTTAATCTTATTATTGGCCTTGTGCCAGATGGAGAATTTTATTATTTAAATAAAACGACTCACGAGATGGCTAATAATATTGTGGCATATCGCAACTCTGCGATGGGTATTATGGAAGCAATTTCCACGGATTATAGCAATTTAGATTTGGATGCGACAGATATTCAAAAGAAGTTAAATGATCCAGATAATATGGCTTTATTGAAAGATGTGCTTACTAAATTGGGCTAATTAAATTAGTTAATAATATTATTTTTTGAAAAATAATAGAGTGATGGGGATAAGAGTGTAATTGCTCTTATCCCCGTTTTATTTTTATTTTGCAAAGTAAAAATTGGAGAGAAAGGAGATTCCTATGGCTAAACAATTAAATAGTTATTAGGTTAATTTACAATTTACTGCTGATGCTAAATAGGCTCAACAATAGTTGAAAGATTTACAAGAATAGCTTAATAATTTAACAAAAAATGTTAACAGCTATGGTAATTTAAGTTTATCGCAAGAAATTCAAAAAGCCTTGCCTTATGTTAGTGAATTACAAGGGATGTTAGTCACTTGCCGAACAGAGGCGGGGACTATTGATTTAGGAAAATTTAATCAATCATTAAAAAAAAGTGGAAGAACTATTAGCGAGTATGGAGATTAGCTACAAATTTTAGGTAGAGAAGGCGAATAGGCTTTCGCTAATTTAGCAAAATCTATTTCTACAGCAGAGTTGCCCTTAAAAAGAAGTAATGCCTTATTAAAAGAATTTGGAACTACTTTAGCTAATACTGCTCGTTGGCAAATATCTTCAAGTATTTTACATGGCTTTATGGGAGCAATATAGTCTGCCTATTATTATGCTTAGGATTTAAATGAATCTTTAAATAATATTCGTATCGTTACTGGACAAAATGCAGATTAGATGGCAAAATTTGCAATTTAGGCAAATAAAGCTGCTAAAGAGTTAAGCACTACAACTACTAAATATACTGACGCAGCCTTAATTTATTATCAGTAGGGTTTAAATGATGAATAGGTAAAAGAACGTACTGACATCACTATAAAAATGGCAAATGTGGCTCGTGAAAGTGCTGAAATTGTTTCAGATCAAATGACTGCTGTCTGGAATAATTTTTATGATGGAAGCTAGTCATTAGAGCATTATGCTGATGCTATGGTGCGTTTAGGTGCGGATACCGCTTCTAGTTCTGATGAGATTGCTGGTGGCCTTGAAAAATTTGCAGCGGTTGCTAGTACAATTGGTTTAAGTTTTGATAATGCAGCAGCAGCTTTAGCCACTATTACTGCTACTACTCGTCAAAGTGAAGATGTTGTAGGTACTGCTTTAAAAACGATCTTTGCTCGTATTCAAGGTTTAAAACTTGGTGAAACTTTAGAAGATGGTACTACATTAAATCAATACTCATAGGCTCTTGAAAAAGTTGGAATTAATATTAAAGATTCTAATGGTGAATTAAAAGATATGGATAATATTATCGAAGAAATGGGTAATAAATGGCAGAGTATTGATAAAGATTAGCAAGTAGCTTTAGCACAATAGGTTGCGGGTGTTCGTCAATATACTCAATTAATTGCTTTGATGGATCATTTTGATTATTATAAAGAAAATCTTACTAAAGCTTAGGATGCTGATGGATCTCTTCAGGAGCAAGCTGACGTTTACGCAGAATCTTGGGAAGCTGCTAAAAATAGAGTTACTGCTTCTTTGGAAACTATTTATGATTAGCTATTGGATGATAAGGCTTTTATTCAATTAACTAATATTTTTGCAAAATTATTAAATGTTATTAGCTAGCTAATTAAAGCATTAGGAGGACTGCCTGGAGTTCTATCTATTATTGGAACTATTGGATTTAAAGTATTCGGGAATGATATTACAAAATCTATTCAACGGATGATGTATAATATTAAAATTTCTTCTAAAAATGGAATAAATGAAATTGTAAAAATGCGTCAAGAAGCTAATAATAAATTGAGATCTATTATGGCAGATAATGTTGATTAGGGACCTGATTATTCTACTCGTAGTGATATTTATACTTAGTAGGCTAATTTACAAGATGTTTTAATTTAGAAACAAAGAGAATTAATTGCTTAGGGGAGTCAGTTGACTGAAGAAGAATAGGCTTAGGCTAAATTTATTATAGATATTAATGAAAAACTTGGAGAACGAGCAATTAAGAGTGCTCAAGATTTAGAACAATAGCAAAAAATAACTCGTCAATTAGAAAGATAGCTTGAAACGCAAGTTAGAATGAAACAAGGGAATGTTTAGGATTATAGATCTTAGGTAAATTCTACTAGACAGAATTTTGTTTTATCTAGTGTTTTAGATGATTTCCAAAGTGCTACAAGAGATATCGAAAATTTAGATGAATTAAAAGAGAAACTCCAATAGGTTCGTGATAAAACTTCTTAGTTAGGGATGTCTTTTAATAGTTTAGATAATATTCTTAATGGGACTTATAATACAACTGAAGAATTTAGAAATTAGTTAAATAGTTTAATTACTATTACAGAAAATGAAGCCAATTCAGCATTTTCATAGTTACGAAGTACTTTAGAAGGCACTTAGATGACTGAAGAACAGATTGAAAATACTATTAATTCATTACAAGATTCATATTCTTCTATGGTTATTGAAATTCTTAATAATGTATAGGCTACTAATAGAGCCACTGATGCTAATCAAGAATATATTAATACTATAAATTCTTTTAGTGGAGTATTACCTTCAGCAGAAGCAGGAGTAGCTTCTTTTGCTTAGGGATTAAGCAGTATTGCTATGGCAATAACTTCTATAAAAGGAATTGTAGATACATGGAATAATGATGAAATTGGTATTGGAGATAAATTACTTTCAACCGTAACTGCTTTATCTATTGCCTTACCCTTATTAATGAATTCTTTAAATAAAACTTCAATTGCTAGTATGGGAATGTTATCTAGTTCTTTAATGACTGCTGTTGGATTAAATGGATAGGCCTTAGAACAAGAAGCGTTAAATTTAGTTACTTTAAAAGGAGTAGCAGCTTTTAAATTAGCAATTAAGGTATTTACTAAATCTTTAGGGTCAATAGCTTTGGTTGGAGCCGCTATTGGTGCTTTAGTGTTTATTATTAAATCTGCTATAGATGAATATAATAAAGCAGATAATAATTTAAAATCTGCTAGTGAAACAGTAGAAAAATTAACTGAAAAATACAATGAATTAACTTCATCAATTGAAGAATTTAAAAATAAAGCTAATGATTATACTACAGCCGTTGAAGCGCTTAATGGGTTAGATAAAAAAACATAGGAATATACAGATTCTTTAGAATCAGCTAATGAGAAAGCTAAAGAACTAATTGAAACTTATAGATTATGGGATAAATATGAAATTAAAGATGGCTTAATTGTTTTTGATACAGGAGCTATTGAAGAAGCTCAAAAGAAAATTAATGATACTGCAAATAATATAAAAGTTCTTTAGTAGAGTGCTAAAATTGATGTTGAATCTGCTAAAAAAGAAGTTTCTAATACTGATTTAAGTAGAAATATTGGTAAAGTAAAGCGAGAAGGAAATTCTGGCACAATTACAAATGGTGAAATTGAATTAATTACTCAATTTGCTATTGAAGCATAGAAAGAAAGTATAAAAACTCATAAGAGTTAGGATGAAATTTTAAGACAAAAATTAGAAGAAAATACAACGTTTTATTCTGAGAGCATTGATAAAATTATGGAAAGTAGTGATGCTTTCTTTAATTTAGCAGATAGTATTACTGAAGCTACTAAAGCTACTGATTATTATAGTAATGAAATATTAAAAAGTAAAAATATTCAAAATAATTCTGGACGAGTTGAAAAGATTACTGATAATACTGTTTTATAGGATTATATTTATGCTGCTGAAGCAGGATATTAGCGTCAAATTCTTAAAAATAGTGGTAAAGATTTTACTAATTTAACTTTGCCAGCTCATAATAATAATGCTGATTTAAATATAGATAATGATAAAGAATTAGCAAAAGCTTATGCAAGAGAAGTTTTAGGATTAACAGAAGAAGAGTTAGGTCAATATATTTATAGTGGTGGGACTGGAAAAGGAACTTTAAAGAATATAAACGGAACTGTCCTTTTTGAAGACGAAAATGATTCCTATATGCGAGAATAGATCGCTAGGAAAAGAGCAACAGATGAAATTTTTAATTCTTTAGAGAATAATGATTCTTATAATTTAGAAGAATTTGATAAATCTATTGAAAACCTTCTTAAGAAAACAGAATTTTTTGATAAAACATTTGGTGCTAATTTTTCATAGGCAATTCTTGATAGTCTAGCAAATGCCGAAAGTGGTTTAGATTTAACTTCTATTTTATCTGAATTATCTCCTGATTAGGTTGAAGAATTAAAACAACTTGGATCAGATGGATTTGCAGAAGCTTTAGGATTAACTAAAGAACAAATGGAATCTTTAGGATTAAATGATGGAGAAGCTTGGCTAGAAGGGTTCGAAAATAGTTTAAATAATTATAATCCTGATAATTATAATTAGAGAATTGTTGACGCTGCCAAAACGGGCGAAAAAAACGCTTCTAATTTAATTAGTGGATTATAGAGTGGAGATGTTACTCAAGAAAATATTTCTTCTAATGAAGATTATTCTAACTTGATATAGCAATTAGAAATAATAAAAAAACAATATCCTGAATTAGAATCTGCGGCTTTAGAATTATCTCATACTTGGAATGCTGGTAGTCAAACTTATTATGAAGCTTTAGAACAAGTCCAAGATAAAATGGCTGAAATCAAATTAAATGATTTAAATAAAGATTCAGATAAACTTCTTAAAGAACTTCGACAAAATTTATAGATCATAAATAAAAAAGAAGGAGTAAATGTTACTGTAGAGGCTGATCTTAGTAAATTTAAAGATTCTATGGATGAATTAGCAGATTAGCAATATAGTATAAATGTTGAAGTTCATGGCCAAGCAGAACAAGAATTTAATAGTATTACAAATGCTATTAAAGATATGAATACTTAGGCTTCTAAAATTGGTCCTAATTATAGTGTTGCTGCTGATGACATTCGAGAATTAAATAATGTTTTTCCTGGTATTATTGAAGGAATGACAATAGCTAAAGATGGATCAGCTAAATTAAAAGAAAGTGTTGTTAAAGATTGCTTTGATGCAGCTAAAGCAGAAATTGCTGCTGACGCTGAAGCTACTGTCGAATAGTTAAATAATTAGGCTACTTTATTAGAAGCGAAAGCTGTAAATTATAAAAATATAGCTCATTTGGCAGAAATTCTTGCCACAGCTGAAAATTTAAGTGCTTAGGAATCTGCGGCTATTAGGAGTAGTATCTCTGGCAATTTAGCTGAATTAGAATCAAAAAATAGTAAAGATACAGCTGATACATAGGCTGATAATCAAGAAATTGTTGCCAATTCTTCAAAAGATAATGCTAAAGTTGTAGCGGAAAATTGGTAGAAAGCTTTTAAATCAGCAGCATAGAATTCTGTAGATTTTGCTAATACTGCTATAAATAATATGAAAAAAGCAGTTAGCGGAAATGGAAAGGGAAAACTAGAAGGAAAATTCTAGGTTGATTATAAAGGGTCAACAGGTGTTAGTGCTGAAGCAAAAGTCTTAGAAGATGCATAGAAGACGTTAGATAAAGCATTAGCAGATGGACAAAATACTTCCAAAGAAACTTGGGCTAAAATTGCGGCTACTTATAATTCCCTTTATGCTTCTACTATGGCATAGGCAAATGACATCCGCGGGATGATTGCTTCTGTTGGAGCATCAGTTTTAAAGACTAATAATGCTTTTAAAAATCTTGGAAAAAATGCATCTAATACTGCTAAAGAATTGCAAAAAGTCGCTGAGCGCTATCATGAAATAACTCGTGAAATTCAATATTATCAAAAACTTTTAGATAAATTAGCGGATAGCAAAGATAAACTTTATGGAAAAGCTAAAATTGATAATATAAATCAAGAAATTGAAGCTAATAAAAAATTGATTGATTTATAGTCTTAGTTGTATAATTTAATTTTAGCGAATGTAGCTGTAGATCGGTAGGAAGTTCAAAAACAGTTCGGCGGATAGGCAATTTTTAATAAGGAAACATTAGAAATCGATAATTATACTGCTTTATATAATAAAGCTACTACTGATAAATAGAGAGAAGCTTTAGAGTAGTATGAAGAAACTTTAGATAAATTAAAAGAGCAAGAAAAAGCTTTAATTGATTTAAAGAATACAGTTCAAGAATTACATTATGAAAAATTAATTTATGAAGTTGAAGTAAAAATTCAATTAGATGAAAATGATACTAAGAAATTAGAATATTATTTCGATAAATTAAGTGATAATATTTATAAAGCTGCTGAAGCTCTTGGATATTTACAAGGTCAATTTGATCCAGTAATTAGCCAATTAGGAACTTATGAAAATTTCTATGGTTAGTTAAACAATGCTTATTCTAATGGAGAAATTTCTCAAGAAAATTATATCGAAGGCTTACAAGATGTATATGATAATACATTAGATAATTTAAATGCTTTGTAGGATTTAGATAAAGAAATGCTTGAATATTATGGTAATACTATAGATTTAGCAAATGATGAATTGTCTAAATATACAAATCATATGGAGCATTTAACTAGTGTATTAGATCATTATCGTTCTATTATTACTTTGTTAGGTAAAGATAAAGATTATGATAAAGTTTTATCAGTTTTAAATGGAACTGCTTAGACTAAGAAAAATAATTTTGATACTTCTAAACAATGGTACGAAAGCTTGAAGCGTGAGCGCGATGCAGCGGCCGCAGCTTTAGCCAGTTCAACTGATGAGGCTGAACGCGAAGTGCTTCAAAAGAATTATGATGCTATATTAGCCGCGTTCGATGAAGCGGAAGAAGATATGCTTTCTAAAGCGGAAGAATATGGTGAAGCATTAAAAGAAATTCTTACTACAAAGATGGAACAAGCTGCGGATGAAATGAATAAGCAATTAAGCACTACTAAAGTAAGTATTAATGGTAATAACTTTAATATTTCCGGTTGGGATGCTTTAAATGATGCTTTGGATAGAATGTCTTCTTATCAAGATGAATACTTAACAAAAACTAATTAGATTTATGAAATGAATAAACTACTTAATAATGTTAATTAGGCTATTGATAAGACAAATAATCAAGCAGCTAAAAATAGATACCAGCAATTTACTAAAGAAATTGAGTAGTTAAGAGATAAAGATAAATTAAGTCAATTAGAATTAGAAATTGCTTAGGCTAAATATAAAGTGCTTGAAGCGCAAATTGCATTAGAGGAAGCTCAAAACGCAAAATCCACAGTTAGATTACAACGTGATAATGAGGGTAATTTTGGTTATGTGTATACCGCAGACCAAGAGAAAGTAAATGACGCGCAATAGGCTTTGGCGGACGCGGAAAATGATTTATATAATATTCGTCTTGATGCGACAAATAAATATGGTCAACAAAAACTTCAATATGAGAAAGAGTTGGCTGAGAAGCTCGCGGAACTTGATTAGAAAGCCGCGGAAGATGCTGTTTACCGCGAGACCACATATCAACAAGAACGTGCTTTAGTAATTCAACAATATACTGATTTAATTACTACTGCTGGAAATCTTTATGCAAAAGCACAAGAAGAGGATAGTAGAGTTGTTCAAGACGCTTGGGTAAATTCTTTTGATATTATCAAAGATAATAGTAATAGTTGGAAAGATACCATTACTGAAAACACTAATATTATCAATGATACATTTAAAGAATGGCAAGACAGTATGGATGAAATTAGTAAAATTGTTGGTGATGATTTAAAAGATACTCAATAGAAAGTTAAAGATGTTACTGATGAAAGTAATAAACTTTATCAAGAAGTATCTAATAGAGTTATTCCTGCTCTTGAAGGTGAGTTAAGTTCTGTCCGTAGTGCTACTGAAGCTTGGGCACAACATCGTCAGCAATTACTTGATACTATTAGAGCTTATGAAGAGCTTTTGAACGCTATTCAAGCGACATTACGCTCTCAAAGTGGATTTGGTAGCGATAGTGGTGGAGATACTGACTGGGCGGCCATGATGGGCACTGTGGCTTATGGTTCCGCGCAATATAATCAATATAAAAGAAACCGCGAAGAAAAAATTGCTAATGGCGGTAGTATCAATGAAGACACTACGGCTCGAGTTGATGCATATTATAAATTACTCAGTGAAGGAAAAATCTCTGGTAAACTTCCTAATGGTAAATATAGTTTTGCTTAGCTTACTGATTAGGAATGGAGAGATTTAGTCGGATTTAGAAGTGGTGGTTATACTGGCACTTGGAATGATAGCGGAAAATTAGCGTTCTTACATTAGAAAGAATTAGTTCTTAATGCTGATGATACGGAAAATATGTTAGCTTCTATCCAATTAGTTAGATAGATCGCTAAACAATTAGATTTCAATAGTCAACAAATCTCTACCCTTTCTTCTTCTGGATTTACTGTTAGTTCTCAAGATGGAACATTAGAATAGAATGTTAGAATTGAAGCTAGTTTCCCGAACGCTACTGATAGATACGAAATTCAAGAAGCATTTAATACATTAGTTAATGTAGCTTCTCAATATGCCAATAGAAAATAAAATTAAGGGTGAAGTCTTATAGGCTTCACCCTTTTTCTTTTTGGGTAATTATATTGAATAAAACTAATTAATTTTTTAGAAAATTATAGAGTAATGAGTAAAAGGAGGGATTATTTTGGCTGATAACGCACTAAATATTCAAGAAAGTTTATGTCAAGCAATGAGTATTATTGCTAATTCAAGTGTTGACAAAGTTAAATTTGATAGTACCATTGAATGTACTATTATTGATGCGACTGATAAACTTATTGGTAAGTATAAGATCAAAAATGAATCTTATGCGGAATTTTATGCTTATTCCCAAATAACCACTTATAACAAAGGCGATAAAGTGTATGTATAGATTCCAGAAGGAGACTATAATAGCACTAAATTTATTGTCGGTAAAAAGACAGATAAAAATGAAAATAAACCATATAATTTTGTCAATCCTTTTAATACTTTTATTGATTTAACTGGTAATTTTTTTATTGCCAAAGATAATAATAAAGAAATTTGGAGTATCTTAGCTAATGGTAATGAAGAGGAAATTGAGATTACTCCAAATGGCGGAATTACCTTTACTGATGAGCAATAGGGATTTACGCGGTTGGGGCTGCGTGCCGATTTCCGCGCCTGGCTTGAAACACTCGGTGTAATAAGTGGTAATTATGGATTAAAAATAAATATATATGGTATTAAAGATGATACTGCGGATAATATTAAAAAAATAGAAGCAAGTATCAAAAATAATGGAGAAACCCCTTTAATCGCATCCATTGATTTAGATACTAATGACATGTATGGCAATCCCTATAATTTTGAAGGATATTATTCTCAAGAAATTGTTATTGATACTAGCGCAGTAGCTAAAATATATAATATAAAAATATTTTTATATCAAAAAGATAATTTTAAAGATAGTAATAATAATTTAATTAGTTATGCCAATGATTTCAATATGTCAATTCCGCCTAATAATATCTTTGTAAAAGATATATATATGGGATTAGGTATTTCCGCAGATGAAATAGAAAATGAATATGTAAGACTGTATTCATTAGATGGAAGTACTTATGTAATTGATGATAAAGGTTAGATTGATTCTAAAACTATTAAATTGAAATGGGTTCATTTTGATGAAGATGGCAATAGAACTCAAATAACTGAACATAAAAAAGAAGATATATTTGAAGTTCGCTGGTATGCGTATGAATTTGGAGCACCTTCCGCGGACGAATATTCTGGTGTCTATTGGACTGCGATTGAAGATAATAAAAATAATTTTTATTATTAGCTAAAACCGCGCTCTAATAAAAATCAAGAATAGGTTAAAGTAATTATTTTATATAATGGAAAAGTTTATAGAAGTAATATAATTACTTTTAATAATGAAAAACAAGTTCCTAATGATGCGACTATTGATAGTTTAAATGCTTTGTCTATTCACTGTGAAGATTAGACTAATGGTAATTATTTAATTTATAATTAGGCTAATTATTTGATGAATAGATCAGATGGAAAGATTAGTCGTAAATTAACTTTGCATTTTGATTCTAAGACTTATGCTATTAATAATGGTATAATTGGTAAAAATTAGGATGGAGAAAGTAAATTAGTTGAAGCTTAGAGAGTAATTTGGCAAATTCCTATTAAAAATACTATGCTTAATTTTGGTATTAAAGATGATGGAACTGATGCTACTTATAAAGAAATTATTATTGATTTAACTAATGAAAACGTCAATGTTTCTCCTGGAGAATTTTCTTTAAATTATACTATTAATACTTTTTATAGTAGTAATAAATCTAATAATACCGTAATTGCTAAAGTAGAAAAAGATGGTATTGTTTATACCTCCATTAAAGATTTCACTTTTGGATAGGTAGGAACTAATGGCACTGATTGTACTTTGGTAATTGATATGATAGCTCACGAGAATTTAAATAATAAAGTATTTACTGCTATAAAAAGTGGAGTAAGAGATAATTATACTTTTAGAGCTTAGTTATATGATAATGAAGGTAAAGAAATTACTAATTTTGAAAAATGTAATTGGACTTGGAGTTTTATGGCTGGATCAACGGTTAATAATGTTGATTTATAGAATACTAATAATTAGAATTGTGTGTTAAGAGTTAATACTACAAACTCTATAATGAGTAATTTAATTATTTTGTAGGTAAAATTATCTGGTTGGGGAGACTATGATTTAACTGCTTACTATCCAGTTCCTATTACAACTTTAGATAATACTTATATAAATGGTCCAACAGAGGTAATTTATTTAAGTAATGGTGAACCTACATTTTCTAAAGAGCCTTATAAATTATTTGTAAATGGCGAAGTAGATGAAATTGCGACTTGGAGTATTTATTCTAGTAATTCTAATGATGCTTTTATCGGTAAGATTAATTATAATGAAGATAAAAAAGAGTATAGACTAAGTCCTATGAGTTTTTATGTTGATGGAGTAAGCGTTTATGGAGTCCAAGGAAAATAGGGAAATAAGATAGTTTGGACGTAGCCTATTTTAGTATTATAGAATAAATATCCATCTGCTATGGTAAATAAATGGGATGGAAAATTTTATACTGATGTAGAAAATAATTTTTTAGGTGTAGCTTAGATTGCTGCAGGTAAAAAAGATAAAAATGCTAATACTTTTACCGGAGTATTAATAGGTGATTTTGGAACAAAACAAAATGCAGATTCAAGTATTTCTTATAATACTGGGGTTTATGGATATAATAATGGATATCAAGTTTATGCTTTAAAAGATGACGGAACTGCTACTTTTGGTAAATCTAGCACAGGATAGATTATAATTAATGGAACTTCAAGTATTATAGAATCTAAAGATTTTGAATATACTTATAATGAGTCTGGAGCTAGTGTAATAACAGGGTTAAGTTTAGATTTATTAAATGGTAAAATTTATGCTTAGTCTGGTACTTTTAGTGATAATATTAAAATTAATTATAATGGTTCTACGGGATAGCCTTGGTATATTTAGTATGGAGCGGGAGAAAAATCATTAAGTGATATATTAAATGCAATTGGTAGCGCTGCTGCTGAAGCTAAAAGTGCCGCTAGTGCGGCGGGGGCTGCTGCTACTAAAGCTCAATAGGCAGCAGATGCAGCCGCGGATGTAGCGGAAACAGCTGCTTCAATTTCTATAGTAGCTAGCAATGCTGCGTCTAATGCATAGAGTGCGGTAGATGATTTAAGTTATTTATCAAAAATTTTGAATTATAAAAATAGTAGTAATATTTATTTAGGTCCTTCTGTTGAATATTCTTCTACTCCCAATTTAACTATTTTTAATGGCACAATTGGCTTAATGGGAGGAACTGGTAATTATCTTAATGTGACTGATAGGTCTATCTATTTACAAGGTCCCGTTGTAATAAATGGTTCATTGACTCTCAATGGAAAAGAAATAACAGGTTAAATTAAAAAGGAGAAAAAGGAAAATGAAAGAACAAGATATTAATTTTTTAAAAGTTTTATACAATACTCTTTCTTTAGTATCAACTAAAGGAGAAGATACTATTCTTATGGGAGAGTGTTTAAAACAATTAAGAGATTTTACAAATAGATTAGTAGATCTTCAAGAGGAGAAGAATAACGAGAATAATTAGGAGGGATAAAATGGTTAATAAATTATATCCACCTATTATATCTGGAACTTTACCAGCATTTGTTGGATAGGAAATTACTATTCCATTTCAAATGAATCGTGCAGTTAGTATGGTAGAAGTTTCAGGATTATGTTATATAATTAAAACAGTGTCAAGCAATGTCGTAATTGCTTAGGGAACAACCGCGGATTTTACTCCAAGCAAAGTCCGCGGTTGTTTGGAACAAGGTTCTATTACTTTTAATATAAATCTTAAATCAATTACTAATAATGGAAAACCTATTCAATATAAATTAAATCCAGGATAGTCTTACAAAATTCAGTTAGCATATATTAATACTAATGGAGTAGTTGGATATTATTCTACGGTTGGTATTGCTAAATGCACGACTAAGCCCGCAGTTTATATAAAAGGTTTTGAAGATAATTTAGTAGGAATAAATAAAACAAATTTTATTGGAGTATATAGCCAAAAAGAAAAAAATGATGATATTACTGAAAAAGTTTATTCATATAGATTTAAAGTGTATGATGAAAATGGTAATATTTTTGCTGATAGTGGAGAGCAATTACATAATTCAATTAATGACACGGAATTAAATGAAAGTTATGATAGTTTTGAATTAAATAAAGAATTACAAAAAAATAAAAATTATTTTATTCAATATTCTATAACTACTATTAATAACTATGAAGCAGAGAGTGTTAGATACCAAATCATTAATAGAGAAACTATTAATCCAGAATTACAAGCAACCCTTTCCGCTACTATGGATGAAAATAATGGATATGTAAAAATTAATTTAAATGGAATCCGCGATAAAAAAACAGGGTTAGAAATTCCTGCTACTGGGGCTTTTGCTTTATTAAGAGCCAGTAGCGAAGATGATTTCAATACTTGGAATACAGTATTAAAATTTAAATTAGTTGGTGAAACTCCATCAAGAGAATTATATAGAGATTTTACTGTCGAGCATGGGTTTAGTTATCAATATGCGGTTCAGCAATATAGCGACGAAACTGCGGTCCGCAGTAATAAAATCTTTTCTAATACTGTATATAGTATTTTTGAAGATAGTTTTTTATATAATAATGGATAGTTATTAAAAATAAGATTTAATCCAAAAGTAAGCAATTTTAAAATTAATACCCTTGAAAGTAAAACTGATACTATTGGAAGCCAATATCCTTATATTTTTAGGAATGGAAATACTTATTATCACGAATTTCCTATAAGTGGTTTAATTTCTTACCTTATGGATGAAGACCATTTATTTATAGGTAAATTAGGCGATGATGAAATTAAAGATTTTACATCAACTGATTTAACTAACTATAATATTAATATAGAACGTCAATTTAAAACTAAGGCTTTAGAATTTTTAACTGATGGAGAACCTAAATTATTTAAATCTCCAACAGAAGGAAACTTTATTGTGCGTTTGTTAAATGTAAGTTTAAGCCCTGAAGATAAATTAGGACGTATGCTTCATACATTTAGTGGAACTGCATATGAGATTGATAAAGTTAGTTTTGATAATCTTACTACTTATGGATTTATTGACGCGGACCCGCCCGAGAGCGAAATTCTTAAATGGGATAGTATTTCTTTTGATGGATGGTATAAAATTAATGGGTATATTAATGATGTAAATACCTATATTGATAATTTGAAAGATGAAAATCTGACTTAGGTAGAAATTAATAAATTACAAGCAAATAAACAAACTTGTTTAGATAATTTATTACAAACATTAAGTTTTTATCCTATGTTTGAATTACTTTATGACGGAGATCATTATAGTTTATAGACCAAAGATATTTTAGCTAATTCTCCTGCGATAACGATTCGATTTGAAGGTTTTGCTCCTGGAGATAAGTTCAGCATTGATGGAGAAGAAATTGTTATTGGTATTACAGGAGCTTATTTAATAGATCATGTTGCTCCAATCTATAGTGTTAAAGTAGTAGAATTATCTGACGTGGGCTTATAGCAAGGAACTATTGTATATTCTTATTATGGCAAGCAGGCAAGTAAGTTTGATACTATTAATGATATTCAAGTCGCGGATTTGCCTTTAGAGCAATATTATGGAACTGAAGGTAATATTTTAAATCTTTATAATGATGATTTTAAATACAAAGTAACATAGATTTATTTCTTGCGTTTTACTAAGCGTGATGTATAGAAATTATATACAAGTAATAAAGTTAATTTTTATACTACTCCCGGCAGAGCAATTAGTGAAGAAGAAGGAGAAAAAGATCATTCTGTAGAAATTAAACGTGTAGATTTTGATCCTACCTTAATTTATCATATCTATTTAGTAAGTCAAACTGAAGAACAAGATTACTATATTGATGGATATACTAAGAAAGAAATTTATGATTCTGGCGTATTAGTTAGTGAAAAGAATTGGGCTTGTAATATTAGAATAAATGAAGATGATAAACAAATTATTGGTATTGATTAGAAGAATGAATATTAGATTAAAGACTTAACTGATATTACTTCTATTGAAATCGATCCAGGCGTTTTATGCGAATTATCAGTTCAACGTCAAGAAGTAGTTTATTCTTTTGAAAATGATAATCAAACTACTTATAGAATTTTTAATGGGTAGACCTATACTACAACGACTATTTATCAATTAAAGCAAAATTGGTTAAGAGCTAAAAAAGCTTTAAAAGATTTTAAAGAATTAGAACAAGATAAAAGTAATCCTGACTTCTCTAACGATGATCCATTTTATAATGTAAATCAAAATAATATTTAGGATTGTATAAAAAAATACAATAGAAAAGTAGCAGAATTACAAAAAACTATAGATGAAACTTATGCTTTATTCATTGATACTTTAAGAAAGGCGGTAGAGGATTATGAAGACTCAAAGACAATATGATACCGACTTTCTTAAAAAGTTAGATGAATTTAAACATAAAGTAGTTTATGCTCGTATTGAGCTACTAACATTTGATGAATTACCAATAGAAAATATAGAGGGTAAGATAACCGGCGGATCAATTAATATTGATGGAACATCTGCAGTCCGCCGGTCTTGTTCTCTTACTATGGCCACGAATGAGAAATTATATAAACAATATTCTTGGGGTTTAAATTCTAAGTTTAGTTTGGCTATTGGATTAGAAAATAAAATTGATAATAAATATCCAGATATTATTTGGTTTAATCAAGGTATTTATTTAATTACATCTTTTAATACTTCTCAAAGTGCTAGCTCATATAATATCTCTATTCAAGGTAAAGATAAGATGTGTTTATTGAATGGAGATTTAGGAGGAGATTTACCTGCTTCTGTAGATTTTGGACAAGAAGAAGTAATTACTTATAGCTATAATAAACAAAATAATATAACTAAAGATAATTATATAAAAGGTAAATATTGTTATATTGTTAATAGTGAAGAAGAAGCTAAAAAACATAATATTTATTATATTTCTACTTAGAATAAACAAACTACTTATTACGTCTTAGATGAAGAAGAGTTTAGTAATAAAGAGTATTATTTAAGGGAGAGTTATTTGAATTTAATTTCAATTCCTATTTAGACTATTATTAAAAAACTTCTTACAGTTTATGGCAAAGAAAAAGAAAGCAATATAATTATTAATGATTTAGATCAATATGGTTATGAGTTATTAGCTAATAAATGCGATGAAACTATGTATTTCTTTAAAGACGCGCAAACGAATAGAATAGTTAATGCTTCAATAGGGACAATGCCTACTTTATTAGATATAAATAATAATAAAATAACTGATATGAGTAGTATTAAATTCGATAATTTAGATAGTAATAAATTATTAGATGATGTTTCCGAGCCGACTAAAGTAAGATTGGTAAATAATGGAACTATTTACACTATTATAAGTCGAACAACTAATGAAACAGTTGGTTATCGTATTTGTGATTTAGTCTATGCAGGAGAACTTATTACTAGTGTCGGTGAAAATATAACCAGTGTATTAGATAAGATTAAAAATATGCTAAGTTGTTTTGAGTATTACTATGATATAAATGGTAGATTTATTTTTTAGCGAAAGAAATTTTATGAATACCAGTCTTGGAATAATATAGTGAATAATTCTAATGGAGATAGTTATATTGAGCCTGCGGTTTATTCTTCTTCTTCAATTTATTCTTTCAGAGATGGGTAGACGGTTATTTCTTTTAATAATACTCCATAGATTGCTAATCTAAGAAATGATTTTTCTATTTGGGGATAGAGAGAAAGCGCCAGTGGGGCAGAAATCCCTATTCATTTAAGATATGCAATAGATCAAAAACCTATTCAATATACCACAATTATTGTGAATGATAATGATATAAATAGGTATAAATCTACAATGTATAATAATGATATTTTTGATACTATGAATCCGCAATTAGAACAAAAGACTTATAAAAACAAATGGTATCAAAGCGAAAATGAACCGGGGGTTATTTATTGCGATTGGCGTGAAGTTTTATATCGTATGGCCGTAGATTATTATCAATATAATTATGCGGATGATTTTACTAGTAAAGTGGCAGCCGCGAATTCTGATTTTTATCCTTCTGGAATAACGGGTTATGAAACTTATTATGTAGATTTATTTTCTTTTTGGAGAGATATTTATGATTATGATAAGTTAGATTTTAAAGAAGAAGTAAAGAATAATCCTGAGAATTTAAATTTCTGGTTTGATTTTATTGGAGAAGAAAATGCGGATATTGCTAAATACTCAGTTCAATTAATCGGAGATAGAACAAAAGCAATTAATGATACTAATATAAAAGTCATATGTTATAGAGATACACCTGATGTATTATTTATGACATAGACAGATTATGATTCTATTATTTAGAATAATTATCCAACAGAAAGTGGATATATTTGGATTAATATTCCTTCAGGGTATGATAATTATTTTAAAATTAGTTCTAAAGGTAAGAGCGCAGTTGATGAAATTGAAGATTTACTTTATACAACAGCTTATTGTACGGAAAGTGTTTCAATTTCTACTATTCCAGTTTATTATTTAGAACCTAATAATAGAATTTACATTGAAGATAAAAGAAGTGGCGTTGAAGGAGAATATTTAGTTAATAAAATAACTATTCCATTAACTTATAATGGTTCAATGTCTATTAGTGCCACCAAAGCAATATCAAGAGTATATTAAGGAGGACCACTAAATGGCAAGAAAGATAAGACAAATTCGTTATTATGGTGAAGGTCTTAATTCTAAGAACTATCCAAGTGATGTTAATATGAGTAAACTAATTACAGGAACCGCATTTAAAAATAATAATCAAAATGTGTTGATTACTCAGTTGGGTATTTAGACTTTACCAGGAACGAAATTTTATTTGAATGATAGCTCTAATGCTATTATTGTTGGAAATACTGGTATTTATGAATTAGATTTAGAAGGTATTTCTACTATTAATTTAATTAAATTTGATAGAAGTTCTATGAATTTGATTAATCAAAATAAAGAAGCGTATCTTATTATAGATTATTTATTTGAGGAGGGTTGATAATGGGTTTTTATGGTAATATAACTAATACTTCAAAAACAACCTTCGCTTTTGATAGAATTTATAATAATAGACTTCAAATGGATAATAATTGTGCTAGCGATGGAGTGTTTTTAGGTCGCTATGTTTTAGTTGAATATGGTCTTCCGGCTTCTTAGTATATAATAGGCTATCTTGACAATAATGGGAATATGTATGATGATCCTACTGATAGAAGTGATTCTCATATTATTTTATGCGAAAAAGGAAAAATGGTAAAAATTAGCAAAAGTAGTTATTGGTATTTATATACGGGAGATATCAAATCTGATGGGTCTCCGTATTGGAGATATCTTACTAGAATTACTAATGATAGAGTTGATGATGAATAGTATAATAAAAATTATCAAATAGATTATCCCGTTTATGGACGAGGATATGATTCTACCGTTTGGATAAAACAATATATTAATAATCAAGAAACTTATATTTAGATTGCTGAATTAAATACCGTTGTTCCAAATTTTTCAATTTATCCATTGCTTCCTCAAGACCCATATGTTGCGGTTGATAACGCTAGTATTGTATATCAACCAGGTAAGTATTATTATTACGATGAAACTGATAGTCATTATAAATTAGATAATAATGATACTAAAACTGAAGGACGTGTTTATTATTTAGAAAGTGAACTTGGACCTGCTATAACTGCGGATCAAAGTAGTACAAATTTACTTTATAAATTAAGAGTTCCTACTAATTTCCAACTTGATTTAGATGATAATAATATTTATTATAATAAAGAAGGATTTAGTAAGACAAAACACTCTTATGATAATACTACAGAAAATAGTATTAATTATAAATTAAGTTAGTCAGGATATAAATTTTATTATAATGTAGAATAGGATAATGTTGTTGGTGAACCGATTGAAGATGGCTATGACCGCAAATCACTTGTAGTAAAACTTCCTGCTCTTGGTAATGCAGTATGTGAAACTTATGATTTACTTTATGGTCAAAATCGTAATGATTCTACTACTAATTTTGACAAAACTAATGTTAAGGGAGCTTTAAATACTCTTAACAAAAAAATGAATTTAGGAAAATTAGAGACCAATAAACTTATTTACTTTTCTACTGAAACTGATAATGATATTAATGACAATTATATGAAATCTGCAATTATTTAGGGAGATAATCTAATTTCAATAGATGCAGATATCGAAAAAAATGGTGGAGCTATTAAAATTACCCATAATAATTTAGACGTAAGTAAAGCATCAAAAAGTTATGGTAAAGATGTTGATTTTAGTACTTTTGGCTCTTCTATTACTTTACCTAAATTATTTGCAGATAGAGCTGGACATGTTGTAAAAGAAGAAACATTCTCAGTTAGTATTCCAAAAGGTTCTTATGAAAATACTAAAGAGGGTAATGTTCTTACTTCTTTAAGTTTTATTGATACTACCGGAGCTTTAAGTAGTGAAAAATCTTATTTAGGTACTTTAACGTTAGGAACTGGATATATTACTAATGATAAATTAAATACTATTACCAAAGATACAACTCTTAATGATAGTATTAATAGATTGATTGATAATAGCGATAGCAAATATAATACTTTATTGGGTCAAACTAATAATAGTTTTGGTAAAGATACTGTTCCAACTCTTTATGGCTTAAGACAAGGAATCAATAGTGATAGAGATAATATTAGTAATTTAAGCGATAAAATTGATATTTTAAATGGAGCCGTATCTACTACTAATTCTGTTGCTTATAGTATTAAGTAGGCTATTGATAAATTAGATAAAACTGATAACAAGGTAGATAAACAATTTGTTACGGCTGTAGAAGAAAAAGATGGTTTAATAACTGTTTTAAGAAGCGCTTTACAAGAAAGTGATTTACCTATTACTTTTGATGGAACTTATAGTAGTAGTAATAAAGTTGCTACTATGAGTAGTTTAAATACTTTAAAAACTAATCTTTTAGGTGGCTATACTGGCACATTAGCTGATATAAATACTTTAGCAAGTGGCAAATTAAATGAAAGCGCGGTCCGCGGCCTTACATACAATGCGACTTCTGGAAATAATGGAGCTAAAACAATAGCAGAGATGTTTGATTTAATTGTAGAATTATAGAATAAAAATACATAGTTAAATACAACTATCAAAGTCCTATAGGATAAAGATATTGAATTAAATAATTTAATTGTTGGATTAAGAACTGATGTTGATGCTTTAAAAAATGGCTCAAATAATACTGATACTCCATCTGAAACAACTTAATTTAAATAAAGGGTTTGGTCTTAATAGGCCAAACCCTTTTAGTATTGATTAAAAAGATTTTATAAATAATAGAAAGGAGTCGATTATCTTGCCTAATACATTAAATAAATATGTAAAATTTGTCAGAGGTTCTAAAACCGCTTTTGAAAATTTAGGGACGAAAAGAGACAATGATACTTTATATTTTATTTATGGGGAAAATGATTCTTCTGGAGAACTTTATTTAGGTAGTCGTCTAATTTGCGGTGGAATTAGTTCCGCAGGTAAGTTAAGCGATTTAAGTGATATTGTTCTTAATGAAGTTAAGACAAATCAAGTTTTAATTTATAATGGAGAATAGAAAAAATGGGTTAATTAGGGTTTAGAAAATAATGAGACTTTAATTAATTCTATTGTTGAAAAATTATCTACAGAAGAAAATTTAGCTAAATTAGCTCCTGTTTTTAAGGGCACAGTCCCGGGTTTAGTTCCTGTTTCTCTACATGAAACTAAAGGAAAACATATTCTTACCGACGCTGGTACATGGATTGATATGCCAATAGGAACATTAACTTAGGGAGATATTGAAACAATTAATATAGCTAATAAATATTTAGTAGATAAGAGCCCTGATAATTTGGTAACTCGTGTTGAAGCAGTTGAACAAACTGTTTCTTGGTCTGATATTTAAAGGAGTGAAAAAGATTGAACGTTAAATTTTTAAAAGGCTCTCAAGCCGAATTTGAAAAGGTGGCAGGTAGATATAAACCTGGTGCGTTTTATTTAGTAATTAATGATAATAAATCCGCTGATGATTATAAAAAACCAAGTCGTCTTTATTATGGTGTAGATGAAAATAATTGTGTTCCTGTAAATCAAGGTATTAACGTAGTTGATACTACCGCAGGTTTACCTCAAAGTTTTAACCAAAATACTGCTGGCGAATTTTATTATGTAAAAGATAAAAATATCTTATGTATTAATAATGGTAAAGGTTGGATTCAAACTAATACTGATACTGTTTTAGATACTAGTAAAAAAAATAGTAATGTATCAGTAAATAGTAATCCTGAAAAACCTAATGGAGTTTCTATAACTAATACTATTGCTGATAGTAGTGGTAATATTATTACTGAGACTTATGATATTATCGGTAGTGATTATATTCAAGTGGAAGCAATTCCTGCGACCGATAATAAAGGTGTAGACACTGTTAAATTAAGTTTAAAAGGAGTTAATTATCAATTAAGTTCTTCTTTAAATAAAAAAACTTTAAATGTTAATCTAAAAAATGAAGATAAAGATGCGGGTAATTTTAATATTATTGCTGGTAGTAATGTCAATATTGCTGAAAGTTCTGCGGGTAATTATACTTTAAGTGTCGATAAAGCAGTTAATGATATCAACGTAATTAATCACGCTACTGGTACTGGTTTTACTGCTTCTATTAGCGGCCCTGGCGTTGAAGGAGCTAGTAATAGCACAACTTTATCTGCTGATATTGATCCAGAAATTGCTTTAGAAGGTAAGGACGGTAGCTATAAATTTAAAGATGGTGTTTTAACTCTTCCAGTTTATAGTAAGCAAGACATTGATAATTAGCTTAGAACGATCAATGCTATGGTTTTCCGTGGCGGATTCCAAATTAAAGATGGAGCCATTATCTATGATAGTTCTGATATTACTGAAATTGCTGAAGGTAATACCTTTATTTATACTGGCGCTGAAGATACTCTTTGGAGCGGCCATTATTTACGTCCTGGGGATTTAATTATCGCTTCTGGTAAAGAGGTTGATGGAGTTATTACTGGCACTATTAACTGGACTTATGTTCCTTCTGCTGATGATCCTGTTACCGAGGTTGAAGGAGCCAATGATAATAGTACTGCTGGTTTTATCATTAAACTTGGTTCTACTAAAAAACTTTTAGATTATGCTCTTAACGGTGAAAGTGGTATTGTTTTAGAAACAAAAGTTTTAACAGATTCAAAAGGTCAACCTACTAATTCTAAAGTTGTTACTATTAAACATAGTAATACTTTAACTGTAAATACTCCAGTTTCTCAACCCTATGCTGATGAACAAACTATTACTATTAATGAGCCAACTGAAATTGATGCTCAAGGGCATGTAATTAAATCTACTCAAAAAACTTTTACTGTAAAAAATACTCATCAAGAAATTGCTAATGCAGATTATACGGTAAATGGTACTGATACTTTAATTCCTAATCTTAAAGTTGCTGGTGCTGATCTTGAAGGCAAACCGCTTGTTTTCACTAGTAATAGCCTAAAGGTTAATGTTTCTGCGGCGACTGCGACTGATGATGCTAAAGTTAATTTTGAGTTAGAGTGGGGAACATTCTAAGGGCAATACTATTTAATAATAAATATAATTTTTTCTATTTTATATAGAAGAATGTTTTTATGGGGAAAGATGAAATATTCTTTCCCCATATTTTTTTTAGGATAGAAAGGAGTAAATTATGTCTAAGATACGTTTTCGTCCTGTATAGGGTCCAGAAGAAAAAATAAAAGAATATCCTCAAAGCGATGGATATTTTTATGTGGCAACAGATACAGGCCGAATTTATTTAGATACGGCAACTGAAAATAAAATGCCAATAGGGTCTAGTGGTGTTCAGGTAATTTACGGTACAGATAATACTGTAGAAATTGAATATGATGCGGATGAAAACCCAGTGGCTTATTTAATTCTTTTATCAAAATTATCTATAACAAATTGTCATATAGATGATTTAATTTTAAATTTAGACGGATGTTTTTATCGAATTTTAGGATTTGCTTTAAATGAAAACCGCGAAGAATGTGCGAGATGTGAAAAATTAACTGTCGCCGGGGCGGGCGGTGGCGGAGAAGGAGATTCTGAACAAAAAGTTTTAGGAACTGTTTCTTTAACAAGAATTCCACCCGATAGTCCTGTTGATGTTTTGAATGAAGAAAATGTTAAAGTAAAGGTATTGGTTAAATGTAGAACTGTTGGAGGAGTTCCACAATCTTCTTCTGTGCAAGGAATTATAACTATAAGCGAAATTAAAAGTGCTACAGAAAAAGAAATTTATTATACTTCTCCTCCTACTACTTATGAGCATAATATTCCGCAAGAAATTGATTTAACTAATATTTTAAGAAATTCATGTTCTAGTGAAATTAATTTTAGTATTTATTATAATCCTGATAAAGAAAATAATAGATTTTAGAAAAGCTCTGATACTATTAATATTAATAAACATCATCTTTCTTTTAGTTGGAAAGAAAGTAGTTTTAGTAATGATAGTCCAGTTGATAATGGACAAATATCTGTTAGTTGGTTAATGTCTGAAGATATTGCTAGATCTGTTGAAGTTTATTTTGATGATTATTTAGTTTTAGATAGAACTTATAGTGATACTGATTCTTCTTCTGAAGATTCTTTTGTTATTACTCCTGATACAAATATATTAGGGACTGATAAAGTTTCTACTTTAAAAAATTATTTTACTCATGGTGAGCATATAATAAAGGCAAAGTTATATTTAATGAATAATTCTAAAAAAGGTACAGGAACAGATTTTATTTAGAAAGAAATCGTTATTCAAGAACCAGGCAATAAAATGCCTTTAATTTGGGTACAAGATTTTAAAACAGAATATTATACTTATGAGACAATAAGAATTCCTTTTAAAGTATTAGATCCAAATAATAATGGAGCTTTTATAACTCTTTATAAAAATGGTGTTCAAGTAGGAACTAGAGAATTAGATAGTTCGCAAGTTAGAGAATGGCAATATTGGGAAATTACTAATTTAACTGTAGATGATAGTTCTTATTATACTATTAAAGTTGGTACTGATCCTTATTCTTATTCTCGTAATTTTAATTTTACAATTTTAATTGACCCTTTAAGAGATATGAAGTTAGTAAAAAAAGATAATTTAAAGGTTAATTTTATAGCTACTGGTCGTTCTAATTCAGAAGGAAAATTAGGTCGTGAAACTTATTTAATTAATAATAATAAATATGTAGAATTTAAAAATTTTAACTGGTATAATAATGGTTGGGTTTTTGATGAAAATAATACGACTTGTTTACGAGTAAGCAATGGTGCTGAAGTATCTATCCCAGTCGGAAAAATGGCTTTTAAAGATGGATCATCATCTGCTACTATTGAGATTCAATTTAAAATAAAGAATCCTCAAAATTATGCTAAAGTTATAACTAAATATACTAGATATAAAGTAAGTAAAGATAATTGGGAAGATAATGATGCTTGGGATAAATTTAAAGCCCAAAATAAATATCTTAATTATGATGAGTTTTTAACTAAAGAATATTTACCGACAACTAATTATACTTATGATGATTTAGAATATAATAAAATAGAACAAGATTTTAATTTAAAGAATTTAGTTTGTGCATATGGTAAATTAGGGAATTCTGTTTCTCCTGGTATTTATTTTAGTCCATAGGATGCTGTATTTACAGCTAACGGGGCTCAAGAAACAGTTTCAGTTGATTTTATTGAAAATGAAATGCTAAATCTTTCATTTGTTTATACTAAAAAGAAAAGTGATATAGAAGGCGGAAATTCTAAATTATTAGAAATTTTTATGAATGGCGTTTTAACTAGTGTTGTACGTTGTAGTAGTGATGTTTGGAATATTGATTCTGATTTCATTAAATTTATGTCTAATACTTGTGATATTGATATTTATAGTATTAGAGTTTATGATACAGATTTAACTATTCCTGAAATAGTCCAAAATTACGCTTTTGATAAGAGAAGTATAAAACAGTGGGACCAAAAAGATCTTTATGAAAACAATACGGTATTAAAAGATGATGTATTTTCTTATACTAAAATGAAAAAGTATAATGATAATCATCCGACTGAACCTTTAATGCCCTATATTATTCTAAGGACTACTAAAAATAATAAAAATAATACGGATAATAGATTACCTTATTCTAAAGCAAAAGGAAGCTAGGAAGGAACTTTAGAATTTGTTAACACTGCTTTAGACGCTGCTTACAATAGTGGTGAATTAGAAAAAGTTGCTATAAAAGAAGGATGGAAACCTGTAATCGAAAAAAATGAAGAAACATAGGAAGAAGTAGTAAAATATACTGCGGTATAGAATTATTATATGCATCATTGTCCTAGTTTTATAACTGTTCTTAATGGATGTACTTTCCAAGTTCAAGGTACTTCTTCACAATTTTATCCTCGTCGTAATTATAAAGCTAAATGCAAAGAATCAATGCTTTTAAATAGAGGCCCATTTGCTGAAGACTATAAAAAAGCAGGAGACTAGTATAATGAAGATATAACTAAACATCCTTGTTATTTAGAGTGGTTTTATATGGATAATAAGACAGTCGGTACTACTAAATTTACTTTAAAAATAGATTTTATGGAATCTTCTGGAGATTATAATAGAGGATTTGCTAATTTAGTTAACGAGATTTATTCTAAACATCCAGTAGAAGACTATAAAGATTCTTTTTATAATTATAATTTATATGGAAATTTAGAAGATTATCGCACTTCGGTAAAAGGATTCCCCGTTTTAGCTTTCCATTATATGTCCAACGATGATAATACTTACTCTAAGGAAAATAGTAATAACTGTATTTTTATTGGCAAATATAATATGTTATTAGATAAAGGCTCAGATGAATGTTTTGGATTTAAGCCAAATAAAAAGATTTTACAAAATCAAATTACGGGCAATCCTAAAGTAAGAGATATGGCAGAATGTTGGGAATTTTAGAACAATTCAAGAACTTTTTGCTCTTTCCGCGACCCTTGGAATCGTTATAAATTATCATTTAGAAATCCTAATATGGTAATCCCTCCAGATGGAGATAATCCTGAATTAGTTAAAGGCGCTCCAAAAGTCGTTGATTCTTTTGAACCAAGATATAATCCAAATGATGATTTAATTGCTGATAATTTATTTAGTTTAAAAGAGTGGCTTGATCCAGATGGGACATAGACTAAGATTGTTGGGGAAGAATTAAAAAATGTAGCCCCAGATAGACTTACTAAAAAAGAAATAGTTGATGAAATTACTGGTATAAAATCTATTAAATGGATTATAAAGAACCCAGACGGAGAAGAAATAGAATTTAATGTTGCTAATGATACAAGTAAACAAGAATTACTCTTAGCTTTAATGTCTAACTGGGAAGACGCAGTTAGTTGGGTGTGGAGTACTTGTTTAGATTGCGATATTGAATTTGATGATGGATAGAAATTAAAAATTCCATCTATGGGCATTTATACTAAAGTTGATGGATTAGCTGAAGCTATATATGTTCCTAATGTCTATTATGTTGAAGATGGAGTTAATGAAAATGGAAAAATTATTTATAAATTAGCTTCTGAAGAATATAACTCTGAAACAAGATATTATAAGTAGATTAATGAAAATAATAGTTTAAAGTATGTAAGCATAAAACTTACAAATAATTCAGATAAAGTATATAAAGCAAATATTTATTATCTTTTAACTGATAGTAAAAATGAAATTTATGTATTAAGTTCTGATAAATTTAATTCTTCTTTAGATTATTATTCTTTTAATAAAAATGAAGAAGGTATTGAGGAAAGATGGAAATTACCTAATCCAGTAACCTATGGCTCTATTACTTATACTAAAGATAGTAAAGAATACCGTCAAGCTAAATTTAAAAATGAATTAAGTAATTTCTTTGATATTGAATATTTAGCTTCTTACCTTTTAATGACAGAAATTTTTGAATGTTATGATTCTCGTGGAAAAAATGCAATGTTTGCTTCTTGGGGACCTCAAAAAGGTAATATTCAAAAATCTACTGGCAAACAACATTATATTTGGTATCCTATCTTTTATGATATTGATACCCAATTAGGTATTAATAATACTGGTATCCCATCTTTTGAATACTACATTGATGCTACTGAAGAAGGAAGTTTTTCAACTAATGATAGTGTTCTTTGGAATAATTTTTACACTTTCTTTAGAAGTAAGATGGTGGATAAATATAAGCAATTAATGGGAACTCAAAATAATTCTTATAGTCCAAATGATTCAAGAGTAAATAAAATTTTTACCAAAGGAGCAGGAAGCGGGGCTAAAAAAAGTGATATTGTAGATAAATGGTATCGTACTGATCCATCGGTATTTCTTGATAGCTATGCCGTTCTAGGAGACAGACCAATTGTTGCCTTAAGTTTAGACGAAGAATTTAAGTATATTATTCCAACAAACTCTAAAGCCAAAGATATGCCAGTGTTTGGTCGTTTGACTGATGGAGGTTCATATGAGGTTGAAGATGATAAATATTTTTATGCTTTGCAAGGAGATAGAAATCTTTATCGCGCGCAATTTTTAGCAAATCGTCTTAATTACATCGACTCTTGGTTGACCGTTGGCACTTATGCTAGAAATGGTGGAGGAAGCTATATTAGAAGTCGTATTTCTGCAAACAATCCTAAGAATACGTCAGATAAATGGATTGAAGGCACTAATACTCAAAATATGGAAGGATTAATTACAAATTCTCAGTATTGGAAAAATGATGTTGAATTCGAAGAGAAAAATCATATGTTCGATGGTGAGTATTGGATTAACATGGAGCCCGCGCGTAATGCTTATGTTACTATTGGCACAGATGGAGAGAATTTTCCTTCAAAGAAATATAATGGTTTAGAACCAGTTAAATATGTAGCTCCTGATATTAAAAAAGGAATTATAAGTAGCGGTAATTATAAAGAACAATTATATTATATTTATGGAATGGATCAAATGAAATCTCTCGGTGATTTAAGTAAATTATATTTCCAAGAGTTCGCGGCTGAAGGAAAAATGGAGCGTTTAACTGATTTATTATTAGGATATGATGGAAAAGATGAAAGTGGTAATGAATATTTTAATAATGATGTAAATGACTGGTCCTTCTCAAAAGGCGGAATGCCTTTACTTAAAGAAATGAATCTTTGTAATATTAACTTTAAAAAAGACTAGGGGGCATTAGATTTAACTAAAAGTGAAAAACTTGAAAACTTTAGAAATACTAAATCTAATATCCCGAGAGTTAATTTTGCTCCTGGAGTAGCTTTAAATACTTTATATTTAACCAATCGAACAAATTATTTAAGTTTAATAGAAGCTAATTTATTAACGAAATTAATAACTAACTATATATATCCTGAAAAAAATCCAATTACTGGAAAACTTGAGGTCTCAGATGAAAATCGTGGTTTATATATTCAAGGTCTTACTGATGCTGAAGAAGGAAAAGAAAAAACCGAGATAAGAACTTTTGATATTCGAGGCGGTAATTTAGGTTATAATAGTTATGAATTGTTACGCAAATATATTTCAGCTAGTAAAAATAGTAAATTAGATTTATCTAATTGTATTATTAATTTAAATAATGTTTAGTGGAGTCCATATAGACTTCTGACTGACACTAAAACAACTCTTGATCCAGAAAGAAAATCTTATTATAGAGATAATGGACATTTTTAGTTGGTAGCTATTCCAAAAGATTAGGTTAATAAAATAACAAAATCTGATATTAAAAATAATTAGATTTATTATTTAGATACAATAAATGGAGACAATAATAATCATAGTATAATAACTGATTATAATTTATTAATTGATATTTATAATAATTATAGGGGTCTTAATACTAATAAGCCAGAAATATCTGGTGTTATGTATATAAAAAATAATAATTAGATTGATGAATCTATTATCTAGAATGAGTTATAGGATAAATACCCTGATTTAATAATTTTTGTAGAAAATGTTAAACAAGAATGTTCTGCCAAGTTTATTTTAGAAAAAGAAGATATTGATGGAGTATTAATTTAGGAGGTTCTAAAAACTTAGAAATTACCCTTATCTAGCAGTAAATTCTTTGATGATCCAACAAATTCTTCTAGCGAAACTTATATTTCTTTTGGTAGCTTACAAGAAAAAATGCCAACTTATGATTTTAAAGGTTGGGAAGATGATACGGGAGAATTAGTAATTACTGTTGGAAAAAATGTAAATGAAGAAGACGTTGTTTTAAAAAGCGATTGGAATTCTTTGTCTTTACAATCTAATAAAATGGATTATATTTTTAAAGCGAGATTTGAGCGCAAATCTTATACGATCACTTTCGTTAATGGTGACCGCGTTATTAATGATTCAACTGTAAAGAAAGTATTTAATTATGGTGAAAGAATTACTGTTCCAGAAGAATTTTATTATTTTAATAATACAGAAGTATCTGATTTACCAGAAGGTGAAGACTCATTAGAATGGACTTGGAGATAGACGGGATGGGCGGATAAAGATGGAGTTAAAATTGATTTAACTAAACAATTAGCCTATGCTGACCGCGAATTCTACGCTGTTGGAGAGCCGATTAGTGTTTATGATAATATTTTAACTAATGATTCTACTCATAAATATTATGATATTATAAACTCTGATGGAGAATTATCATTTGCAATGACTGACTTAGCTAAGAATTTAAAAGGCAAAATTACTTTACCTACAACTTATAATGGTTAGCCAATTACAAGAATTAAATATGGCCAAGTTAACCCCTCAGCAGCAGTTGGTATTCAAGTAAATCCTAATATTACTGCTATATTCTTTGCTCCAAAAGATAGTAATAAAATTTCTGTAATAGATGATTATGCCTTTATTTTAGATAGTGGATTAGAATATTTCCAATTCAGTGATTGTTTAAAGAAAATTGGTACTAAAGCATTTTATCAATGTCCTTTAAGTCGTAATAACATAATTCCTTATTCTTCTTCTACTGAAGGTTTGACTTTTGGAGCTCAAGCATTTTATCAAAGTAAGATGGGTTCTTATTCTCCTTATAATTTAATTATAGAGGGATGCAAAGACGGTATTCTTAATTTTGATATAAATGCATTTTCTGGTCAGACAATTTTAAATATGTCTGGTAATTAGTTTAAAGGTTATACTGGCGCTATTCAAGTATAGATTGGTACTAATAAACATCCAATTAAACAAATTACAGCAGATAGCTCTGGCAATATTTTTACTCCTCGTCAAACTGGTATGCCTACAGTGGCTAATGGATACACAGGTCGTTTTAGATATTATTATGTTGCTAGTTATGGTGAAAGTATTAAAAATACTTTACACACTATTTATGAAGCAATGATATCTAATAGAGCGAATTTTGAAGAAGAGCCTATTATAAAGTGAGGATAAATTATGGAAAAAGAAATTGTTTATAGATATATGGGTTCTAACGGTATTATTGAATCTTCTATATAGTTGACAGGAATTCCTGCGACTACTTTGTATAGATTAATAGCAGATTACAATAAGAAATTAACGAGAGATGGAAAAGAATTTTTTTCTATCTCTCCTTTAGTCCCTGAAAGTGAATTAAAAGAATGGTATGAGGTTTAAATAGGCCAGAATACATTGATTTAAATATAAAAAAAATTAGGTTAAATAGGAAAAGAAACTATTTAACCTAATTTTTTTAGAAAGGAAGAGATAGATTTGATAGTTAAAAATGATAGTGTTATCGAACAAGCTAAATGGGAAGAACTTCAAAAGAAAATCAATACTTTAGCTAAAGATAATAAAATAAAAAACGTTAATGGAAAAATCGTTGAAATAAAATCTATTGAAGACTATTATAGTAATATCACTGGTATCGTTCAAATGAAGAAGTTAGATCCATCTGTTCTTCGCATACCTTTAGATGAGCCTATTATAAATATAAATGCTGATACTCGTCAAATTGAATTAACTAAAGAATTTGGAAAAACTCAATTACTTACTGTTGAAAATGATCATTTAGCAGAAACAATTTATTTTCAAATTGATAGATATTTTGATTTACAAGATTTAGCAGCTGATGATATTAAAATTTATATTTAGTATTATTTAAACGATCAAATTCAAGGTTATTCTGAAGCTATTTGCCCTGATATTGGTACTGCTGGAAAATTAATTTTTGGTTGGCAAATTAGTGATGAAGTAACTAGTGAATCTGGTACTTTATAGTTTTCTATTATTTTCTTCAAAAAGAATCCAAAAGATAATAATAATTTAATGTATGTGTTTAATACATTACCAGCGCAAATGGTTATCAATAAAACTTTAGACATTGATGAAGATTTAGTTACTGCGCAGCCTGTTGATTATTTAACTGGGTATTTAGAAAGTTTAATCGATTCAAAGAAATCCGCAGGTTTTGGAGTTCCTGATAATGTGGCTTTCTTGACAAGCATTTTGAATAACAAATCAGTTTATTTAACTGGTGATAAATTATATGCTTTAGCTTATAATGATACTTTAAATAATCCAGATAATACTACTATTGAGTATAAATGGATTTGTAATTATAGAGGAACTAATACTGAATTAAAAAATGGTATTGGTTATGAATATAAAAAAATTGTTGATGATAATAGTATCTTTAGTGGAGATATGACCTATAATGAAAAATTAACCTATTTTACTAAAAATGGAGATACTTATATTAATAGTAGTAGTGATATTAATCTTGAAAATTACGCTGCTAAAAAGAATGATCTTTATTTAAAGGTTCAATATTGTGAGGTTGATGGATGCGGAAGTTATAGCGTGACAGCATTTGGTGCTACTGCAAACCAAGTAAGTAAAGAAGTTAAATGGGCTGGATTAGCTATTTCTGTTGAAGGAATTAGTGAAGATTTTAGAATTGTTCTTGACCCTTCTCCTGATAATGGATGTTATTATGGTTCTTCTAATATAATTACTGCTACTGGATAGAATGATGAAGGAGTTCAATGTACTTACCTTTGGACAAAGAATGGATCTGAATTCAGCACTGAAAAAACTGTAACTTTAACTCAAGAAGATAATTATACTTTAACTGTTCATGGATATAAAAATAAAGATAATATAGATTATGGTCCAATTAATTTTACTAATTATTTTGATCCAACTAATTTAAGACCTATTATTGAAAATGATAAAGCAGTAATTGAAAATGAAAAATATATTGTTAAGGTCACTAATACTAGGGAATTAGGTAATGGTATTTATGAATATCAATGGAAAAATGCAACTGGAGTTACTTTAAAGACAACTTCTGAAAATTCAACAGAAATAGATGAAAATATTACTCAAGGAGCTGTAATTATCAAGAAAGGTGAAAGAAAATCACAACCAGGAACCTTTAAGATTGAGGGGTAAGATAAATGATAACTAATCCAACTGATTATTATAGCGTTTTACATCAAATACAAGATGAAAATTTTCCAGTAAAATATCCAGCTCTTCCAGCTCCAGAAGATGAAAAATTAGTTTAGGTAAATTTAAATTCAAGGACTATTAGCAATGAAAATAATTATATTACAGTTGAAGGTGATCACGCTGCTGAAATTATTTATTTTGAAATAGATAGATATTTCGATACTATGGATTTAACTAATATGATGTGTATTATTCAGTATATTAATGCTGATAATGAAAAGCGCATTTATCCAGTTCCATATTATGATACTTTAACTCATAAAGATAAAATTATTTTTCCTTGGGTTTTAAATTATAGCGCTACTAAAAAATCTGGTAATTTAAATTATATGATAACTTTTTACAAAATAGAAAAAGATTCTAATAATTTATTATATAATTTAAACACATTGCCAGCAAGTCTTTAGGTTTATTCTAAACTTAATTTAGATTCTATTGTAAAAGAAGAAGATTATTATGTAATTGATGATAGCCAAGTAGTCCAACAAATTTGGGAACGTTTAGCTCGTTTGGAAGGATTTGTTGGTGGTAATGGGTTGGATGTTTATTGGATTGTTCTTGAATAAATAAACTAAATGGTATAGAATTATTAATTAATTCTATACCATTAATTTGTAGAAAGGAGTTATTGAAGATCGATGGCTCTATTTAAAATTTTAAAAGGAGACTCAAATAATTTAGTTTCCTATGATAATGCTGAAGTAGTTAATGGTAAAATTCCTTTTCCTGCCTTGGGTTCAGGAAAAACTTTATTTACAACAGTAGATAGTACTCCTATTACAGAAGGATATGCTTATTTCACAGAAGATACTCATAAATTTTATATTGATACTAAAGACAAAAGATTAAATTTATATACTGATCACGCGGATTATGCTACTTATGATGAAAATGGACGTAATTTAGCGGAATTGTCAGAAGTGTCTTATGAAAATATTGATGATACTGGAAGTAAAATTGGTACAATAAATATTAATGGAATTGAATATAATGTTACTTGTCCGGCAAATATAGTGAGCAAACCTGTAAATAAATATGTGTTTACAGCAAAAGCAAACTAGAATACATTTACAATTCCTTTCGATTTTGATGATAGCAGTGCTTTAACTTTATATTATAATGGTATTATGTTAAAAGAAACAGATCATTATACTATTAAAGGAAAAGTTATTACTTTAAATGGATGGGCTAGTGAGGCTGATGATTATCTTGCGGTTATGGGTATTGAAGGAGCTGCTGCTATTAATGTAGATGAAAAAGTTGCTTAGATTTAGGAAGCAATAGATAATGCTGAAGTAACTATTAATAATAAAGTAAGTAATGCTATTAAACAAATTGATGATAAATTAGCAACTGTTCCTGACGATGTAACACAAGCAGTATATAAAAATAAATCCAATATAATGACTGCTGATGGTAGAATTACGATGGATAGTAGTTATGTTCCTACGGCTGATATGGAATTAGCCACTAAAAAATATGTTGATAATGCTACTCCTCCTACAGTTGGAACTACTACTGATTATTCTATTTATATTGGATCTACACAACCTGCTTCTGGGACCGCTCCTTTAGTATGGATAGATACAACTGCCAAAACTGGCACTTTTAAATATAGAACTTCTACCACGGGTACTTGGACACCTGTTCCTGTAGCTTGGATTTAATATAAATTTATTGTAAGAAAAAGGAGATAATATTATGGATCAAAATTTAATTAATCAATTATTCCAAGTATGTTTGATTCCTATGCTTGGCGCTTTAACTACTTTTATAGTTATTTGGATTAAAGCAAAAAGCGCGGAATTACAAAAGAAAACTAATAATGATATTTTAAATAAATATGTGCAAATGGCTACTGACACAATTACTAACTGTGTTATTGCCACTAATCAAACTTATGTAAATTCTCTTAAAGAACAAGGTAAGTTTGATGAAGCTGCTCAAAAAGAAGCATTTTAGAGAACTTATCAAGCAGTATTGCTTATTTTAAGTGATGATGCTAAAGAGTATTTAAATAATGCTTTTGGTGATTTGAATAAATATTTACAAGAGAAAATTGAGTCTACAGTAAATAATTATCGTACTCCAAGCAATGATTTAAAGCAATAAAAAATAAGGGAGACATTCTTAATTGAATGTCTCCCTTATTTTTTTTTATCTAAATGGATTTTTCCATCGTCGATTAATTTCTTCATAGCCTTTTTTAGGAAAATATAAAACTTCACCATTTTTAAAAGTTAAATTATCTTTATTCATTATTTTAATTTGATTTAAATTAATAATTAAACTTGGTGGAATAAAGACAAAATCTGGATGATAAACTAAAGTTCCTATATAATTTTCAAAAGAAGTTTTTAAAGTTTTACTATTTAGAATTTCATTCTCTAAATGACAGCATAAATTTCGTTTTTGAATATCAGCGTATAATACTTTATTTAAATCAATTTTTACTTCTCCATTAGGAGTATCTAAATATTTATATTCACGTCTTTTTTCTTCTCTAACTTCATGTAAAATAGAAAAAATTTTTTCTTTATTAACAGGCTTTTTGACAAAATTAAATGCCTTTACTTCATAAGAAGCTACTCCATAATTTATTTGAGAGGAAACAAAAATTATTTTTCCAATATACCCATTTGTTCTTAAAAGATGAGCTATTTCAATACCATCCATTTTTTTGAATGTAATCCCTAAAAAGATTGCATCATAATCAATATTAGAGTTAATTAATTTTTCAGGATCAGTAAATTTATATACATATCCTGGTAAATTAAAATCTTTAAAATACTGATTTATTATTTCTTCCAATGAGTCATTTTGCTAATCGCTATTGTCGCAAACACCTACGATAAAAATTTTAATCACCTTCATTTTGTTTATTTTAGAAAAAATTTTTCTATCTTTATATTCTTTCTATATTATAATTATACAAAAATTTTTAAATATTGTAAAATAAAAAATTATAAAGTGTCAAATTTATTTAATTTTGAGTAAGTGAAATTTTTATCCAAAAAGTGTCAGTAATTATAATATATTTACACAAAATAAAAGTTATATAATAATGAAAGGAAAAGATAAAACCTTTCATTATTATATTTCTCCGGAGGTAATAACATGAATACTTATGGTTATCCATAGCAGTAGTATCCAATAGGTAATAATAGACCTATTTATGGAACAACTGCTACACCTGTGATTCAAAACAATACTGCATAGCGAATTAGACCTGTTGCTTCTTTAGAAGAGGTTCGAGCTATGAATATAGATTTTGATGGTTCAGTTTTTTATTTTCCTGACTATGCTAATCGTAGAATTTATACAAAACAAATAAATATGGATGGAACAGCTTCTATTAATATGTATGAATTAAAGGAAATCCCGAATTCTTCTTAGCCTAATAATGATTATATAACACGAGAGGAATTTAATACTACCTTAACTTCTATTAAAGAAGTTTTTGCATAGATCATGAGATCCAATAACGCGGTTGCGCCATCTCAAGAAGCAGATTAGCCAGCTCAATAGCAACCAGCAGAGAGTAAACCGCAGTTTAATTTTTAAGGAGAGTTTCAAATGACACAATCAATGAATCCAATGCAAATTATTGCTATGATTAAAAACGGTCAAAATCCATAGCAATTAGTTTTATCTATGCTTGAAAATCAAATGGGCGGAACGCCAATGGGCAATAATTTATTACAAATGGCACGGAACGGTCAATCCGATGACATTGAAAAATTTGCTCGTAATTTGTTTGAATCAAGAGGTTTGAATTTCGATAAAGAATTTAATAGTTTTAAGTCCCAAATGGGGTTTAAATAAATAAAATTATAGAAAGAGGTTTTGTTATGTTTAATTACAATTATCCAATGAGCACGCCGAATTATTCATTATCCGATATTGCTGCGGCTTCTGGAAATGGCTATCGTAATAATGATGGCGGAATGTGGGGAGACGGAGCATGGTGGATTATTATCCTGTTCTTATTCTGCTTCAATGGCTGGGGCGGTAATGGCTGGGGTAATAATGGTGCTAATGGTTCTGGTTTCCAAGGCACTACAACTCGAGAAGAAATCGGTTATGGTTTTAACATGAGCGATCTTAAATCTGGCGTTAATGGTTTAGCTTCTAGCCTTTGTAATGGTTTTAGTGGAGTAAACACTAATCTTTTAAGTGGTTTTGCTAATCTTGCTGAAACTAATAATGCTAATACTCGCACTTTACAGAGTGATATCTGTAATATGGGTATGAACAATATGCAGAATACCTTTAGTATTACTCAGGCTATTAATGCTGATACTGTAGCAAGTATGCAAAATACTAATAATTTAACTCAGCAATTAAGTAATATGGCAGCTACTAACGCTCAATGCTGCTGCGAGAATAAACAGTTAATTCAGTCTAGTTTCGCGGATCTTAATTACAATCTTGCTAGTATTGCTTGCCAGAATCGTCAGGCTACCGTTGATGGTGTCCGCGATATTATTGACAACAATAATGCCAATATGCGCTCTATTCTTGACTTCCTTGTTCAAGATAAAATTGAGACTCTTACCAGTGAAAATAGCACTCTTAAAAATTAGATTTCTCAAAATCTTCAAAATGCTTATCTTATTGATCAGTTGTCTCCAAAAGCAACTCCTGCTTATATCGTTGCTAATCCTTATACTGGTGTTAGCTATACCAGTTATGGATGCGGTTATGGCTCAGGATGCGGTTGTAATTCCTGATTGAAGAAAGAAGGTTAAATTATGGAAATAACGGCTAATGCTTTACAATCAGTTGCTACTGGTTCTAATGTAGTATTCACTAACACAGCTGTTGCTGGAAACTGTTCCATAATGTATCGCGAGGGTAGCGGTTTAGTTACCCTCCGCGGTCTTACGAACGGTCAACGCAGAGCTCGTTTCCGCATTTCATTTGGAGGTAATATAGGACTTCCAACTACTGGAACTGCGGGTGCTATTTCTTTGGCTATAGCTATTAATGGAGAGCCAGTTACTACTTCTACAATGATTTCCACTCCTACGGCTACTGGATAGTTTAATAATGTTTCACGTGCTTTATTCCTCGATGTGTTAGGCGGTTGTTGCACTCAAATCAGTATTGAAAACACGAGTTCATAGGCTATTGATGTTGAAAACGCCAGCTTAATTATCGAGAGAGTGGCATAAGGAGGTTTTTTAAATGTGTGATAAATTCCAAGAAATTAAAAAACAATTATTAACTCAAGTAGAAGGCCAAATGGCTCATTTAGAATGTGTTGATACAAAGGAAATGGGCGAAGTAATAGATATGATAAAAGACCTTGAAGAGGCTATTTATTATTGCACTATTACTGAAGCTATGAATGATTTACCTGAAACCACACATTATTATACTGAAAAATATAAATCTCCTCATAAAAAAAGAATCTATAAACCTATGACATATGACTATGATTGGGAAGATTATGATTATGATGAGCACGAATATGAGATGCCAACAAGTGGGAAATCTCATGAAACCCATGATAGCAGAGAAGGCCGTAGTGGCGTCCACAGAAAGATGTATATAGAAGCCAAAGAACTTCATAAAGATAAGAGTGTTTAGATAAAAGAGTTAGACAAGTATCTTCAAGAATTAAGTTCTGATATAGTAGAAATGATTGAAGATGCTTCTAACGATGAACGTTCTTATATGGAGAAGAAAATCTAGGCTTTAGCATCTAAAATTGGATCTATGAATGGTTAATATTAATAATAGGAATTGGAGGATACTATTAGTATCTTCCAATCATCCTATGTTGATGCGACCTTCTGGAATATATACTTTAGGTTCTTGTGATGATCCTACTTCAACAATTTATATTAATGAAAATATTAGCAATAAAAAATTAAAAAAAGTATTAGCACATGAATTAACTCATGCTGCTATTTTTAGCTATGATATTTCATTAAAACCAGAAGAAGAAGAATTGATTGCGGATTTAGTGGGAACTTATGGTGAAGAAATTATAAATAATACTAATCTTTTATTTAAATAGATAAAAAAAATAAGGGAATGAAACTATTTTTGTTTCATTCCCTTATTTTTTTTTATTAGTCTTTAAGCGGTAATTTTAAAGTCCTTTCATAGTACTCTTTAGCCTATCCATTTCCACCTAAACCTGCATATACTTTAAAGAATTCGACTAACTATTCATACTGCCCTGAAGTCATATATCCTTGTTTTAAGAAACTTTGACATAACTGAATTAATCTAAATCTATAAGAAGCAAGAATTATTTCAATATATCTTTCACTACTCTTCTTTTCTTCCAATACAAAAGATCTTAAATTATTTAGATCTTCTTTGATTGGAGCTATATGCTCTTCAATTAATTCTTCTAATTGTTCATCTTTCTTTTCTTCTGCCAATTTTTGATACATTTTCATTTGAGTATAAATATATCTACAAAAGGCTAAGAGGCCAGCAGAAATAAGACCAAAAAATATTTCTATAAAATGCTAGGCAATAAAAGTAGACATAAAAAATACCTCCTTCCATTAACTTCTAATATATTTTAAAAGAAAGGAAGGAGGATTATTTATTTAAGGCCTATCTATTATTCCCAATTAAAATCATTATTGGAACTTTCTTTCGTGAAATATGCGGTATATAAACATATAGCATCACATATATCATCATTGGCTTTTATATTATATTTTTGCTATACAAAATCAATATCGGCTTGTTTGAGAGTTTCACGTTTAATACTGCGACCAGTTTTAATTCCAAGTTTTTTGCGCCATTCACTAGCCTACATTAGCTCTAATGTTTTGGAAGTAAATGAAGAATTAACTCCGTGCGCACCTAGCATTACTGCTCCTTGAAGCCACATTAATAAACGTGAAGTATCAGAATATCCATAAGTTTCAGGATGAACATCTTCTGCTACTATCTTCTCTATATTATATTTTTTTACTAACTCAATAATCTAATCTTGTATTTTTTGTATTCTATCTAAATTATTAGAGGAAATCGCAGTTAGCAGTCCATAATCTAACATTTCTCCCTCACTATTAGATATACAATAACCAGTAGATTTAGTAGATAAATCTAAAAAGAGGATATTCAAGTAATTACCTCCTTTCTTTAAGGTTTGAGGTAATTACTTTGAAGTTGAACCAAATCCTCCAAGGCGGTCACCAGAAGCATTATCGTCTTCGGTGATTAAATAAGGTTTAATAATACCTTGACCAATAACATCGCCTTTATGAAGTTGAATATCGAAAGGAGATAAATTAATCATTTGAAAATAAATATGTCCTTCATTATCAGGATTATTATAATAATCTGCATCAATAATTCCTACACCATTGGCAAGAATAAGCCAATATTTTAAAGGACAAGAACTACGAACTGACAATTCAAGATATGTATTATCATTTAATTCACATTTAATTCCAGTAGGCACAAGAGTTGGTTTTGTTTTAAGATTTTTTGTCATATTACCCATATCTTCAAGAGAAATTGAATCAAAATACCGTGTTGGAAATCTATTTAACAAATTCTTGTATGCTGGAATTACAATATCTTCTGCCACTGTAAAATCATAGCCTGCGGATTTTGCAGTTTTTCTTACAGGCAAAACCGCATCAGGATATTTGCTTACTCGTTCAAACTTCATTAAAAGTTTACCTCATAATTTACATCAATATTACTAATAGGATCTTTTTCATCATTGAATTTCTTAACAAGAGTGACTTGATACCATTCATCGACAATTTCACCCTTAGTCTTTTTTTCTTTCTTTACTGAACTATACTTAGCTAAAATATATTTAGTTTCAGCCTTAGCCTCATCAATAAGCGCGGCCGCACTTTCCTCATTATCTACGCGATAAACTTCCGTAGCACTTACAAGATACTTATTCATTAACCTACCTCAACTTTAATTTCTTTTCTATTGGAATAATTTAAACTATTACTTTCATAAATTTTTGGAATTAATTCATTAATAAAATCTTCAATGCCATATAAACGTATAGTATCAGTATCGTTCTTATAACAAGATGCTACTAAAACATTTGGAAGATCAGAAATACTACAAGTTCCAATAGTTACTGCCATTCCATCATCATAAGTTTTAAAAACATTTTGTTCCATTGAAAATAAATTAATATTACAAACAATCATTTAATTACACTCCACAATACCAGCATCATATTGGAATAAATAAAAACAATAAGATTCATTATCAATATTTATCCAAATCTCAATAGCGCCATTATTATTTTTTTCCCAACCAACAATACTTCCCAATTCTTGACAAAGTATAATTACCATACTCGCCAAAGAACCAGTTGAAATAATTGGAGGAATATTTTTGTGAAAAATGGTATAATAATTATAATCTTTACATAATAACATATAATACATTCCATATTCACTCATTTCATTAATACTACTCATTAATTTATTTAATTCTTCTTCATTGATTGGATCCATTTGTATCATAATATTTTTATTAAAATCATATAAATTCATTCCAGTTTGAAATGTAGTAGAATTATCTGATAAACTATTAGTAGTAGTTCCTATCATTACCCATTCATTTCCAGTGTAACAATATTGTTTCTGATCTTCACCAGAAATGGCAATAGTTCCTTCTTTGAATTTACGAGGAGAATTATATAATTCTCCTATTGTATTAGTATAAAAAACATTCATTATTATATAATCTCCTATCTATTTCATAGAAAAATTATATCACAAATTTTCTTTTTTGTCAAGTTTTAAATTAATAATGTTCTAATTGCGAGAACCGCGCAAAGGCAAAGTGATATCTCTTTCCTTTTGGATATATGGTCCATCAATTAGGTAATCGGCGGTTTTTAATATATTCTTAATTCTAATATTATTACTATTTTTTAAATCATCATAAACATATCCAGTCCATATATATATTTTAATATTTGGATATATTTTTTTAATTTCAGTAATAACTAAATTAGTTAAAAATTCATTTTCAGGGCAGAGAGGTTCTCCACCCATAATACAAAGATTACGCTCAACATTATTCGCATTAATAGCAGTAATTAATTCATCTAATACTTTATTAGTGAATTCTTTACCACCATTAAAATCCCACGTTTCGGGGTTTTGACATCCTTCACAATGGTGCGGACACCCTTGTGTAAAAAATGATACACATATACCAGGCGCCGCTGCCAAATCATTCTTTATAATTCCTGCATATTTCATTCTAATGCTCCTGTATGTTTTACTCTTGCTTCAACTTCTTTTTGTTTACCCCAGTTAAAAGCAGTTTTATAATTGCCTGTAAGATAGCCAGTTACACGACGTAATTGCTGAATATTATGGCTTCCACACACTGGGCAAGAATCATTAAATTCATCACAATAACCGCATTCAAGGCAAGTGTCATTAGGAACATTTACTGCAAAATAAGGAATATCGTGATCCATAGCATAATTAACAATAGTTTCAAGAGCATCAATATTATGTTTTACAGTAGAATCAAGTTCAACATAAGTAATACATCCTGCGGATGAATAACCAGTCAGCTCAGACTCAATATCAATTTTTTCAAATGGACTCATTTCTTTCCACACCGGAACATGAATACTGTTAGTGAAAAATTCTCTATCACTAACATTAGGGATAATTCCATACCTTTCTTTGAATTTCGTCATAGCTGTATAACAAAGATTTTCTGCTGGAGTATAGTATACACCAAAATTTAACTTATATTTTTCTTTGTATTCAGCACATCTTTCTTTAAAGCGCTTTTCAATCTTCTTAGCAATTTTCATACCATATTCAGTGGTATGGTCTTCACCAACAAGAATTTGAAGGGTTTCCGCAAGACCAATTTGACCAATAGCAAGAGTTCCATGTTTAAGAGCGGAACGAATTCCTTCTTCTGGAACATAACCAGCCATGACATTATTTTCATACATAAATCTCGCAGACCCAGGGTCTTGAGAACAAATCCATTCAAAACGCTCCATTAATTGAATACGTGCTTCATTAATCTTTCTATCAAGCAAAGCTAAGAAAACAGGAATAACATCTTCTTCTTGTCCTTCTTTCTAACATTCTTCTTTTGCTATCATAGCAAGAGTGGGAAGAATAATAGTAACAGGACAAATATTTCCACGTCCGTCTTTAAGCTGACCAAATCCGTTAATATCCCAGCCATTTGCAGTTCTACATCCCATTGTAGAGAAATAAGTGCGAGGATCATTGATATCATATCCTGCATTGCCAGACCAATCAACATTCGCATAATTAGGATAGAGGCGTCTCGCGGTGCTTTCTAATGCTAATCTATATAAATCATAATTAGGATCGCCTGGTTTGCGGTTAACACCTTTCATACATTGGAAAATTCCGCAAGGGAAAATCGAAGTTTTATGAAGTTTACCAAGACCTTCAATAGAAACATCTAATAACGCCTTAGTCACCATTCTGCCTTCTGGTAAGGTGCAAGTGCCATAATTAATACTCGTAAATGGTAATTGGTTACCGCTACGAGACTGTAAAGTATTAAGATTATGGTAAAGACCTTCTGCAGCTTGATGAGTCTCACGGACAGTCATATCATAGGCATAATCATAAGCCTTTTTATAAGTTTCAGAAGCTAATAAATAACTAACTGCATTTTCTTCTTCAGTTTTTGTTGTGGCATTTCGGTATGATTGAATAGGCATTTTTGATGTGTCTAAATCTCCTAATACATTATTAACAATATAGTTATAATCATTAAGACTATATAAGTATTTAACTCCATCTTTAAAATGCTTCCAAAAAGATTTTCTTACATAAGGAACCATAGTCCAATCTAAGTGAGTGGCACTAACTCCGCCAAACTAACAAAGACTTTGGATTTGAAAAATAACAGCAATTAATTGAAATGCTGTATTAATTGAACCCGCAGGACGAACATCAGCTTGACGAGTATTAAATCCATTAGCGAGTAAATTATCAAAGGGAATACTTAAACAATTATGAGAACCAACATAATAAGAATCAAGGTCATGAGTATATATCATATTATCAATATGATTCTTACGAGCCATAGGGGAAAGTAAGTAATCAAGTGCAAGTTGTTTGGTGACAACACCACTTGCTTCACCTATACGACCACCGAATGAATGTTCATCAACATTAGCATTTTGATTTTTTACGTTATTACCATCGAGCTTTTCACGAATTGCTTTAATAAAATCATCTTTTTTATTACGAGCAACTTCTTTTTTATATCTATATCTGATATAAGCACGAGCAACATCGCGTCGCTCAGAACGCATTAAATAATCTTCAATCCAATCTTGAAGATCTTCTACTCCGACACTTCCATCAGGGAAATGATTTATTTGTCTTTCAATGTCTTCCGCAATATCTTTTGCGGTATCATCTTCATATAGTTTACCATCAACTTCAATAAATGCTTTATTTATTGCATTAATAATTTTCTTTTTATTAAATTGAGTTATACTTCCATCACGTTTAATAATATACAATTTTTTTTGCCTCCAAACTAAATATAGTAGTTCTTTTAGAATATTCTACTATATTTAGGTTTTGTTAGTAAATAATTATTTATCTTGGTCCATTTCCGCCCATTGCTTAACTTTTTGAGTTAAAAGATTAACAATATTATTATAATCTTCTAATGTTTCATTTGTCACAATATTGCACTTAATATCATTCATTAGCTAAAATTGAATTTCATCAGTAGTATATCTTCTAATGATTTCATTTACATCAGGATTTTTTTCTCTATTTAATTGCCTAATTAAGCGTGTCTTTCCTTTAGCGGTGATATAATATATCTCCAATTCAATTCTATCATCTTTAAGAAGACTTATAATTCCTTCGGGATTAAAAACACCAATATTAACTTTACTATCAGACAAACTGTCAATACTTGTGCCATAATACCAATTATTAAAAGAAGTGGTTTCTAACATTTTATTTTCATCAATTAAAGTTAAAAACTAGTCATCTGAAACAAAATGATAATTTTTGTCTGCTATTTCTTTTTCACGCTTCGGGCGTGTAGTGTAGCTTATAATAGGATTTAAATATTCCTCTAAATGGGAAAAGGTAGCCATCATTAGGCTATCTTTTCCCGCACCAGATTTTCCACATAATGCAATAATTTTATACATCTTCTTCAATTCCTCCTTGATAACGAGCATCTTTTAAAACTAAATCGCCATTGGATAAAATTTCATCAATTTTATATAATTGATGCCCTCCAGAAGAAGCATATTTTTTTGACATGAAATTATCTCCATTGCGGATTCCAGAGACTACAATCATATTTCCGCGATTAAACCAAGATTTTTCAACAATATGTTTGGTTCCATCTGCACTGCGCTCTGAAATTTGTTTATCAAACAAACTAAAATATTCTTTTCTAAATTTTACTTCTACAGGACCAGTAGTAGTAAGGATAGTTACGGTGCTTTTAGTTTTATTTTTGGCAATACAAGTTCCGCAAATTTTAAATAACTTATAAATATGAATAGTATGATTTCCTTTAGTAAAACTTCTATCAACTATTGGATCTTCTGGAAGCTTAAAGAAATCTACGAATCCGTATTTATCATTGTTAATATTATTTAATTCATGAGTATGATAATAATAACAAAGAACTTCCATTTCCCAAGCGGATAAATTATTTTTATTAGCATATTTATCCCAATCATCTTTAAATATTTTTATATTCAGATTATTCAAAATTTCATCTTTGTTATTAGCAATCCAAGTGCGAAATATATCCATCCACTTTTGGTATATACCATTCCAAATATTTTCACTTAAAGAATAATTAGTTCCATCAAATTGAATATTATTATCTTCTCCAATTTCTACTAAGAAATTAATAGCTCGTTCATCAAGTTGATATAAACCATTATTTTTTGTAGTTTTACAAATTGCTTTTAAATATCTATTAAATTCATAAATACGGCGAGCCATAATTTGATTTTCATTTTCTTCTGGAAGAAGATCATACTTCATAAGTCCGCCCATATTTTGAAGAGTAATTCTTTTCTTTTTGTCGCAAGTTTCCCAAATATACCAAATCATTAATTCTTTTCTATCCATCATATTATCAAAAGCTCCGCCTTTAATAAGAGAAATCATAGCTTGTTTACCTGGCTTAATACGGTATAAAAATTCTTTAGGATTTGAATAAGGACGATTGGCAATGATTGTATTAACTAATTCATCACCAACATTTAGCATACCTTTTAGTCCAAAAAGGATTTTATTATTTTCAATATCAGGGGCAAATCCAAATTTAGATTTATTAATATCAGGAAGACCTACTTCAATTCCTGCTTTTTGAATGTCACTAATAGCCTTGGCAATTTTTCCATAATCAGTAGCCGCGGTTTTGCGGATTTTGCCACTTTTGTCAGGAAGATCTTCAAATGTTGCTCCATTAGCTAAATCATCGCCTTCAGGAGCATAAATATCGACAATCTCTTCTTCACTATTATCTTCAAGGGAACCACTATTAACAATTAAGCAAGCAGTATCCCAATAAATAGGATTAAAATGAATTACTAAGTAAATCATTTGAATTGCTACAAATGAATAGGGAAGAGAATGATTAAGACTAAATGCATACCCTAATTGAGGAGCAACTGCGATTTCCCAAAAGTATTCAGCAGATTTTTCATTATCAAATTTACTAAATACTTGCTCTCTCAGTTGTGGAATTTTAGCCATTTGCTTTTTAGCAACAATCTTACGCGCAGTATTAGCTTCACCAAGAGTAAAATGAGCTACATCCATAAGGATTTCCATCATTTGCTCTTGGATAGGACAACATCCATAATATTTATCACAATGCTTATGCATCTTATCAATTAATTCTTGCGGAAGACGCTGAGCTTTCATTTCATCATCAAATACTTTAATACCTGAATGTTGAATGCGGTAATATCTATCTTGCTGTGATTCTTTACCTTTTTCAGACATAAGACGCATCATAGCATTGGCCGCCGTCATTTCCATAGGGTCTTGGGGTTTAAGGCGTTTCGCAATTGCCAAACCAACTCCCGTAGAAAATTGGAATACATCTAATACATCACCGGCGGCGAGGTGGTCCCAAATTGCTTGATCAGTTGTATCTATTACTTCTGGATGAATATATTTATTATAAAATTCTCGTAAAGATAATTCTGGAATTTGTTTATCTTTTAAAAGTAATTGATAACAAGTAATAATTTTGTCAGAAGCTTCAGTTACAAGGAAGTCATATTTTGTGTCTCCAGCAGCTTCCGCCTTATGGAGATCCCAACAAGTAATCATATCTCCACTAGGAGTTCTCATAAATGATGCGGTATCAAATGGGTCATCACCATATAAAATAACACCAGAAGCATGAGAAGAACGTTTATTAACCATTCCTTCAATATATACAATAATATCCAAAAGACCAGGATATTGATTTACTTCTCGAATAAATGCTTGAACGGGTTTACGGTCTTTTTCTTCATTACCATAAATAACATCATGGATAGGCCATAAAAATCCACGCTCTTGGGGAATTAATGAAGACATATATTGAGCATTATCAACATCAATTCCTTCTGGAAATTCTTCACTTCTATATCCACGACAAGCAGTTAAAATACTTTGTTTAGTACCTTCAGTTCCAAATGTAGCAACTTGAACCAATCCCAATTCTCCGCGTTCTTTTCTAATTGCTTTGAAAATTGCGGGACGCTTACTTGGGGCAAGGTCAATATCAATATCAGGCAACTCCGCGCGCTCCTTATTTAAAAATCTCCAATAAGGAAGTCCCCAACGAATTGGGTCTAATTGAGTAATGCCTAAAAGATAATTAGATAAAAAGCCAGTCGCTGAACCACGTCCAGGACCTACAATACTTCCACATTCCCAAAATAAATTAATATAATGTTGGAAAGTATTAAAATAAGCAAAAAGACAATCATCTAATTTTTCACCAATGTCTTTTATAATATCAGCTTCAATTTCAAGTCGCTCTAAATAATTTTTATTATCATAAAGTTGCTTTTCTTGTAAAGCTTTAATACATTCATTTACCCAATATCGTTCTTGAATATTGTCGCTATTAATTAAAGAACAGATAATTGGATATTTATCGAACCAGTTTGAAGGAATGAATCCTTTCTTATAATCCTTTACTTCAACTTTTGGAATAATTTGTTTTCTTTCTAATGAATAAAAAGAAATTTTATTTTGGATCTCTTGAGTGTTATCAAGAATCCAATTTATCAATTCTTTTCCTGTTTTATTATCTTTATCCCAATCATTAGCATAAGGTTCCATTAATTCAAAAATTTCATCACTTGTCATTAAGTAAGTAAATTTATAAAAATCGTCAACTTCTCTTTCTCCTGGTTTAGAAGTAAGATATGCTTTATGAATGGGTCTATCTTCTTTAGTTAAATAATGTGCATCTGTTCCAACTACCATTTTTAAATCAAATGCCTTAGCGATTTGATAAATTTTATGATTTACAATTATTTGCTCAGCATCAGTAGATGGCGCACATTCAAGATAAAAATCATCTTTTCCAAATACTTTAATACAAAAATTGATATAATCAATTATTTGATTATAATATTTAGTTTGAGTTTCAATATCTTTGTTTAATTCAGCTTGGAACATTGGTAAAATACAACTCCCAAGTTCTCCACCAATACAAGCAGTTGTTGCTATAACATGCCCTTTATATTGTTCCATTACCATTTCAAGTTCACTTTTTAAAGTAGGAACTCGTTCCATACGTCTATCAACATAACTATGAATCCAAGCAATAGAACTTAATTCTCTTAACGCTTTATGTCCAATGGCATCTTTAGCAATAAGAATAAAGTGATAATATTTTTGTCCATTATCTCTTGTATCAGTGAGATAAATTTCATTACCAAGAGCAATAGTAAAATCAGGATTTTCTTCTCTTATTTTTTTTGCATATTGATTTACTTCCATATGGGCAGAAAGGCATTCATGGTCTGTAATAGTTATTCCTGATAGGCCTAATTCTATCGCTTTGTCAATAAGAGCTTGTGGTCTATTAATACA